GAGCCACAGAAATTTTCACTTGTCAAGCTATTTTGCCCCATTTTGCTAATAAAATTTTACTTTATCTGCACCTATCCCAAATCTTCCCAAATTATCTCAACTCTTCCCCAAAATCCCCGCAAATCAGGTGCTCCGCACCAAACATGCGCCCCATCCTTCTAGCCCCCAAATTTCTCTCGCTCTCTCATCTTCTCCTCAAACCCACACAATCACACACCCTCCAATCGAAGTCACAAAAATCTTGTCGGATTCGCACAAATAAACTCATGTCGGATCTGCTCATACTCTAGCTAATTCCACAGGATTGATGCGCAGCATCGGATTGCTGGAGTTTTTAGGAAAATTCATTGTCGGATTTGCACACTATAAAAATTTTTCGGGTCGGATTTGCACACTACCAAAAATTGTCGGATTCGCACATACATGCCCGCACGTAACACCCGTGGAGCAATGTCGGATTTGCACAAAAGCGCAGGGCAATTGCCCTGCGCTAAATACGAATGATAATAAGAATCATTCTCATTTAAAAAGCGGAATGAGAATGATAATAATTCGCATTTAGAAAGTGAAATGAGAATCAATCTCATTTAAGAAAGGGAATGAGAACTATTCAAAAAGTGAAATGATTATCGGTTAGATAGTGGAATGTGAATGATAATAATTCGCATCTAAGAATGGAAGTGAGAAACACTGTTATTTAAGTTATCCACAGACTTATCAACAGCACGATTTGATTTGACAGAATCCTAGCCATTTTGAAGCGTTATTAACAGACTTATCCACAGCTTATCCTACTGTATAAATATACAGTATTCCTATGCAGTGAATAATTCTAATATACCGCTAAAACGTCCTGAATCGCATTCTAACGCGTTTAATTTTGGTGGGGATACTAAAACAAGGGCAAAATTGGAGGAGGCTTAAAAATTAGTTAGCCCGCTAACGATCACACAAGGCGACACGTAACACCCTAATCATTAGCAGGCTAACCATCGCGAGCGCGGTCAAATGAGAATCATTCTCATTTGAGAATTGGGGGCACTCCCTGGTAGTTGCGCCCCGTGATTATTAGTCTGGTAGTCGATGCGTGATTTTTTCCTCCTCCCCGTAGGAATCCACCAAATGCTGATAATAACCATCGTGATCATAAATCACTTTATCATACTCGCCACGCTCGACCGCTTGCCGGTTTTCCGGCGTATCGGGCACATAAAAAACGTCAACCATTGTGGTAGTTTTGGTTACAACAATTTTATTGCTCATAATAACCCCCGTTATTAATTATTTGCGTAAATATACGCTTGCCAATAGTCCAGCTAGAAAGCCCGCCGGTACACCAAATGAAGCCACACCGGGAACACTAGCACCATGAGCATATAAAGCCCAGCAAATTACATAAGGCAACAACGGAAACATGCCAGCTATTAAAAACTTTTTCATTGCGCCACCTTTCGAAACGCTGTTTCAATACTATCCGCAGTGGATTGAATATACGCGCCTTTCATTATCAGGCGCTCGGTGCATATCTTGCGGAAAATATTAATAAAATCATCTTCATTTTCTGCAATTAACGCTTCACCCATGACCTGAATATCACAAGATGCGAAAGTCAAAAATTGAAACGCTAGTTCACGGGCAACGACCGCATTGATTTTATAATGCGCGTTGCCTTCATAAATATTAATAACGCCCTTATAAGCTGGGGAAAGCTGGTTTAAATAGTTTGCTAATAATGCCGGACGGCAATTAGCAACAAAGCGATTGCCTTCATAAATTATCATTTGCATAGCTCCCAAATAGTTCCGCCGATGATCATTAGCTGACTAATAATTATCAGAATAAAACCAATTGAAGGCAGGACGCCCCAAAAACGAAAAGCCGTTTTAATTTGCTGAATCATTTGACAGCCTCCCGATTAGATAGCCAGATAAAAGCATAAAAATCCCCAGTAAAAGGGGATCATTCTTAAATAGGGTGGCGGTAAAACCGCCCACCATTGCAAGGAGAATAACAATAACGCTTTTCATAGTACCCCACGAAACGCAGCGTAAAAGGTGGCAAAATGTTTAACCGTTTCAGCGATCACGTTGCCACGCTTATCAAATTTCTTTTCTGTAACACGGAAGGCGTTTTTATTCCGCGCTACATAATTCGATTTTACAATCAGGACGCTCAAACGTGTTTACATCCACCAGCTTAAAGCCTTTCGAACGAGCAAGAGAAACGTTGCGGATCATTTTTATTCTCCTTTACTAGTCATGCAGCCCAGCAGATAAGAAAAAACGGCGATACCCGCGCCGACAATAACGGCGTGAACACCGAAAGCTATTGCAAACAACGATAAAATAGCGCCCAAGATACCCGCTAAAATAGCTCTAAAAATAACCATTTTCATCCTCCTAGTTAGCGGGGCGAAAATAACGCCCCGTTATTAATTACATTAAAACAATTTTAGCGGCTTGTTTTTTGGTGCAATGTTCCGCCTTCAGGGTATCCAGCAAAAAGCCAGCCGTTTGCTGATCGATTTTATCGGCGTTATACAATTCTTGGATGGTATTATAAGTTTTAGCAATGCCGTATTCTTGCACCATTTCGTGAATAATAACGCGATTAGATACCCAGCCTTGAGCGGTAAACAGATGACTAGCAGAAGAATAAGCAACCATTTTAAGCCTCCAAATTTTTGGGAAAATTTTCAACCGCCCTCAAACGGTGTAAAAGCATTATAACAAAAAAGGCCGCCATAAAAGGCGACCTTTACAAAACTTTACATTAGACTACTTGTAAGGATTCAATATTGAAACACCGTTTCAATTCATCATGCAAAACAGCATATTCATCCCATCGGGTATTATCAGGAATATAAACAAGCTGCTTTAATCGGTTTGCGTATATTACCGCTTTGTTACCAACTATCTCGACGCCGCCATATTTAATAATTAATTTCATGACGGAATTAATAGGATCGCCGCCGTTTACATATGTGCCGGATTTACTTAATTGATAATGATAAAGGCTTGCATATACGTTTTCATTTTCGTACCATTCGCCAGTTTCTTCGTCTTCGTAACCATCGCTACCAAAACGAGAAGCATTATCAATAGCCATTTCCTGAGCGAAAGCGTCCAGATTACAGCCAGCTGGAACAAAATGTTCCTCCGTCCAACCTTCTCCGCAATAGCCAGTATGACAATCGACCAAAATGATCATATCATGTTTTGCCGTGCTCACTTCTCCCAGTGAGAAGCCATATTTTTCATCAGCCATTTATTAGCCTCCTATTAATTAACAAGGGAATAGTAAAGCGGGGTAACAATCCCCGCTTAGTATTATTACTCGCTTTCGGTGTTAGTGGTAAAAGTAGAAATATCAATACCTTTTACCATTTCATCAATCATCTCAGCGATGTTAAAACTTTGCACCATTTCTAACATAGCCGCTTCCATAGCTGCCCCTGCTACCGCTTTCGCTTTCTGGTTGCTCGGGGCGTACTGGTCAACCGCTACGCTCAGCAGGTTGGCAATCACTACCCGACCAATCGGCGTATCAATATAACCTTTAATCATAAACGGCGCTTTTTTAGCCGCTACTTTCGTAATTTGAGTCAGTGCAATTTTACCAGCTTCCAGTTTTGCAGCATTTACAACGGCGGATTTATTAGCGGCAACGATGTTAGCGATCTTGGTCATGGCATTTTTTCCTTTGTTTTCAGTGATTTGAGTATTAACGCTTTGAGTGTTAGAATTTACAGCATGGTTTTCTACGCTGTCAATAATCTGATCTTCATCTTTCCAGAAAGAAAAACCAGCACTTTCGATGTCGCCATCATATACATACGGGTATAATTTCGAAGGTAACAAAAAATTACCGTCGCCATCAAAAGCCATTATAGCCGTATATTGAGATCCGTCATTATCCGGCTTATACCATCCAGCGGGTAAATACTTCCAGATAACATCTAAAAATCCCTCAATGCTAGAAAGTCCATTTATCAGATCAAGCCCAATAAGCTCAAAACCATTTATATTAAATGATTGACGGCCTGAATTGCTATGATACGCAACAATATTATTACCCTGCGCAACAATAAAATCGGTATCCGGCCCCGCTCCCCTGCCTGTAAAGATACGGCAATCCCGATTATATAAAACTAGCGTTGCCCCTTGCTTATATAAGGGTAGAAAACTATCCATATCATAGGCGTCATATTCATCAAAAAAGTTTTGATGAATAGTTTCAACCTTGTTAATAAAATGTTTAATGCTGGTTGACTTGCTACCGTCCAGCAGGTTACGCAGCGCACCTTTTAAGACGGTTGCGTTATCAGGTTTATATAGCCTCATTTGTTCGGCCTCCTCGTTAATTGGTAGGAGAATGATAAAGGTATTTTCTTTCTAGGGGCAAATATTATTTTACCTTTTTATTTTCCTTGCCTAGCGCCTAATTTTATGATAACCGCGCAGCGGTACAATAAAGAGCAAAACACGGCGAAGCCACCAGGGTGACGGGTGAAGGCTTTACTTTAATATTACCTTGTAGCGTTTAGCTCGTTAGAAAGCGTTTTAGACCGCTCAAAATTGATTGCAGTTGTTAACACTACCTTTTTACCCTGTATATTTATACAGTAGGATAACCTGTGGATAAGTCTGTGTAAAAGCCCTTATATCGCCGCCTATCGTGTCAAATCAAAAAGTGCTGTGGATAACGTTGTGGATAACTTAAATGATAGTGGTTCTCACTAACTAATTTATAAAGTTATTATATCGTAAAATATAGTTAGTTGGCTAATAGGATTTTACCGTGATTATGAGTCTGCTAATTAAACCTGAAAAACTCATTAGCTCGCTTGCTAACTATTTTGATATAATATAATAGAGATTAAATTAATAACATAAGGAAACAATTAGATGCCTAAATATAAAGATATAGATTATGACCTTTTTAATAGTTACTTTTATTATGATGAAACAGCGTTATCATTTTTACGTTGGCGGGAAGATCACGCCGTCGCAGGCGGTTTAAATGGTAATTATTGGCAAGTTGAATTATTAGATATGGGACAATTCAAAGTGCATAGAATTATCTTTTGTATAATGAATGGTGGTATAGATAGCGAGCTAATGATTGATCATATTGATCGTAACCCACGTAATAATAACATCTGGAATCTTCGCGCGGTTGATAGTTCGCAGAATAATTATAATCGTACTCCTAGTGAGTATGAAAACTGTAAGCGTGCTAATGGTATCCCTAGAAACATTTACGTTAATAAAGTTCGCCCCCGTGATAGTTACGGGCGTGACTATTTGACTGCTCAAATTAAGAATCCTATTACTAACAAACGTGTTAGTAAGTCTGGTTATGATTTACAAGAGTTATTATTATGGCTTGAAACTAAAAAAGCTGAATTTGGAATTGTCAATTAATTTATTTTATAAATTAACTCGTTTAGTCTTGATTTTTAAAAGTCAAGACCTTTTACAACTATTTTTCAATTTTGCGGTTGTTAATGATTTGTTAATTCGAAAATAAGCGGCCTAAAACGCCCTAGAACGCAGTAAAGTTTTTAGCCATCCCATCATAAGGGGATAAGCCGTTTATCGCTGCCACGAGCTTTTTAGGTTTTGTCAAGTAGGGCAAAACAAATATAAATGAAAAAATTACTTGCCTATCCGCTTTGTTTTGTGGTATTCGCGCGCCCGTTTCTTTTAATTTTAGGCCGCAGCGCCCAGCCCGCCGCATGGTGTCCGGTGGCGTTTGTCTTTACATTTCTTTACAAATATAAGGTTGCGCCTTTTTCGTTGTTTGTTATTATTTATCTCGTAGGGCGGCAATGACGAACTACACGGCGGGAAGTTTACCGCCGCGCTCTTTAAAAATTGGGTATATCTTAAAGCCTATCGGCGGTAAACTTATATAATATAAGGAATCGACGATATGAAACAAACTTTATTGATCACTGGCAAGCCTAGCAAGGCACTAGATAGCAAAACAAAAAATTTATTGACAGTAGCGCAAAGATCGGTAAAATATCGATTTGAGCAGTACAAGAAAGGCCGCCAGCAAGGACTAGAAATGATCTGGCGAAATATTATGATCGACCTGAAGGAAAATCATAAAAAACTGCAAAAAACTATTTGACAACCTAGCCGATAGGCTTTAAGATGTACCCAGTTCGATAAGAGCGATAACTTGATAAAATCTGACGGCCGGTACTTGCCATAATGTGCCCCGCCCCCTAACTGGGATATAGCGGCCCGCGTGGAGTTCCTTAAATTGATTTTATAATGGCGAGCGGATTTTTTCTTATTGTCTGCTAGTATTTTCTAGCAGATAATGCGGAACAATCCCCTAAATAACTTGGAGTTTATACTATGAAAAACGTTATTACCGCGCCTAAAATTGGTCAATCCGTTTTTATTCCTTTCGTTACTAAAACGGACGAATTAACCGGAAAAGCCGAACGTATTAAAGGCGCGGCGCTCATGCCGTTCGATACAATTGACGCGGTATACGCTGAAAATGAGCGCAGTAACAACGGAAAAACCGTTTTTAGCGTTCGCGTTAAATCTGGCGACGCTGTAAAAGTTATTCAACGCAACGAAAAATGGGAAGCCGTTTTATAATATAGTGTTAACTTTATATGCCCCAGTAGTTCGGGGCATATAACGATTAACATTAGTTAATCATTTAATCCCTTAAATTAAATTAATTGGAGTTTTTACCATGACTAACGTTAAAGCCGCAAAATTTTCCTGGAACGAAGAAAACACCCAGCAGGCTGTTTCCATGTATCAGCAGTTAATCAATGAAAACGGGCTAGAATTCGCAAATAGCGACGGCTTGAAAGAGATCGCGAAAGCAGTTGGTGCGGCTTCTCCCGTGTCAGTTCGTTCGAAATTGACCAGCGCGAAAGCCTATCAAAAAAGCGATAAGCCGCGCAAGGTTGGCGGCGGTAGTTCAATCCGTAAAGCTCACTATGTACGAGTAATTGCAAAACACGCTATCGATTCCGGCATTATCAAGGACGCCGATGATCTGGCAAGCCTTGAAAGCGCGAAGCTGGAAACGCTGGACGCCGTGGCGCAACTGTTAGGCGTTGCCGATGAGGTAAAACAAGCCGCAGGTGAATAAATTTAATTAGTGGGGATTATTCCCCACTATAATTTCCCTTTAATTGGAGTTATTAAAATGATCTTTTACCCCACTGAATCGCTCATTCTAGGCTTATTTATTATGGCGGCCTCGTTATTGTTCGCATATTTTCAAAATGATTTAGATTCGTATTATTTTAAACGCAAATCTAAGTTAGCGAAGCGTTTGGGCCTGATTTGTTTTATTGCCGCCGTTGTTTGTGGTGTTAGTTCTAGCCTGATGCCTATTAGTTGAATGTTGCAAATTATAACGCCTATTATTCGAGGCGTTATATTTGGCAATATTGCCGTTATTAACCTTATCCCTTTAATGGAGTTTTATTACTATGATTATTTCCGCAGAAAAACAATCCCAGATCATTAAACTAGCCGCTGACTTTAATTTCTATGGTAAACGTCTGCGCGCCACCAAGCTGGAGGTCTGTGACGATATTTCGAAAGCGGTCTACGATACTGCAAAGCATTCAACCGCTATCTGCGACTGGTTAGAAGCAAATAAACCAGCAAAACCAAAAGCGGCGAAAGCTGTAAAAGCTATCAAAAACGACGAGCGCCCCGAAGCGGCTGGAATTATTTCTAGCACGGTGGAACAGTGGGAAGTAAAACAAGGTAAACGCTTTATTATTACATCGATTCAGAATAATACTTTCCCGCATAAAAACTTTTTAGCCGCGTTGGAGCAATACGCCCAATTTATCGGCGCTGATTTGCTTGTTTCTAAGTATATTTATAACAAAAACGGATTCCAGAATGGGGAAGGCGCAGACGGAATCAAATATGATTCAGCGTTTGATAAATATATTTGCAGTAAAAACGTGTTTTTAAATAACCGCCGTTTTGCTTTCATGGCTGAGATTAACGTACTACCGACCGCAGACTATCCGCTGTCTGGATTCGCAGAAACTGCAACCGCGCTTAATCTGGAAGGTCTGGCAATTGGTCACGCTAAAATCACCGCCGAAAGCGTGCCAGCTCTCAAAGGTGAAGTAGTGCGCCGCATGTACTCAACCGGAACGGCAACGCTTAAAAACTACATTCAGCAGAAAGCAGGGCAAAAAGCGGAAGCATTGCATAATTACGGTGCGCTGATTGTTGAGTTCGACGAAGACGGTGAGTTTTTTGTGCGCCAGCTTGAAACAATGGACGAAAGCGGCATGTTTTACGATCTGAACGTTTGCGCTACTCCCACCGGATGCTTTGAAACAACGGGGCATGTTTTAGGCTTGCAATATGGCGATATTCACGCCGAAAAATTAGATGAGGAGTGCGCCGCAGCGTCATGGGGGCACGGTGATACTTATGGGCTAGTGGATATTCTCAAACCAAAATATCAATTCGTCCATGACGTGCATGATTTTACATCACGCAATCATCACAACCGCGCGTCTGGTGTATTTCTAGCGAAACAGTATGCAGCCGGACGTGATAAAGTTCTGGATGACCTTATCGATACCGGGCGCGTGCTGGAATCAATGGAACGCGATTTTAGTCAAACGATCATTGTCGAATCGAATCACGATTTGGCGCTATCTCGTTGGCTTGATGATCGCAATGCTAACATTAAAGACGATCCAGCCAATGCGGAACTATATCACCGCCTTAATGCTGCAATTTACGCGGCAATCGGTGATCATGATGATACTTTCAACGTGCTAGATTATGCGCTGCGTACGGTTGCAGGTTGCGAGTTTAACGCCATTTTCCTAACGACTGACCAATCATTTAAAATTGCAGGCATTGAATGCGGCGTACACGGTCACAATGGCATAAACGGCAGCCGTGGCAATCCGAAACAGTTTAAGAAATTGGGCAAATTAAACACGGGGCACACTCATACCGCCAGCATTTACGGCGGGGTATATACCGCTGGCGTGGCTGGTAGTCTGGACATGGGTTACAACGTTGGCGCGTCAAGCTGGACACAAACGCATTTAATTACCTATGCAAATGGTCAGCGTACTTTGATCGACTTTAAGAACGGTAAATTTTTTGCGTAAATAATTAATACCCTAGCGGCTTGAAATATAGCCGCTATTATAGGAGCTAAATTAGAATGAAAGTTACATTACCCAAAACGCTGGACGAAAAAGCATTTATTTCACCGGATGAAATGGAATCCGATAAAGTTTACAGCTTCGGGCCTATCCTAGCCGCCAAAACTAATACGGATGGGATTATTACGGTCGATTATCGTGATAATGATATTATCCCTTTTGACGATGATGACGCTTTTTATGAGTGGCTAAGCGATAATAATTTACCCGTAAATGGTGAATTAACGCCGTATCAAATGCAGATTATTATCAAGTAAATTAAATACCCTTTATTAAATTAATTGGAGTTTTATAAATATGAAAAAGCAAAATATCCCATTCGATCGCGCTCAGTCTTCTATTGTTCTAGTTTATTCTAATGGTGAACGTTACCACGTCGAGGCGGGGCACGTTATTGATGAATTATTAGATTTCAATGACGCTTTGCAGGTTACTACCTTTGCATATATGCAAGGTAAACTAACCAGCCATATTAAAGCAAAAGGTGTTTATGTTGATACGGTGAAACAAGAAACCATCATTATTGACGCGGTAAAATCCGGCCTAGCCTTTGCAGTTGTCGCGCCTTGCCCCGCTTGCCTCGATGATCAATTGATCAGCGCAAAAGTATATACTTGTGCGGGGATTCGTTCCAGCGTATCAGGTGAGGATGTTAGTTTTATTGCTGATGCGTTGGCGTATGGTCTTTAATAGTTAATTTATTATTACCCGCTTATAAATAGCGGGTAATGCTGAATTAATCTAATCCCTTAAATGGAGAACGTAACAAAATGAATCAAGTTAAAACGAATATTACCCGTAATTTCCCGCATATTTCCCGCGTTATGATTTGGGATCTGGACGGCACTATCATTAATTCTTTCCATCGTGTAGCGCCTTGCTTTGATAGCGAGGGCAATTTAGATTTAAATAAGTATAAAAATGAAGCCTGCAAACATGATTTAATAATGCAAGATACACTATTGCCCCTTGTTACATATATGCGCCAGTGTATGAATGACGCAAATACTTTAAACATTATTTGCACCGCTCGACTAATGAGCAAGTCGGACTATTATTACCTGCGCAAACAAGGATTGCGGGGGCGTGGGGATAGTAATATCCGTGTATTTTCCCGCGATACACTACACAAATATTTTGAGGCTGATAAAGTTAGCGAGATATACCACAGTAAAGACGCAGTATATAAATCTTATTACTTTGAATTATTTAAACAATTATATCCGAACGCTGATTTCACGATGATTGATGATCATAAAGGCGTGCTATCAGCGGCGGCGGCATACGGATTTAAAACGCTGGACGCGCAAGCTATTAACGATATTCTATCAATCGGTGTCACATTGATAGGTGAAACCTTTATTGATGAGTCTCTTGAGGATGATAATGATTATCAGTTCCTAGCCGATCGCTTGCAATTATGTTGGGAAAGTATGACCGAGGAAGAACGCGCAGAATATAGTTGCAGCCCGCAACAATATATTGAGAAATTAAAAGTTGCGTAATAATTAAAGTTGAAATAGTCACGGTGTGTAATGATAACATACCGTGACTATTAGCTTGCTAAGTACCGGGCGGTAATGAGACTCATTCTCATCCGGGGGGCCACTGGACACACCTCCATGTGTAATCTTATGAAATTTGGCAAAAAGTTAATTAGCGCATAGAAGGGTCATCGAACCTGTATTCTGGTCTGAACTCACGGAATCTCTTCCGCGACGCCCGAGATCCATCCGACCACTCCCGCTCAAACTCCGCACGTTTTTCGTCAAACTTCCGCTCTCTTTCCGCAATCTCCCGCGATACTTCCGCAGTATATTTACGATGCTTGTTAATAGCCGCAGTCATTCCGAAAACTCCCGCGATTATCCCGATAATAAAAGCAACTATAATACTAAACATCTAATTCCCTCTCAATTTACAGAATACGGGTGCTATCACAACGTTGCAGTAGTACTAGCTTTTCTATAGTAACTTGTTGTTGTTTCACCTGAGCTTCTAGAGTTTTTAGGCGAACATACACGGTATAAGAAACAATGAAAATTGCCCAGATTAGTATTACTATTAGTGTAGCTGCCACTTCCATTATTTACGTTTCTCCGATAGTAAGGTTTCAATTCTAGCTAAGTGATTATCTAGAATACATTGCCCAATAATCACAACCCCCAGCAGTGCAATAATTACCCATTCCATTATTTACGCTCCTCTAATAAAGTTTCAATTCTAGATAATCTATTGCTCAACTGCATTAATTTAATCTCTGCTTGGGTTACAGAGGTATCTATTACACGTAAGCCTACAAAGAGAAGTATCAGTAAGACGAATATGCCAATAATTACCCATTCCATTAAATCCACCCCGCCATAGCTGCTAACCAAAAACCTACGAAAATAAAGAATAGAATAGTTCCGAACCCAAAGCTATTAGTCCAGCTATCGTACACTTCTCCGCGTCTGTTCTTTCTTTTGTTTGACATATCTTTCGTGCCCCCGTAAATGTGGTATTTTAAAATATTTTATAATTTGTGCATAACCAACCATGCTTGTGACTTCCTAGAAGGGCTTCTCACTTTCTTACATAGTGGTTTCTGCCAGTACACCATCCAAGAAATAAAAAATTTAGTTTACTTGGATGTCTTTTTGTTTTATACTAATTACAGGTAATTAGATTGTTCTAGTTTAAATTTACAATCACCATATTTAAGGTCAAACTGACTGAGATCCCACCATCCAAACTTAGTACGGAGCTGTACTACTGGAAAGCGATCTCCCTTAATACGAACTTTTTGAACCTTGAGGCCGTAATGTTCTTCTCCCGCACCACCAAAAGATTTTACAAATCCCGTGCAAAATGGTTTGGGAGCAGGTGCACAACCAGATAACATAACTGCGGCAACTAGTGCAATCACAAACTTTTTCATATTTATCTCTCCATTTCTAATTTATGAATCTATTATAGCAAAATAGAGGGATGAAAGCAAATACATTTTTATAATAGGAGATTATATGGGTTTTTTCGCTGGAAAATATAGTGATGGTAAAACTGTATTATCACTAAACAAAGTGAATGGTGGGGATATTAATGCTCACAAAACTCCTAACGCCAATACTATATTTCATTCTGATATGCCATTTGTTCTAGTTGAGAGTACGTATGAGAGTGCGTTAAGTAATGCTGGTAATGGGTTCTTTGTATGCCAAATGCCTTCTGTAATAGCTAATTTAAAGAGCAATGATCCTGGTAGAGTTATACTAACCGCTGTTGAAATTAATGGTACTCATCGTGGTTTTTTGAATGGTACTCAATCCCAAGTTGGGCAATTTCTTGCATTTTTTGAAGACCCCCCTATTGGTAGGGCTGGTGCTGAAGTAGGTCTTACATCAGCTTTTGCATCTGGTAATAGTTTAGCACACGGTACTTATACTTATAACTCTAGTCTAGGCCATGAAGAGTCAATAGCTAGACAAGGTACTGGTGGTACTATATCACAGGCTTCTGGGTTTAACTTATACAGACCAGGGGGAGCGTACGCTGCTGAAGCTATGGGCAGAGCGTGGACTTTAGCAGGATTTCCAGCTGGAGCATCTAAAGTATCGATAAATAGTGGTAATGTTGACTTCTGGCATCCTAACTGGCAAGCTCCTATAGGAGCTGGAAAAAGAGGTCATAATTGGTTTTATGTTTGCAATTCAAATATACGTGGATATGCTGGTAAAAAGGGTACTACGCCAAGTAATGTTAGTGTACTATACAACTCTTCAACCTACCCAAATAAGGTTTATGTATGTAGAGGCTCAACGTCTAACTTAGCATCACAAGCAGCAAAGAAGCAGTATGTGCAAGATAGTTATAATATTACTCCAACCAAGGTTATTTGGTATGTGCTGAATCTTAGATACTCTAACGGTGGTATGAGCGTTGCTAGTAATCCATTTACTGGATCCGATATTCGTATAAGCCCCTCTAACTTTACTATAAAAGGTGTTAGTCTTCCAAATACTAGTTACAAATTTATTAATCAGAATGCTTTTGGTAACTTATCATCTAGACCTGATATGGAGTACATTGGTAATAACGTTGCTTATACCGGAGTCTTTGGAGACACTACAGCAAGATGCGAAATTGTGGGGTCTAATAAGGGTTCCTTATGGTCTCCGGTAAATTATGGGGGTTCTAAGTCTCAGATAAGTATTTACAAATTCTCTGCTGGTAAGCAATGGTATGTTAATTCCAACAATAATACTATAGGTAATGAGCACGGGGTTGTTTGGGGCCCTTCGTCAGTACCTTTACGATTACTACCAAATAACGTAGCTAGTACTTACATAGGTGATGACATAAACCCCTCTTACCCGGGTACAGGCAATAAGTATGTAGCCTTATCCACAGTAAGTCTTGGACTACCAAATGCAAACTCTACAGTAATCCTAACTACTGAAGTAGTTGCTGGAAATCTTAATACAGCAGGAGGCCCTATACGAACATATGGTGGCACTGCATGGCAAGTGCAGGGGAGAAGACAGCAAAGTTATACCGGAGGTGATGGGATATTTCATCAAATATTAACCTTACCTCCTAATCATTTGGTGCCCTTTCATACTACAGCTTCCTATAGTTATACACAACAGTGGGCTAGTCGACCAGATGATTTAACATTTCGTAGAAGTGGATTTATCTATACTATTAAAAATCTGGGTAATGGTAACGCTGAGTTGGGTGTAGTTATACATGCAAATGAATCCGCTGCCGTCTTCTTACCTAGATTAAGAGTAACAATTCAACGCCTTACCTAAAGGAGGAAATATGGCAAATGATGTATTAGTACCAGATCTTATGTCCCCTGAAGGGATGGATGTGATTGAAGCTTATTTACAGTGCGGCAGCGATGTGCCTTCTGCCGCACGTAGTCTTGGAATGTCCGAAATTGCTTTCCGAGATATTATGAATCGTAGTGAAGTTAAGAACTACTTAAACGATATTTTTATGGAGAGTGGATTCCGTAATAGGGATCGTTTGTTCGGTGTTCTAGATGAAGTTATTAAACGTAAACTAGAGGAGCTAGAAGAAACTGGCATGGGTTCTGACCAGGATATTATGGATATTCTCTGGAAAGCACACAAAATGAAGATGGAAGAAATGAAGATGATGGTAGAGCTAGAAAAAGCTAAAGCTGCCGTCCGAGCCCCTGCTAACCAGACCAATATCCAGAATAACATTATTGCTGGAGCTGGGGATCAAAACTATATGGACTTAATCACTTCCCTAGCTACTGGAGGTAAGAAGTAATGGAAGTATCAAGACCCTACGTTAACACAGTAGATGTTATTGATTTCGGAATAGACAAACGTTTCTTCCGTCTACCTGTTTCTGGAATACTAGCACAGGAGGGTATTACACCTAACGGCCCTCAAATAGCGATTATCAATGCGCTAGAAGATCCTAGACATCGTTTTGTAACGGCGTGTGTATCACGCCGTGTGGGCAAGTCTTTTATAGCGTATACACTTGGGTTCCTAAAATTGCTGGAACCTAATGTGAAGGTACTAGTAGTTGCCCCTAACTATTCACTGGCTAATATCGGATGGTCTCAGATTCGTGGTCTTATTAAGAAGTATGGCCTACAAACCGAACGTGAAAACGCTAAAGATAAAGAGATTGAGTTAGCTAATGGTTCTCTATTTAAACTAGCTTCCGCGGCTCAGGCTGACTCCGCGGTTGGACGTTCATATGACTTTATCATCTTTGATGAGGCGGCAATTTCCGACGTGGGTGGTGATGCTTTCAGGGTTCAGCTGCGTCCTACTCTAGATAAACCTAATTCTAAGGCTCTATTTATTTCCACCCCTCGTGGAGGTAACTGGTTTAAAGAGTTTTACGCCTACGGATTTGATGATACGTTGCCTAACTGGGTATCTATTCATGGTACATATCGTGATAACCCTCGTGCTGACCTAAATGATATTGAGGAAGCACGTCGTACTGTTAGTAAAAACTACTTCCGCCAAGAATACGAGGCTGACTTCTCTGTATTCGAAGGCCAGATCTTTGATACCTTTAATGCTATCGATCATGTTAAAGACCTCAAAGGTATGCGTCACTTCTTTAAAGATGATGAAGCATTCGAAACGTTGCTTGGTATTGACGTTGGTTATCGTGACCCTACAGCAGTTCTTACTATTAAATATCATTATGATACGGATACTTACTACGTATTAGAAGAGTACCAGCAGGCGGAGAAAACTACAGCTCAGCATGCTGCTTATATTCAGCATTGTATAGATCGTTATAACGTAGATCGTATTTTTGTTGACTCTGCAGCAGCTCAGTTCCGCCAGGACTTAGCATATGAGCATGAAATTGCATCTGCTCCAGCTAAAAAGTCTGTCCTAGACGGTCTAGCATGCTTGCAAGCGCTATTCCAGCAGGGTAAGATTATTGTAGATGCTTCATGTTCCTCATTAATCCATGCATTGCAGAACTATAAGTGGGATTTCCAAGAAGGTGAAGAGAAATTATCACGTGAAAAACCACGTCATGATGCTAACTCTCACCTTTGTGATGCGCTGCGCTATGGAATTTACTCTATTTCCCGTGGTAAATAAATAAGTATAGGATGGGATACTACTCAGTTGGTATCCCATTCCTGCATTTTAAAATCCCCTTTACAAATTCGATACGATTATGTATACTATATTCATTGATCGGGAGAACTTCTCCCATAATAGAACGTAAACAAGAAAAATTAATGCTCTACAGGGGGTGTAGGAGATTCTATGGGTCGACAAAAGCTAACAATAAAAGATATAAATATTAGATTAGCTGATCGTGGAATCCAAATTGTCGGTGAATATGTAAACCAACGTACAAAAACAGTATTTAAATGCCAGAGAGCACACGTTTGGGAAGCAACACCACATTCTATACTCCATATGGGGAGAGGTTGTCCACACTGCTCCAATAATACAATATCGTTAGATGAAGTTAGTAACAGAATATCTGATATAGGGTATACTCTGTTAAGCAGCTATACTAATGCTAAAACAAAATTACATCTACGCTGCAGTAATGGGCATGACTGTTTCATTACCTTAGATGGATTGACTCAAGGTAAGAGATGTCCTTATTGTTCTCTTAAGTGGGAGAATGGCGGATTCCTCTATATCATGTCCTCCTCTAGCGGTACTAAAGTAGGCATAAGCTTATACCCTGAGAAACGGTTGAATGAAGTTAAAAGAGAATCTGGATTTTCTGACCTATCCTTGTTCACCATGTATCATCTGCCAGATAGAGAGACTGCTTTAGATTTAGAAAAGGAAGTTCACAGAGAATATTACAATAAAAACTGTGGGTTTTCTAATTTTACAGGAAGCACGGAATTTTTTAATGTTGCTCCTGAGGATATAGTAATCTTTCTAAGTAGCTTTGGATTGGAGGATTATGGCCACTAATACTAAATACAAACGTGATGCCATTTCCATAATGAGGGATGGTATAAAATCTAGGTATAGTAAGGATGGTTGCTGTGCTATATGTGGTAGTAGTGAAGACCTAGAACTTCATCACTATCATACTATATCTCAGCTAATAAAAAAATTTGCTAAAGAACTCCAGCTGGATTTCACTGATGAGAATATCGTCCTTTCAAATAGGGAAGCATTCTACAAGAAATATGAGCATGAGTTAGTTAGGGACGTGGTAACATTGTGCCAGCACCATCACCAATTATTACATAAGGTTTACACAAAAGAACCTCCTTTATTTTCTGCTAATAAGCAAAAAGTGTGGGTTCAAAAGCAGAAAGACAAATTACAGAATCCTCAAGAAAAGACACAAGTCAAGACTGAAACAAAATCAGGATTCGCAAGGTTCTTATAATGGGTTTTAAAAGCTGGATTACTGAAAAGCTAAATCCGGGTCAACGTATTATAAGAGACATGGAACCAGTTAGTCATCGCACTAACCGTAAGCCTTTTACCACTGGACAAGCCTACAGTAAAATTGAGATTCTCAATAGAACTGCTAACATGGTTATAGATAGTGCGGCGGAGTGTTCTTATACTGTCGGAGATAAATATAATATTGTCACGTATGCCAATGGCATCAAGACAAAGACTCTAGACACTCTCTTAAATGTACGACCTAATCCATTCATGGATATAAGCACATTCCGTAGACTTGTAGTCACTGACCTACTTTTTGAAGGTTGTGCATACATCTATTGGGATGGCACATCGCTTTACCATGTCCCGGCTGCTCTTATGCAGGTCGAGGCAGATGCCAATAAGTTTATCAAAAAATTTATATTTAATAATCAGATAGACTATCGCGTAGATGAGATTATCTTTATAAAGGATAACAGTTACGTGTGTGGCACAAACTCTCAAATTTCTGGACAATCTCGTGTTGCTACTGTTATTGATTCTCTTGAGAAGCGTTCTAAGATGCTTAACTTTAAAGAGAAATTTCTCGATAACGGAACTGTGATTGGTCTTATTCTTGAGACGGATGAAATCCTGAACAAGAAATTGCGTGAGCGTAAACAAGAAGAATTACAACTCGATTATAATCCTAGTACGGGTCAGTCTTCTGTCCTGATTCTAGATGGTGGTATGAAAGCTAAACCGTACTCCCAAATATCCTCTTTTAAAGATCTAGACTTTAAGGAAGACATCGAAGGATTTAATAAATCTATTTGTCTAGCCTTTGGAGTTCCGCAAGTACTGCTTGATGGTGGTAATAATGCGAATATTCGACCAAACATCGAATTGTTCTATTATATGACTATCATTCCTATGCTGAACAAACTGACTAGTTCTCTTACTTTCTTTTTTGGTTATAAGATCACTCCTAATACTAAGGAAGTCGCAGCGTTAACACCAGATAAAGAAGCAGAGGCTAAACATTTAACCTCATTGGTTAATAATGGTATTATAACCGGTAACGAAGCTCGTTCAGAGCTGAACCTTGAGCCTTTAGATGATGAGCAGATGAATAAGATCCGTATTCCTGCTAACGTCGCTGGTTCTGCAACAGGTGTATCTGGTCAAGAAGGTGGTAGACCTAAAGGTTCCACCGAGGGAGATTAAGAATGATTGATTATAGTGGTCTAAAGACCATTTTTGGTGAAAAACTACCAGAATCTCATATCTTCTTTGCTACGGTTGCTGCGCATAAATATGTTCCTAGCTATGCTTTTCTGCGTAGAGAACTAGGACTTTCATCTGCGCATACTAACCGTAAAGTATGGAAGAAATTTGTAGAGGCTTATGGTAAAGCAGTTCCTCCTGCTCCTCCTACCCCTCCGCTGGCTTTTACCAAGAATCTAGAGAAAACTTTGGCAGTTGATACTGGAGTGGCAATTAATCTAAGTGTAACAGTTAGTGGTGGTACAGCCCCCTATACGTATGCTTGGACTAAGGATGGTTCCCCTCTAGAAGAAGCATCAGGACCTAACTTTACTAAAGCTAGTGCTGCTGAGGGTGACGCTGGTACTTATAAAGTAGTAGTTACTGATAGTAAACAAGCTAGTTTAACATCTAACGAGTGTGTAACTACAGTTAATCCTGGTGTTGGAGGCTAATAAATGACACAAGCTGCTATTGACTATAACAAGTTAAAATCAGCACCCGTTCATTTAGATGCTTATATTAAATCTATTGATAGCGAGTCCAAAGAGGGTGTTGTAAAAATCCGTGGATTCGCTAATACAATTAGTAAAGATCGCGCTGGTGATGTAATTCCTGCTTCTGCGTGGAAAACATCTAATGCACTTACTAACTATATGAAAAACCCGATTATTCTTTTCGGACACGATCATCGTCGTCCAATCGGTAAGTGTATTGATCTTAACCCTACTGAAATGGGTCTCGAAATTGAATGCGAGATTTATGAAAGTTCTGACCCGGCTATCTTTTCACTAATTAAAAACGGTGTACTGAAAACTTTTAGTATCGGATTCCGCTGCCTAGATGCAGAGTGGGATGAAGCTACTGATATATTTATTATTAAAGATTTAGAACTATACGAAGTTTCGGTAGTTTCTGTACCTTGTAATCAGGACTCAACGTTCAATCTCGCTAAGAGCATGAATGGTCATGATTATACTGAATGGCGTAAATCTTTTACTGCAATAAGTTCTAAAGCTGTCCCAGCTCAAGAACGTAATCTTTCTGAACTAGAAAAACTTGCGATAGCTTTAGGCTACGTTAAAGAATAACGGAGAATTATTTAAAAATGACTATTGATATTAATAAGCTGAAAGAAGAACTTGGTCTGGGTGATCTGGCTAAATCTCTGGAAGGTCTGACCGCTGCTCAGAAAGCTGCTGAAGCTGAACGTATGCGTAAAGAGCAGGAAGAAAAAGAACTGGCTCGTATGAATGATCTGGTTTCTAAAGCAGTTGGCGAAGATCGTCAGAAACTGGAACAAGCTCTGGAACTGGTTAAGTCTCTGGATGAGAAATCCAAGAAGAGCGCAGAACTGTTTGCACAGACTGTAGAAAAACAGCAAGAAACTATTGTTGGTCTTCAGGACGAAATTAAATCTCTGCTAGCAGCTCGTGAGGGTCGTTCCTTCGTAGGTGATAGTGTAGCTAAAGCACTGTATGGTACTCAGGAAGCTTTTGAAGATGAAGTTGAAAAACTAGTTCTTCTGTCTTATATGATGGAGAAGGACGTATTTGAAACTGAACATGGTAAAGCCCACGTTAAGGCTGTTAATACCTCCTCCTCTGTACAGGTTTCCAGTGAGAACTATGAAACTATTTTCTCTACCCGTATCCTTCGTGACCTGCAGAAAGAATTAGTAGTTGGTGCACTGTTCGATGAACTGCCAATGTCCAGCAAAATTCTTACTATGCTGGTTGAGCCTGAAGCTGGAAAAGCTACTTGGGTAGATGCTGGTTCATATGGTACTGATGCTACTGTTGGTGAAGAAGTTAAAGGTACTTTAACTGAAATTAGTTTTAAAACCTACAAGCTGGCTGCTAAGTCCTTCATTACTGATGAAACTGAAGAAGATGCAATCTTCTCCCTGCTGCCACTGCTTCGTAAGCGTCTGATTGAAGCACATGCTGTTTCTATCGAAGAAGCGTTTATGACTGGTGATGGTACTGGTAAGCCTAAAGGTCTGTTGAAACTGGCTGAAGACGATGGTGCTAAAGTTACTACTGAAGCTAAAGCTGATGGTACTGTTCTGGTAACTGCTAAAACCATTTCTAAACTGCGTCGTAAACTGGGCCGTCATGGTCTGAAACTGAGCAAACTGGTACTGATCGTATCTATGGATGCTTACTACGATCTGCTAGAAGATGAAGAATGGCAGGATGTTGCACAGGTTGGTAACGATGCTGTTAAACTGCAAGGTCAGGTTGGTCGTATTTATGGTCTGCCGGTTGTAGTTTCTGAGTACTTCCCAGCTAAAGCAGTAGATAAAGAGTTCGCAGTTATTGTTTATAAAGATAACTTCGTAATGCCGCGTCAGCGTGCTGTTACTGTTGAACGTGAGCGCCAAGCTGGTAAACAGCGTGACGCATACTACGTTACTCAGCGTGTTAACCTGCAACGTTACTTTAGTAATGGCGTTGTATCTGGTGCTTACGCTGCATCTTAATACAGGCTTTTCAGCCGATAAGGAGAGCTTCGGCTCTCCTTTTTTATTGGGAAAAATAAATGCAAATAATCACAGCCGAAGATTATAGATTATATGGTGGTTTAAAACGACCTGAATTAGAATCTGGTGTAGAAATGATGATTACTGCTGCCAACGCGCTGATTACTAGCCTTTTAGGTATGGATGATGCTGATGCAGTAGACCAGTTAATCAATACAAAACCTACTCGTAAAAAATATTTTTTAAGTTCTCCCTCAGCTACTTCAGTAACCAAAATTACTATTAATGATAAGGAGATAGACCCAGAGCAATACAGGCTGTACTCTGATGGGGTTATACTTCTTAAATTTAGTCCTCCAGAAGGTTATATGGATGTAGAGTACACACAAGGTGGATTTAACCCAATTCCTGAAGATCTAAAACTTGCAGCATGTATGCTAGTAGATCATTGGCATAAACAGGATTATCGCCAAGCTAAAACAATTGGTGGTGAAACAGTAACCTTCAATAACACTAAATCTGGTATTCCAGAGCATATTCGTACTATTATTGAAGTATATAGGAGAGTATAATGTCTCTTTCTGATCTAGCTAGACAAATTATTAAAGAGCAGCTAGATACTGCAAGCCGATCTGAGAACAATAAGAATACTGTTGTATACTCTGTTGAAACAGGGTTAAAAGACCCTACCAGAGATGGTACTGTTGCTCAAGTATCTTTTAAGTTTTCAAAACCTGTATCACAAGATCTCCTTAACATTAGAACAGCTTCTATATTAAAAGCTGTATCCTCTAGTTTAGATCTTTCTGGAGATTTAGGTGCTCTAGAAAACCTAATACAAGCAACTGCTGGTAAAAAATCCTCAGTAGGTAAAAAACGCTCTACTGGTAGAGTGCAGGTAAACTTTGGTGATCCTAGTGATGTTGAGGATGGATACTCTGGTGCAATAACAGGTGCTTCTGGACGTTTCGTATCTAATAGCAATATGAAGATTATACTAGAGATAGTTGCTAAAGAATACTTAATAAAGGATATGAAAAAAGCTGGAGCACCCTTAAAGTTTAGGACTGGTCGCTTTGCAAACTCTTTAAAAATTAAAGATGTTATGCTTCGTGATTCTGAAACTAGTAAAGGCTCTCCTGAATTGAACGTAACATATAATTATATGACTCGTCCATACTCTGTGTTCAATCCGGCAGTATCTACATACAGAAGATTATCTCTACGACCTTATCCTGGCGCTAGAAACCCGCAAAAATTTATTGGTGAGGCTATAGCAAAAGCTGCAAGAGACCTGATTCACTCCAGATATAAAATTAAGGTTAATCAAGGAACCTAATAAATGGATCATAGAACAAGTATTGCACAAGCTATGGTTGACCGAATCTCTAAACAAATGGATGGTTCTCAACCTGACGAATATTTTAATAATCTATACGGAAACGTTTCTCGTCAAACTTATAAATTTGAGGAAATACGAGAGTTTCCTTATGTAGCAGTTCATATCGGAACTGAAACTGGGCAGTATCTTCCTTCAGGCCAACAGTGGATGTTTTTAGAACTTCCAATCCTGGTGTACGATAAAGAGAAAACAGACATTCAAGAGCAACTTGAAAAACTCGTAGCGGATATAAAAACCGTTATTGACACAGGTGGAAATTTAGAATATACTGTTAGTAAACCTAATGGATCGACCTTCCCATGTGAGGCAACTGATATGATCATTACATCAGTTAGTACAGATGAGGGTCTACTGGCCCCATATGGTTTAGCAGAAATAAATGTAACAGTGAGGTATCAGCCTCCACGTAGGTCACTTCGCAGATAAGTTACAGATTAGGAGAAAATAATTAAATGTCTTTACAACTATTACGTAATACTCGAATCTTCGTGTCTACGGTTAAGACTGGTCATAATAAGACCAACACGCAAGAGATTCTAGTTCAGGATGATATTTCTTGGGGTCAGGACAGTAACTCAACAGATATTACTGTTAATGAAGCTGGTCCGCGTCCAACTCGTGGTTCTAAACGTTTTAACGACTCTTTAAACGCAGCTGAGTGGAGTTTCTCTACTTATATCCTGCCATATAAAGACAAAACTACTAGCAAACAAATTGTTCCTGACTATATGTTATGGCATGCACTTTCTAGTGGTAGAGCTATTAATCTTGAAGGAACTACTGGAGCACATAATAATGCTACTAACTTCATGGTTAACTTTAAAGATAACTCCTATCATGAGTTAGCAATGTTACATATTTACATTCTGACTGATAAAGCGTGGAGTTATATTGATTCCTGTCAGATTAATCAGGCAGAAGTTAACGTTGATATTGAAGATATTGGCCGTGTAACTTGGTCTGGTAATGGTAATCAGCTTATTCCTCTGGATGATCAACCGTTTGATCCGGATGAGCTAGGTATTGATGATGAAACTTATATGACTATCCAGGGTTCTTATATTAAGAACAAACTAACGATCTTGAAGATCAAGGACATGGATACCAATAAGTCTTATGACATACCGATTACCGGTGGTACTTTTACTATTAACAACAACATTACTTATTTAACACCTAATGTAATGTCCCGTGTTACTATTCCAATTGGTTCCTTTACTGGTGCTTTTGAGTTAACTGGTTCATTAACTGCTTATCTGAATGATAAATCTCTTGGTTCTATGGAACTGTATAAAGATCTTATCAAAACTCTGAAGGTAGTTAACCGCTTCGAAATAGCTCTAGTACTTGGTGGCGAGTATGAGGATGAACGTCCTGCAGCTATTCTGGTAGCTAAACAAGCGCACGTTAATATCCCTACTATTGAAACTGATGATGTGCTTGGTACTTCAGTAGAATTTAAGGCTATTCCGTCAGACCTGGATGCTGGTGACGAAGGTTACTTAGGCTTCTCTAGTAAGTATACTAGAACAACTATCAATAATCTAATTGTTAATGGTGACGGTGCTTCTGAAGCTGTAACCGCAATTACTGTTAAGTCTGCTGGAAATGTTACTACGTTAAATAGATCAGCTACTCTTCAGATGAGTGTTGAAGTTACTCCTTCTTCCGCAAAGAATAAGGAAGTTACTTGGGCTATCACCGCCGGTGATGCAGCTACTATCAATGCAACAGGACTGTTAACCGCAGATGCTAGTAAAACAGGTGCGGTAACTGTTGAAGCTACGGCTAAAGATGGCTCTGGTGTTAAAGGCACTAAAGTTATTACTGTAACAGCAGGTGGTTAATTAAATGTTTTATTCTCTCATGCGAGAGTCTAAAATAGTTATTGAGTACGATGGTAGAGGGTATCATTTCGATGCCCTCTCTAATTATGACGCTAGTACGTCTTTTCAGGAGTTTAAAACTCTTAGACGTACTATTCATAATCGTACAAACTATGCAGACTCTATTATTAATGCTCAAGATCCTTCATCTATTTCATTGGCAATAAATTTCAGTACTACGCTTATTGAATCTAACTTCTTTGATTGGATGGGATTCACGCGTGAGGGAAATTCTTTATTTTTGCCAAGAAATACCCCCAATATTGAACCTGTTATGTTCAATATGTATATTATTAATTATAATAATAGCTGTATTTATTTCGAAAACTGTTATGTATCAACAGTTGATTTTTCTCTAGATAAGAGTGTACCAATTCTAAATGTTGGTATTGAGTCTGGAAAATTCTCTGAAGTATCTACTTTTCGTGATGGATATACAATTACACAAGGTGAAGTACTTCCGTATAGTCCTCCAGCTGTGTATACTAATAGCGCGCCGCTGCCAGCATTAATTTCAGCATCTATGTCCTTCCAACAACAATGTTCTTGGAGAGAAGATAGAAGTATATTTGATATAAATAAAGTTTATACTAATAAACGAGCTTATGTCAATGAAATGAATGCTTCCGCAACGCTAGCTTTCTATTACGTTAAGAGATTGGTAGGAGATAAGTTCTTGAATCTAGACCCTGAAACAAGAACTCCACTAATTATTAAGAATAAATATGTTTCTATAACATTCCCTTTAGCACGTATTTCAAAACGCCTAAACTTCTCAGATTTGTATCAGGTAGAGTATGATGTAATACCTACTGCTGATTCAGATCCTGTAGAAATAAACTTCTTTGGAGAAAGAAAATAATGATTAACTTAAAAGATATTACTCTAGAAACTCGTACTGTCACTCTTTCATACCCAGGTATGCCGAACTTTAAGCTAGAGCTTAATTATATGTCTCGTGCTACTTCTAAGCGAGTTATCACTTCTGCTAAGCGTGACGAATGGGTTAATGGTACTTTGATTCAGGTACAGGATGATGATAAGTTTATTGAAGCTTTCGTTGATGCTGCGATTAAAGGTTGGACTGGTTTGACTGTAGGTGACGTTGAAAAACTGATGCTGATTGAAACAGATGCTGATCCTGCTACTGAAGTTCCATTTAGTCGTGATAATGCTGTAATGCTTATGCAGAACTCTGCTGCGTTTGATTCTTGGATCAACCAGACAGTGTTCCACTTAGACACTTTTCGTAGCTCAAAAGCGTAAAGAATTACTAGATGCTGTTGCTGATTTTGCAGATAAGTGTATTAAAAGCTCAGCATCTAAAATGACTAAACAACAATATTTAATACTTTGTGAATCAATGGGTATAGAACCTGATCCTAAGGCTATGCCTGTTGAACTTGAAGATTTTCCACCTATTGTAGCTATTAGTATGAATATTTATAATAGTCTAATTGACTGTTTCATACCTGGCGACTTCCCTATCTTTATAGGTAAAGACAAAGCTGCTCTAGGTGTCTTATTTGATATTTATGGGATTACTGATCCTATAGAAAAAGAATTTGTTCTACACATCATCAATATATTTGATGCTAAAGCTGTAGATGCTGCACGTAAACGCGCTGAGAAGCATAAACCGCAAAACGGAAGGATTCCTAACGTTAAGCCACATGCTAAATCTCGAGCACGGTAAAAGTTTCCTCCAATGGGCGTTCCACGATGAGGCTTGGCTCTGGGTGATTTGCCCAGAGCCTTTTTTATTGGGAAAAATAAAACATGACTGATAAGCTAATACGAGAATTATTAATAGACGTTAAACAGAAGGGGGCAACTCGTACTGCAAAGTCTATTGAAAACGTATCTGATGCGTTAGAAAACGCTGCTGCTGCTTCCGAACTGACAAATGAGCAGTTAGGTAAAATGCCCAAAACCCTTTATTCCATTGAGAGGGCAGCGGATAGAGCAGCGAAAAGTCTTACTAAAATGCAAGCAAGCCGAGGTAAACGCTGCTGCTGCTTCCGAACTGACAAATGAGCAGTTAGGTAAAATGCCCAAAACCCTTTATTCCATTGAGAGGGCAGCGGATAGAGCAGCGAAAAGTCTTACTAAAATGCAAGCAAGCCGAGGTATGCTTAGTGTTACTAAATCTATAAATGATATAGGAGCTAAGTTAGATGATCTTGCTATCCAACTTATTGAAGTAACAGATAAACTAGAAATTGGATTCGATGGAGTTTCTAGATCTGTTAAAGCAATGGGTAATGATGTTGCAGCTGCAACAGAGAAAGTTCAAGATAGGCTGTATGATACTAATAGAGTTTTAGGTGGTACAGCTAGAGGTTTTAATGATACTGCTGGTGCCGCTGGTAGAGCTTCTAGAGCTATTGGTAATACTTCTGGTTCAGCACGTGGTGCAACTCGTGATTTTGCGGCAATGGCTAAAGTTGGCGGTGGTTTACCGTTATTATACGCAGCTATTGCTTCCAACATCTTCGTTTTGCAATCTGCATTCGAACAACTTAAACTAGGTGATCAGCTAAATCGTTTAGAAAAATTTGGTGTTATAGTAGGTACTCAGACAGGTACTCCTGTTCAGTCCCTTGCTAGATCACTACAAGAAGCTGCTGGATATGCTATTTCTTTTGAAGAAGCAATGAGACAGGCATCTTCAGCGTCTGCTTATGGATTTGATGCCGAACAACTTAATAAATTTGGTTTAGTAGCTCGTCGTGCTGCTGCTGTTCTTGGTGTTGATATGACTGATGCACTTAACCGTGTAATTAAGGGTGTATCAAAACAAGAAATCGAACTTCTGGATGAACTTGGTGTTACTATTCGTCTTAATGATGCTTATGCTGATTACGTTAAACAGTTAAATGCTGCAAACACAGGTATAACATATAATATTAATAGCCTTACTACCTTCCAGAAACAGCAAGCGTATGCTAATGCTGTTATAGCAGAATCTACTAAACGTTTTGGTTACTTAGATGAAGTTTTACGTGCTACTCCATGGGAGCAATTTGCTGCTAACGCAGATGCTGCACTAAGAACAATACAACAAGCTGCAGCTAAATATCTAGGGCCAGTAATTGATGCTATCAACACAGTATTTTATACTTCTCAGGCTTCTGTATCTGCTGAAGCAGCTAGAGCCCAAGAAAAAACTAATAGACAGATAGATCCCAATAACGTAGGTGCTATTGCTTTAAGTTTGGCCGCTTCTGAAGAAGGCTATAATAAAGCTCTAGATATGTATAAGGAATCTCTTGATAAGCGTAATAAGCTAAAATCTGAGTTTGATAAACGAATGGAACAAGCAGATTTCTATACAAAATTAGCTATACGTCAAGTTGGTGAAGGTATTCCTGTTGGTCTTGCAGCAGCAGGTGCTTCGGAAGCTAATAAACAATTTGTAGCAGAAACCGCCGCTATGGGACTACAAGTAGCACGCTTGGATAAAGAAGTTACTGATTCTACAGAGAATCTTACTGCTTGGAAATCAGCGTATCAAGCTGCTGGGGCTGCTGCTGCAAAGGCTAATCCGGAGTTCCAGAAACAGATTAATCTACAGAGAGATACTACTGATCCTGATGCTGTATACGATTTTAACTCCACTGTATTAAAAGGACTAACGGAACAACAAAAAGCATATAATCAGACTAAGAAAACTGCTAGTGACTTAGCTAATGACTTTCAAAATATAGCTAGTAGCACAGATACTGCTGCTAAAACCAGTGCAACTTTTGAAGAGGTAATTAGAAACATATCGTCTCTATCCGCAGGAACAGGTCAGAGTGCTGATGAGTATGTTAAAAGCCTCAACTTAGGGTTTAACACTCTGTCTGAAATGAAAACTGCGTCTCAGGCCTTATCTGAGTATGTTAAACTAACTGGTAATGAAACTAAAAATCAGTTAGCAGTTCAACAGAAGATAGCTGATGTATATAATCAAACTAAGGATAAGGAAAAGGCTCAGGAAGCTGGTAGACGTTTAGAGTTGCAACAGTTAGAAGAGCAAGAAGCTGCTTTACGCCGTGTTCTTCAAACAAACCAGGGAAATAAAGCTGTTGAGAAAGAAATTGAAAAAATTCAGCTGGAGAAACTTAAACTCACCAATCAGGGTATGGAAGCTCAGAAGAAGGTTAAGGATTACACAGATAAAATTCTTGGTGTAGATCGTGAGATAGCTCTTCTGAATGACCGTACTATGACTACTACTCAATATAGACTAGCTCAGCTAAAACTAGAACTAACTATAGAGAAAGAGAAGTACGAATGGTATACAAAACAAGCGGACAAACAGAAAGAGGCTGAACAGTCTAGACGTGCCCAAGCACAAATAAGTAGAGAAATATGGGAAGCAGAGAAACAGGCTACCGCTACTCATGTGTCAGCTCTCATGGATGCCTTAGAGGTTAGCCAAACGCAGAGAAATGTTACTGGCCAGTCTCAGATTCTCACTGAAAGGTTATCCATTCTGCAGCAACAGCTGGAGCTGTCTAAGGGCAATACTGAAGAAGAGCTTAAGTATCGCAATGAGATTTATAAAACTGCAGCTGCTTTAGAGCAACTTAGGAAGCAGAGAGAAAATCAGATGCAGCAACAGGTAGGTTCTTCCGTAGGAGCTACGTATACTCCTACAACTGGGCTATCTGGAGAGGATAAAGATTTTGCTGATATGCAGAATAGGATGTCTTCATATGACCAAGCAATTTCTAAACTATCTGAGTTAAATTCCGAAGCTACTGCTGTAGCTCAAAGCATGGGTAATTTAACTAATGCTATGATTCAGTTCTCTCAGGGATCCCTAGATACTACATCTATGATTGCTTCTGGTATGCAGACTGTAGCCTCGATGATTCAATATAGTACTAGCCAACAAGTTAGTGCGATTGATCAGGCTATTGCAGCAGAACAGAAACGAGATGGTAAATCTGAAGCATCTAAAGCTAAGTTGAAGAAGTTGGAAGCTGAAAAGCTGAAGATTCAACAAGATGCAGCTAAGAAGCAGATCATCATCCAAACTGCAGTAGCAGTAATGCAAGCAGCAACAGCTGTACCATACCCGTTCTCTATTCCTTTAATGGTGGCAGCAGGTTTGGCAGGTGCCCTAGCTCTTGCTCAAGCATCTTCTGCATCTGGTATGTCTTCTATTGCAGATTCTGGAGCAGATACTACTCAGTATCTAACTCTAGGTGAGCGACAGAAGAACGTTGATGTATCTATGCAAGCTAGTTCAGGGGAACTATCCTACTTACGTGGTGATAAGGGTATTGGTAATGCCAATTCATTTGTTCCGCGTGCTGAAGGTGGTATGATGTACCCTGGAGTTAGCTATCAAATGGGTGAGCATGGTACCGAAGTAGTAACTCCTATGGTTCCTATGAAAGCCACACCTAATGATCAGCTTTCCGATGGATCAAAGACTACCTCTGGAAGACCAATCATTCTGAATATTAGCACAATGGATGCTGCTAGCTTTAGAGATTTTGCATCGAGTAATAGCACTGCTTTAAGAGATGCCGTGGAACTGGCTCTTAATGAGAATGGATCCACCCTTAAATCTCTTGGTAATATGTAATATTGGAGGAGGACTTTATGTCCTCCTTTTCTTTATGGAAAAATAAAAATTTCTTGATAAAATTTTCCAATACTATTATAATATTGTTATTAAAGAGGAGAAATTAACTATGAGACTACCAGATCCATACACGAACCCAGAATACCCAGGGTTAGGTTTTGAAAGCGTCAACGTAGTAGATAATGACCCTATGATTCGTGATGAATTACCTAATGGTAAAGTCAAAGAGGTTAAAATATCTGCTCAATACTGGGGAATTAATATCTCATACCCGGAACTTTTCCCAGATGAATATGCGTTCCTAGATTCTAAAATTTTAGAATATAAAAGAACTGGAGATTATCTAGAAGTACTTCTACCTCAGTATGAAGCATTTAGAGTACGTGGTGATACTAAAAGTGTTACTATACCAGCCGGACAGAAAGGTTCTCAGATTATACTAAATACTAATGGAACCTTAACAGGACTACCAAAAGCTGGAGATCTATTTAAATTATCCAACCACCCAAAAGTCTATAAAATAACAAATTTTACTAGCTCAGGAAATGTATGGAACTTATCCTTATATCCTGACCTATTTATTACTACTACGGGTAGTGAAAAACCAGTTTTTAATGGTATCTTATTTAGAACTAAGCTAATGAATGCTGATTCTTTTGGTTCTACATTAAATAACAATGGTACTTACTCTGGTATTTCACTTTCCTTGAGGGAAAGTCTATGAAGCAGATACTCGATAGTGCTAAAACATATCTTAATACCCATGACAAGCTAAAAACAGCTTGTCTTATAGCTTTAGAGCTTCCTAGTTCATCGGGCTCTGCTGCTACTTATATTTATTTAACTGACTACTTTAGAGATGTTACTTATAACGGAATCTTATATAGATCCGGTAAAGTAAAAAGTATCGGCTCTCATAAACAAAACCGTGAACTATCTATTGGTAGCCTATCTTTTACCATAACTGGTACAGCAGAAGATGAAGTATTAAAACTAGTTCAAAATGGAGTATCTTTCTTAGATAGAACTATCACTATACATCAAGCTATAATTGATGAAGAAGGTAATATTCTTCCTGTAGATCCTGATACTAATGGACCTTTACTATTCTTTCGGGGTAAAATTACTGGCGGAGGAATAAAGGATAATGTTAGCACTTCCGGTATAGGAACTTCTGTTATAACATGGAACTGTTCCAACCAGTTCTATGATTTTGATAGAGTGAATGGTCGTTATACTGATGATGCTTCTCACCGAGGTCTTGAAGTTGTTAATGGGACTCTTCAGCCATCAAATGGTGCTAAACGTCCTGAATATCAAGAAGACTATGGATTCTTCCACTCTAATAAAAGTACCACTATCTTAGCTAAGTATCAAGTAAAAGAAGAACGCTATAAACTTCAGTCCAAGAAGAAACTATTTGGTCTATCAAGAAGTTACAGTCTTAAAAAGTATTATGAGACTGTAACTAAAGAAGTTGATTTAGACTTTAACTTAGCTGCTAAATTTATACCTGTTGTATATGGAGTTCAGAAAATTCCTGGTATCCCTATTTTTGCAGATACTGAGCTAAATAACCCTAATATAGTATATGTAGTTTATGCTTTTTCGGAAGGAGAAATTGACGGATTCCTAGATTTCTATATCGGAGACAGCCCAATGATCTGTTTTGATGAAACAGATTCCAATGCTAGAACCTGCTTTGGTCGTAAGAAACTAGTGGGCGATACAATGCATAGATTAGCTGCTGGTACAAGTACTTCTCAACCCTCTGTTCATGGCCAGGAGTATAAGTATAATGATGGTAATGGTGATATAAGAATATGGACTTTTCATGGCAAACCAGACCAGACAGCAGCTCAAGTACTAGTAGATATTGCTAAAAGGAGAGGTTTCTATTTACAGAATCAAAATGGCAACGGTCCAGAATACTGGGATTCTCGTTATAAGCTCTTAGACACAGCCTATGCTGTAGTTAGATTTACTATTAACGAGAATAGAACTGAAATTCCAGAAATTAGTGCCGAAGTACAAGGTAAGAAAGTCAAAGTATATAACTCTGATGGGTCTGTTAAAGCAGATAAAACCAGCCTTAATGGTATCTGGCAGCTCATGGACTATCTAACCTCTGAACGTTACGGAGCTAATATAACTCTAGATCAGTTTCCTCTACAAAAAATTATATCAGAAGCAAAAATTCTAGATATAATTGATGAATCTTATCAGGTTAGCTGGCAACCCTATTGGAGATATATTGGCTGGAGTGACTCTATTTCTGAACACCGCCAAGTAGTTCAGTTAAACACTATATTAGACACCTCCGAATCAGTATTTAAAAATGTTCAAGGAGTACTGGATTCTTTTGGCGGAGCTATAAATAACTTATCTGGTGAGTATAGAATAACTGTAGAGAAGCACTCTACAACTCCTTTGAATATAAGTTTTCTAGATACTTATGGGGACTTAGACTTATCTGATACTACTGGTAGAAATAAGTTTAACTCAGTACAAGCATCTCTAGTAGATCCTGCACTAAGCTGGAAAACAAACTCTATTACATTCTACAATTCTAAGTTTAAAGAACAGGATAAGGGTTTAGATAAAAAACTTCAGCTATCTTTTGCAAATATTACTAACTACTACACTGCTCGTAGTTACGCAGATAGAGAGCTTAAAAAATCTAGATACTCACGTACACTTAGTTTCTCAGTACCATATAAGTTCATTGGTATAGAGCCAAATGATCCGATTGCTTTTACTTATGAGCGTTATGGGTGGAAAGACAAGTTCTTCCTAGTAGATGAAGTAGAAAATACTCGTGATGGTAAGATTAATTTAACACTACAAGAGTATGGTGAAGATGTATTCATCAATTCTGATCAAGTGGATAATAGTGGCAATGATATTCCAGATATTAGTAATAATGTTCTTCCTCCTAGAGACTTTAAATATACCCCAACTCCTGGTGGTATGATAGGTGCTATAGGTAAAAATGGGGAACTATCTTGGCTACCTAGTCTTACTAATAACGTAGTATATTATTCTATAGCTCATTCAGGTCATGTAGATCCTTACATAATTCAGCAATTAGAGAATAATCCTAACGAAAGAATGATTCAGGAGATTATAGGTGAGCCTGCTGGTTTAGCTATTTTTGAATTACGTGCTGTTGATATTAATGGTAGACGTAGCTCCCCTGTTACTCTATCCGTGGATCTTAACTCTGCTAGAAACTTGAGCGTAGTTAGTAACTTTAGAGTAACTAATACAGCTTCTGGAGATGTAACTGAATTTGTTGGTCCAGATGTGAAACTTGCTTGGGATAAGATACCTGAGGAAGAAATAATTCCAGAAATTTATTATACTCTAGAAATACATGATTCTCAGGATAGAATGCTTCGTAGTATTAGGATAGAGGATGCCTATACCTATGACTATCTATTAACATATAATAAGGCGGATTTTGCACTATTAAACTCCGGTGCTTTAGGAATTAATCGTAAACTACGATTTAGGATTAGAGCAGAAGGGGAAAATGGTGAGCAATCTGTTGGTTGGGCTACTATTTAAATGATTTCAAATAATGCACCAGCTAAAATGGTCCTAAATAGCGTCTTAACTGGATATACGTTGGCGTATATCCAGCATTCTATCTACTCTGATTATGACGTTATAGGCAGGTCTTTTTGGCTTAAAGAAGGCAGCAACGTTACTCGTAGAGATTTTACTGGGGTTGATACCTTCTCTGTAACTATTAATAACCTAAAACCTACAACAACTTATGAAGTTCAGGGTGCATTTTATGATTCTATAATAGACTCTGAACTACTTAATGCTCAGATAGGTATTAATCTATCTGACAAACAAACTTTTAAAATGAAGTCAGCACCTAGAATTACAGGTGCTAGATGTGAATCAGAGCCTGTAGACGTAGGTGTTGGAGCGCCAATAGTTTATATAGATACTACAGGAGAAGCTGATTATTGTACTATAGAATTAAAAAATAATTCTAATGCTAATAATCCGTGGGTTAAATATTATGTTGGTGCGTTGATGCCAACTATTATGTTTGGTGGTGTGCCAATCGGATCCTATAAGGTAAGAATTTCTGGACAAATATCCCTACCAGATGGGGTAACTATTGATTCATCTGGATACTATGAGTATCCTACTGTCTTTGAAGTTAGATATAACTTTGTACCTCCTACAGCTCCTGTTAATATTGCGTTTAAAGCTGCGCGTATAGCAGACGGTAAAGAACGCTATGATTTACGTGTGCAATGGGATTGGAATAGGGGTGCAGGTGCCAACGTTCGTGAATTCGTTGTTTCTTATATAGATTCAGCAGAATTTGCTAGAACTGGATGGACTAAAGCACAAAAAATTAACGTAGGTGCTGCACAAGCTGCAACGATTATATCCTTCCCATGGAAAGTAGAGCATAAATTTAAAGTGTCATCTATTGCCTGGGGACCAGATGCTCAAGATGTTACTGATTCCGCGGTACAGACATTTATATTAAATGAGAGCACACCGTTAGACAATAGTTTTGTTAATGAAACTGGTATCGAAGTAAATTATGCGTACATTAAGGGAAAGATCAAAGATGGATCTACCTGGAAACAAACCTTCCTAATAGATGCTGCCACCGGTGCTATTAATATAGGCCTTCTAGATGCAGAAGGAAAAGCACCAATATCTTTTGATCCTATTAAAAAGATAGTTAACGTTGATGGGAGTGTAATAACTAAAACCATTAATGCTGCTAACTTTGTAATGACTAACTTAACTGGTCAAGACAACCCAGCAATTTATACTCAAGGTAAAACTTGGGGAGATACAAAATCTGGTATTTGGATGGGCATGGATAATGCTACTGCGAAGCCCAAACTGGACATTGGTAATGCTACACAGTATATTCGTTATGATGGTGATACATTAAGAATCTCTAGTGGGGTTGTAATTGGCACACCTAACGGTGACATCGATATAGAGACAGGTATACAAGGTAAGCAAACAGTATTTATCTATATTCTAGGAACCTCACTACCTGCTAAACCTACAAGCCCTGCATATCCACCTTCAGGTTGGTCAAAGACTCCACCGAATAGAACATCTAATACTCAGAATATTTATTGTTCTACTGGTACTTTAGACCCAGTTACCAATCAATTAGTATCAGGAACCAGTTGGTCAGATGTAGTTCAATGGAGTGGTACTGAAGGTGTTGATGGTAGGCCTGGAGCAGACGGTAAACCAGGTGCCGATGGCAGGCCAGGAGATACAGGACAACGGGGTCCTGGAATGTATTCTCTTGCTATCACTAATTTAACAGCATGGAATGATTCACAAGCTAATTCATTCTTTACATCTAACTTTGGTACTGGCCCTGTTAAATATGATGTATTAACCGAGTATAAAAGTGGAGCACCAGGAACAGCGTTTACTAGGCAGTGGAATGGTTCAGCATGGGCTAGCCCTGCAATGGTTTTACATGGTGATATGATAGTTAATGGTACGGTAACTGCTAGTAAAATTGTTGCTAATAATGCTTTCTTATCACAAATTGGTGTAAATATTATATATGATCGTGCAGCAGCACTATCCTCTAATCCAGAGGGATCTTACAAAATGAAGATAGACCTGCAAAACGGGTATATCCATATAAGGTAAAAAGAATGAGTACAGAAAATAGAGTTATTGATTTAGTAGTAGACGAAAACGTACCTTATGGTTTACTTATGCAATTTATGGATGTAGATGATAGTGTTTATCCTGCTACATCTAAGCCAGTAGATCTTACTGGCTTCTCTCTTAGAGGAAATATTAAAAGTAGTTTAGAAGATGGAGCTGAAACTTTAGCATCTTTTACTACATCTATTGTAGATGCTACACAAGGTGTAGCATCTATAAGTCTACCTGTTAGTGCCGTAACAACTATTGCTTCCAAAGCATCTAAAGAAAGGGATAGATATAATCCTAGACAGAGATTAGCTGGATACTATGATGTAATTATTACTAGAACAGCTGTTGGTAGTGCTGCTAGTTCTTTCCGTATTATGGAAGGCAAAGTTTATATTAGTGATGGGGTAACTCAATAATGGCTATAACTAAAATAATTCTACAGCAAATGGTCACTATGGACCAGAATAGCATAACTGCAAGTAAATATCCTAAGTATACCATAGTTCTGGGAAATACAATTAGCTCTATTACTGCTGGAGAGCTAACTTCTGCTATAGAGTCCTCTAAAGCATCCGCTGCAGCAGCTAAACAATCAGAGATTAATGCTAAACAGTCGGAGCTAAATGCTAAAGATTCTGAGAATGAAGCAGAAATTTCTGCGGCATCTTCTCAGCAATCTGCAACTCAGTCTGCTTCTTCTGCTACTGCTTCTGCTAATAGCGCTAAAGCTGCAAAAACTTCAGAAACTAATGCAAAAGCTAGTGAAACAGCAGCTAAAACTTCAGAAACTAAGGCAAAAGCTAGTGAAACAGCAGCTAAAACCTCAGAAACCAATGCTAATAGTAGCAAAACTGCTGCGGCTGCATCTGCTTCCGCAGCTAAAACTTCAGAAACTAATGCCAGTGCTTCAGCTGCTGCGGCTAAAACTTCTGAAACCAATGCTAATAACAGCAAAACTGCTGCTGCTAATAGTGCTAATGCTGCTAAAGCATCAGAAATCAATGCTAAAACATCAGAAACTAATGCGGCGGCATCTGCTACTAAAGCTGAAAATGTAGCTTCTGGTATGAAAGCTTCTATAGGTCTTGGGGATTCTCCAAGAGATTGTCCGGATATTTCTGGTAATCCTTCCAATTTCCTGGGATTCCTAAGAATATATGAAACGGCTACAGGTTTTCCTAGTATAGCAGTAGGTGAAACAGTTCTTACCGGATTTATCTCAGGTACTGATGGTGTACCTTCCTTCGCTGGTCTCTTTGTAGGTTCATCTACTAGGACAATATACTCATATCGCTGGAGACCAGAGAGTGGACCCTTATGGACTAAAAATGCTAGAATAGATGATGTAAACAGACTTGTACAGCTCAGCTCCGAAACCCAGCTGTTAAACCCAGGTAATAATGCTAAAATCATTATTACTAGTGGTAAACTTTGGGGAGCTTATGATATAGAGAATAGAGCATATATACCTCTTGCAGTAGGACAAGGAGGTACAGGTGGTAGATCAGCTTCTGAAGCTAGAACTAATCTGGGAATAAATAGACTTGAACAGATAGCTAATGATCAAACAAGATTATACGCTGGTAATAATACAACCTATCTAGAGATTGGTAATAACAGAGCATGGGGGGTTTATAACAGGTCTTCAAATAGCTGGCAACCCTTAGGAATAGCACAGGGTGGTACCGGAGCTATGACAGCTGAAGATGCTCGTACAAACCTAGGAATAGGACGCAGCAGTTCTCCAACTTTTGGTCACTTAAACCTTCTTGTAGAAAATGACTCTGCACAAGCTTCTTCCGGAATACTTAATCAGTACTTACGAGATACTTCTGGAGTACAGAGAGCTCGTAGTAGGATTTACTCGGAAATACGTGGGGATAATAAAGCTTGGTTGACACTACACATACAGTCCGATGCTAATACTAATAAATATGCTGGTTTGAGTATTGATGGCAATTTCCAGATAAATGGTAACTTTATTGGTAATGCTATAAGCTTGTCGGATGTAGCCACTTCTAAAGTAAATCTACAGGTAAATAGGTTCTTACAGAATACAGGTGAAACAGCTGTAGTAAACCACGCTGGTACAGCCCAGATTTTTATTACAGATAATAAAAATTGGGGGGCTTATGATAACGAATTAAAAAGACGCATAGCCCTACCCATATCTCAAGGAGGTACAGGAAGCTTATCTATATCAGAAGCAAAAAATAACCTCCAGATACCTTCTATAGGTGGAGGTGAGTGGTTAACACTTAACGCACCTGCTGGTGTTGAAGACGGAAAATATTATCCTGTCATTATTGATCTTGCTTACAGTTCCCTGTATGCCTCTGGTGCTTTTATTGATATAAAAACACGATCCTCTACAGGCAGTGATCCTATGAACTGTTGTAGCTTTAATGGTTTTATTAGGTGTGGAGGTTGGAGTGATCGTAAAGATGGTGGGTACGGATACTTCAATAACTATGCGAGAAATGAGATTGCAATGAAATGTATTCTTTCTTCTTCCAAAGATGCTGAAAGATACGTTGCAATTTATATTGAGGCCCGCGGTTTTCCTGTCCAGTTACGTGTTCCTGCATTCTGTGAGGTAATTGTACCAACGTCAAACTTTACGTATAAAAATACAACTTACGCATGGGGGACCGCTAATCCTGCAACAGATTCAACCGACGTTCTTACTATGTTTGATTTTTCTCTAAACCGTATAGGTTTCTATCAGGCAACAACGGAAGGAAACTATTACATAGGGAACGGTGAGCGTATAGTTCTTTCTAATGGTATGAACGTTGGTGATGAACTAGCTTTATATGCCCCTAAAATTACTTTTAGTGGTACTATAGCAGCTGGTAATGGTGTTATTGCTGACGGTATTTCTGTATCTAATGCCACCTTCTATTCTAGATATAGAGTAGGGGATAAGATATATGGTGCGGAGTTTAGAGCTAGTGAAAATGCTGGTCAGGTTGTTGTTAGGGATCCAGCAGGAACTAACCATCAATTCTTTAACTTCAATAAAGAAGGAACTTTTTCAGCTCCTTCTGGTATTTTATCTTCTACTGGTATAGACTGGAATACACAACATAACACTGTCAATAAGTTTTATGGTATTGCTGGTCAAGTTAATACTCCGGAAAACAATGTTGTATATGGTGGTATCCATGTAGGGTTTAGCGGTAATTATGCTACCCAGTTTGCAGGTCGTGGATCTAAATTCTGGGCTAGGAGTATTGAGGGTGGTACTATTGGGGCATGGAATCGTATAATTACAGATCAGTATGCTAATTTTGGTGTGCCTGTCACAATAACCAAAACTGGTGAGGCCTTATCTATAAGACTTACTGGAACTGATACGTCTCAAGTTGGTTACTTAGCATGTAGAACAGATTCTGCTAGGCTGTGGTATGTTGGGAAAGGTGGATCTGCTAAGGATGTTATCATACATAATGATATGACTAACAGTAATATAACTGTAAGTAGTGACATTACATTAAGAACTCCTAACTATGGGGGAGGAGTTTTTGCTGATGGATCTGCGATGGTTATACGGCGTTCAAATAATCGACTGTTTAGGATTGAAAATACATCATATTCAGCTAAAGATGCTATAATTCAATTATGGGGTAATACTACTGGAAGGCCTACTGTTATTGAATGTAAGTTACCCGATGGTTTCCTATGGTATGCACAAGAGAATACTGATGGTTCCCGTTATTTTGAGGTAAATGGGCCTATTAAAGCGCGTGCATTTAACCAAGTTTCTGATAGGGATCTAAAAGATAACATAGCAGAAATACCTAAGGCTACAGAATCTCTCCGTAAAATGAAAGGATATACATATACCCTTAAAGAAAACGGTATGCCGTACGCGGGGGTTATAGCCCAGGAAGTAATGGAGGCTCTACCTGAAGCTGTAAGTGGATTTACAAAATATACAGATCTTGAAGGGCCTACACTTACTGGAGAGCAACTAGTTGGCGAGGAACGTTTCTATTCTGTTGACTATGCGGCTATAACAGGTCTGTTAGTACAAGCAGGAAGAGAATCTGATAGCAGAATCACAGCCCTAGAATCAGAAGTATCTGATCTTAAAAAGCAAATTGCAGACCTAACGTTAGTAGTTAATTCTCTACTAGCAAATAAGGCACAGTAAAAATAAACCCCAGTGGACAAAATCCACTGGGGTTTTTCTATTATTCGCTTCTACAACCTTCTATAATACCAAGATTATAAATAGTTAGTAGTAATTTTAACTGCTCATTATCTGTATTAGTACAAAGCTCTACAAAACCTTCAGGATCCCAGAAAGTAACATTACCTTCTTTGTCTGTTTTTAGCACAAATGTTTCTGGTTCTGTAGTTTTAGTCTGATAAGTTGACATATTAGTATCGATACCTACCATATTAGGATCAACAAAATTACTTGCTTCCTGAGCTTCCAAATCCACCTTCTCCACGAATAGTCTCCCCTAGTTCGTCAACGATTTCAAAATTATGAGTTGAGTAGTGTGGTACTACTACTAGCTGACAAAGTCTTTCAAAATTTTCCAGAGTTTGAATTTCAGAACCATAGTTATAAAGGTTCATCTTAATAGTTCCACGATAGTCTGAGTCAATCACTCCTGCGGTGTTTGCGATCATCAAATGGCGCTTACCTAAAGAACTACGCGGAACCACCAAACCGAACCAACCTCGCGGAATTTCTACCGCGACACCGGTGTCAATCATTAGGGATTTGCCTGGTGCAATAGCACGTAAATCCGCTGCAGGGTTAGTACCAAAGAATGCTCGCAGATCCATACCTGCGGCATCTTCGGAACCAATCTTAGGCATACAATCTGGATGAGTTAACTTAATTTTAATCATTGTTCTGCAATCTCCAAAATATCTTTTGTAAACTTATCTAATACGTCTTGACCTACAGCAGCAATAGCATCCACACAGTAGGTAGGTAAATCAACCAGAATTAAATTTCGGTAAAGCAATTCTTCCGAAGCATTTAAATTCTGTATATATTTCTGTTTTCCAGGAAGTGGAAGCTGATCAATAATATCCAGAACGTTACCAAATTCACGAATAATATTATACCCACGTTTTGCCCCGATACCTTCAACACCACGGATATTATCCCCTAAATCACCCATAATTGCTTTCAGAGAGATAAACTGCTCTACATCGTCAACGTTATGATGCTCGTACATATCACGAAGATGATATTCACGACGTGTTGTGAAAGAGAATCTAGAAACTTTATCAGTTAATAGAGTATCCCAGTCACCGTCAGTAGAAATCAACCAAACATGATCATATAGATGCCCAATCAGCTTAACAATATAAGCTGCCATATCATCTGCTTCTACGCCACGAATAGTGAAAGTTGGGAATGTAGTTTCACATAATTCGAAAGCATCTTTCAAATACTCGAAGAACTGCTCATCTAACGCTTTCTCCTCTTCCGTACGCTGCGAGTATTTCTCATCTCGGTTCCCTTTATACTCGGGGAGATGTTCTAAGCGAAATGCAGACTTCCCTTTATCTCCTAAAACTATCGTAGTTCTAGCAGAATAAGATTTTGCAAGAGATTGAATAGTGGAGACATAACTTGAGGCAAATGGTTTTTTACTATTGTTATGCTTGAAGCGAAAGCCTAAGTTAGTTCCATCAACAATCATTAGGTTACGACGGGAAGCCATTTCAGCTTCCTCTTCTTCAATAAATTTTCCCCAGGATTTACTCATTATTTAATTAAGTCCTCAACAGATGCATGATGTAGCCACGGCTCAAATAAACCAATTACGATTTCCATGTCTTTCTTATTTAACACCATATGGGTACGACTCATTAAGTTGTCAACCATCGGGTCTGAGCTATCCAAAGCTATTAACCACTGTCCTCTGTCTTTCTTGAATATTAATGCTGGTTTAGAGTTCATTTGCTCACCTTCACGTGAACATTGTTGCCACCATTTCTCTAGGGTGGATTCACCAACATTAAATAAATTACTTGATAATGCGTCATCTTTATACCACTTAACTTCGAAGCAGTATTTACTAATGTGTCCGCTTTGTGGTGGGAGGTAGATGTCACCCTTCAGTCCGTGGCTCTGGCCAAAAGCACCAGAGCCAGGAACACGTTCCCACTCAAGACCTGTACGCTCACGTAGAATATCTCTTACCTGATATTCACCACGTTTACCTTTCTCTCTACTATCTACAGCCATGTTTTATTCTAAGTAGGAAAATCCTTCTGCATCTTTTTTGACAGTAATCTTATGGGCTAATGGATGCGTATGCCCATGAGAAACAATGATAGAATTTAGACTTTCTTCCTCATTTAATAGTTCAACAAGGGTGTCAAGTCCTTTAGTATCAATAAAGCTAATTACTTCATCAAGGAATAGAAGATTAATATTAACTTTACTAATAGATGTTAACAGCATCCGAATAGCTAACAGGGTTGCTAGATTAATTCGACTTTGTTGACCAGTAGAGCAGTTCTCCATACTGGTACGGTTTCCATCATTGAAGATTACTACTTGTAATTTTGTTTCATCAAGTTCAAATCCAAGTGCGAACTTACCACCAGTCATAATAGAAAGGTATTTATTGATCAGCTCTTCAAATACTTTCACACTGTGCTCTAGTTTATACCCTACCAGATTTTTCAAAGCAGCAATCAGAATATCGAGATCAGCAACAGCTTCTGATACCTCATCCAGTTTGGAAGTAATCTCAGACATTTCTGCCTCAGCTTTCTCAATCTGTTCTAGTTTCGCTTTATATTTTGCATTGGCTAATTCGACATTTGCATTATGCTCTTTGGCAATTGCAACCTTAGAACGGCCATCAGCAATTTCCTGTTCTAATTGTCGGATTTGCACCTGTAGGATTTGCACATTGAGTTCTTCAAAAGAAGCATCACTCATTGAGTTTTTGAACTCGTCTCTAGCTACCACTGCTTTATCCAAAGCATCCTTTGCTCTAGTATACGCAACGTACTCAAGTTGTTCTTTCTTCAACTGTTCTAGCTTAGCTTCAAGAGATTGCTTCTCTTTGAACAGAGGGTCATATTCTGTTCTAGCCATATCCATTGCTTTTTGAGCAGCAGTTGTATCCAGATGAGTACCACAAGTAGGGCATTCAGTATTTGAAGCCTCTTGCTTGAACTTCTGATAACGTTTCTTAACTTCGCCCGCACGTGAGGTTACAATCGTTAGGTCACGCGTAACACTCGAGATCTCTTCATTTTGGTCGGTGGGCGCGGGTAAATTTTTGAAAGGCTCGAAAGATTGTTCGGCAACTTGTACAGCTTTGTCCAAATTACGCAATTTAGTAATATTAGCCTCTTGAGACTTGGCTAATGCCGCCTTAATTTTCGATTCAGTAAGTTCTTGTGCTAATGGCTCTTCATCAAACTCTGGTACTTCTACAGGTTCCTGCAAAGTTCCCAGATTATTCTTTCCATTAAGGATTTTCGTAATTACAGCCATTTGGCCTTGCAAATTATTTAAGGTATTTGCTATTTCTTTACGGTCAGCCTTAATAGTTTCTGACATTTCTTTATACTGTTCTTGATTGAACAAGTTAACAAGAAAAGCCTTACGTGTTGCATCCGTTGCTTTTAGAAAATCTAGGTTGGAACCCACTGATTGATAAATCAGTTTGGTGAATGTTTGAAAGTCACCACCCATAATCTCTTCAATCATCTTGTATGTTTGGGTTGCAGTGTGTCCACTAATATCTTCCCCATTCTTAATCAACGTTACTTTAGCAGTTGACTTAACTACTTTATGCAGCTCATACTCATCATCATCTTTCGAGAAATAAGCGTGCATATCATATTCTTTCTTAGGGGCATTCCAAGAGAACAATGCATCCTTTTTAATACCGCGAGAATTTTTATTATAGAAGAGCTCTTCTATAACCGTGGCGATAGTGGATTTCCCTAGCCCATTGCCACCAATTAGTTGAGTAACTGGATTCTTATCGAAATGAATTACGATGTCCTTACCGTAAGACATAACGTTACTAAATTTTAGTGTCTTAATTGTAATCTTTGACATATTTCGCAGCTCTAGCCAAGATTCTATCAATGTCGCCTTGAGATAGCTTCTCGACTTCACGGAAGTAAAGTTCAAGTTCACCTAACATATCAAGATCAACAAGATTTAACTTAGCGTCTTTAGTAACTCGATGGTTAATTTTCTTATCTAATAAATCAGAGTCTTTGATTGACTTTAACTGAACAACGTCACCAGTAACTTCATATACTACACGATCGTAATCACTAGGTTCCATCTCTTCACCAGCTCCGATTGTTTTACGAATCAGTTGTGGTAAATCACCTAGTTCAATCCATTCTACTTTTAATGTGTCGGTATCAACGATAAAACAACCATTTGTACCTTTTGTGCGTTCTCTATGGAACGATGTAGTTAATGGAGACCCTGGGTAGAGAAGTCTAGTAGATCCGATAGTCTGGCTATTAGTATAAGAATGTAAATCGCCAGCAATTACAGTATCATAACAGTCATACTTAGTTAGATCAATTTCTGGTTTTACATGTGGAGGGATTTCACCACGAACATGTGTGAAACATAGTTTTGATTCAGATGGTTTCCACTTAGATTTATGGATCTCATCATACGGAACAATATCAAATTCAGGGGAACGATATGGTTTGGTAATTACTTCCCACTTTCCACTAGTTACTTTATTAATAACCCCTGCATAATGGTACAGACATGAAATGGTTTTAGTTAACATTTCATGATTTCCAGTAAAGATCTTGCCTGGGTGGTCAAGTCTTGACATGAACTGCTCAAGCAGTTCTATTTCTTCTGACGACGGGTCGGCAACATCAAGTATATCACCACCAGCAATATGAAGATCACAGTTATGATTATGGAATATATCATTTAACCGTTCTCCTAGCATCAGGAAGCGACGCTTCTGCCATTCCTTTGGAACTTTATCTTGTCCTAGTTTGATATGATGATCAGCACTAAATAATATTCTCATTGGTTAAAAAGAAAGGGGCCGAAGCCCCTCTATTTATTAGTCATCCAGATCGCTTGCAGCTTCTGTGTCAATACCTTTCTGGGAGCCTGCATTGCTATTACCAGATTTGGCATCATCATCTTTATTCTCACGACCCTCCATGAAGGCTTGAATTGCTTCTTTCTGCTCTTCATAGGTAGGAACTGGATAGGTTTGTTCCAGAGAAGGAACTTTTTCGAACTTAATGATGTCGCCATCTTCATCACACATAGCTTCACCGATCAGATCTACATCCGCAGCATATTGCTTAGACTCCGCACTGTTAGGATCTTGCAGCTTAATCTGGAACTGCATAGCGGCAATCTGCTGTACATCATACTCAGTATCGAAACCTTTACCTTTTTTCTCGATAGAAATATCAATATCAAATGGAGTTGCCAGACTCAACTGCTTCATGATAGACTGAATGCCTTTCAGGATAGTAGCCTTGACTTCCATTACTTTCAGTTTGTTATCAGAACGGTCGATAACAAAAGCGATATAGTTTTTCTTCGGCTTCAGCGGAACACGATTACCATCTTTATCCAGCTCTTTCTCGAAGAAGCCCATCTCATGAACCGGATCAGCTTTACCACGAACAAAGCTCTCTTTGTCACGGTTAAAACGGAGACATTCGAAAGGAGCTACGTTACCCTCTTTATTAGTCAGCCAATAGACATAACGTGGAAGAACACCAGAAACGATACGAACACGAGTGATACCGTTGTTGAACTTCAGGAATTCGATTTTATCGTTAGAACCGCCAGTAGTTTCGCCCCAAGACTTAGCCATATTTTATTTCCTCTTTAAAGATTAATTTCGATTTGTTAATTGCGATTAGTGGGTTAGTGTCGATTACTAAACGTGGTATCCATACTGGAACATATTGTATGTTCAAACTAGGATCGTTTGTAAACTTGTATTCGGCATAATTTCGTAGACTTAAAATTCCTAGATATTCTGCCAGTTGTCTATTAGACAATTTATTTGGATTATCAACTATTGTTGACTCATTCAAAATGAATGAGGAACCGACCAATAATTGATGAGCATCAGGCTCTGTAAGCATTCTTTTGAATAACTTAATAATTAGGTCGGAATTTCCTCTAGCTAGTAAGTATAGCTTTTCATAATCGAAGAATTTAATTTTTGTTTTCTCCTCGAATTTATGTATATATTATACTAGATTTCGAGAGAATTTAGCAACTAAAATTTTTATTTTTCTGCTTCGGACTTTCTTATCAATCCGAAACTTTCTCTCTCAAATTTATGTATATATTATACATCATTTATGAGCTGTTGCCAAATGCAATTTTAGCTAATTGAACTGCTTTCTCAGGAGTCATGGTAATAGTTTTCCACCCGTTGTTACGATATACTGCCATACGTCCAGAAGCCTGTCTTAGTCCAGTGCCACCTTTCATAATTAGATCTACAACAATAGGGTCGAGTTTACCCTCGACAATACGTTGAACACGTCCTGCAAGCTGTTCGATGAGAGATTCATTATTAATGAGACTTCCCATTATTAAACAAGACAGCTCATTAAGAGAAATACCTTCAGAGAAGATACTTTGAGCTGCTGCAAGTACACAAGGCCCACCTTTTGCTATGTCTTCCTGAATTTTTAATCGATCATCTAAGTGGGTTGCCCCTATAATTTCATATGTTGTAACACCACGCTGTGCAAGAGCTTCTAGTACTGTTTGGATTAACTCTGTTCTATCGCTTACAATGAGTACTTTATGCCCCATATTCATGTATAAATGTGCTAGATTTATAATAGTCTCTCGATATTCAGGATGATTATATACATCGTTAGCACGTAATGCCCATGGTACGTTTTGATTCCCTGATAACTCAACAGGTACGGAGTATCTATGGATTGTAGGTGCAACAGTATTATTAACCGGTGGGCTAAAGATCTTATATCCAAAGAAATCTTTGAACATAACTTGTAGACCATCTTTACGTTTTAATGTTCCAGATAGCCCAATCTTATAGCGAGCACATGATATTTCTAGGAAGTTAGTGAAAGTTGTAGCCACACAATGGTGAACTTCATCAACTATAACAGTACCGAATACTTTAGAAAGATTATTCGCATGTTTATTCACTGTTTGAATATTACTGACCACAATTGGTGGATCAATATTGTATTTTCCAGAACCTATGATACCTGGTTCAAACCCAAACCATTTACGAACTTCTGCCGCCCACATTTCACGAATAGATGTGTTGGTACAAATTACCAAAGTTTTCTGGCCAAATTTATACGCAAGTGCAAGGGCTAGGATAGTTTTACCAAATCCAGGCTTACCATTAATAATACAGGTATCATTACACTCTTCATATATTGGGAGCTGGTCTTCTTCACGCAGTTTGAACTTAGGTTTTGGTATATCTACCGGAGCTAATGTACGTTTATCGACTAATTCGTATTTTACTCCTTTAGCGTCTAGTAAGTCCAGACGCGTAATAGGAATCCACTTAATCTCTTTGGCAACAACACCACTATTCTTATACATAATAGGGTATTTACTAGTCATTGTTTCTATGTGATAAGTGGTTTGCTTACTACAATAATCCCAAAGTTCATCATCGGGCTTGAAATAGGCTTTATTAGATATAACAACTTTCATAATTTTATTCTAAGTCTAGGAATTTCAGGCTCCTCTTGATGGACTTGGTAAATAACAGGGCTATTATTTACCAGAATATAGCTTATATAAGCTGGAACATAGGATAATACAAATGGATATGGAACTTTAGCTACATAGCATTGGTATTTTCCGTTATAAATTCTAGCTGAATGCAAAACTTTAGAGGTGACAACATCATAGAACGTAGTTTTCTTCCAATTAATAAGATTTCCATCAGAATCTATGAATTGGCTACGCTTTGACCCAACTAATTGAGACAACATTGATATTCTACCTCTAATAGGATAGAGCTTGTACGGTAATTCTTTCCGTTTCTCAAATAGAATAAGCCTACGTTGAGAAAAAGTGCCAGGCAACTTCCTGTTATCTAGCACATATTTATTATATCTTGTTGTAATTACGGAATAATCACCTTCTTGCTCAATTGATACAAATGCCCGTAAAGCATATACGGGCAATTTGAAATCAAGCACCTAGAATCCTTCTCACGTTATCCAAATCTTTACATATAGCAATAAACTTATCATCCTTGTATTTGCTATGATCTGGATGCTCTTTATCCATTGCAGCTAGTTTTTTATACTCGAACTCCGCATCAAGTAATACACCCTTGACATAACGAGTATATTCATCATCATCAATACAAGCGATTGATGGGTGCTGTTTCTTCATCTTACCACAGGAGTAGTCACGAGAACCTCCAGCTTCAGAATCAGAATCAATACCAATCGGACAGCCAGGAATACTGATACCACGGTCTTTCTGAATATTACGAATCAGGATTTCATTGTATTGATCAATCAAGTCTTCACGAACAATAGCAACTACGGAGTCGTGAACTAACATAACAATCTTCATCTCTTGTTCTAGGCCAAGAGAAATGATCTCATTATCTGCATCTACAGCACCTAAAAGGAGACTATCAGAAGAAGCAGACTGAATGATTGCGTTAAATCCAGAACGGATTTCTTCACCCTGAACACCACGGTCTTCGGAGTGGATATTGTGCAGACGACGTTTACGACCAAAGTGACTATAGATAAATCCATGATTCTTGATCTGGTCGTGACATTTATCAATCCAACGCTTAAGCTGCGGGAACTGACCGAAGTAAGTTTCAATGTACTCTTTAGCATCTGCAACAGTACACTCTACAAACGGTTCGCCTGTCTTAGCAGCCTGTTCCAAAAGAGCTTCGTTAACAGAATGTGCTACTTTAGCCGGACCAGAACCATATAAAATACCAAAGGTAATTGCCTTAGCAGCCTGACGCAGAGCTGGGAATAACTTTTTAACATCACGAGGCTCGCATTGGAGCTTAAATACCATATGTGCGATGTTAGAGTGGAAGTCAGGGTATTTATCAGGTTCATTTCTCATGTTGATAAATACCTGTTGCATATTTCTATCGCCAGATAGAACAGCAGCATAATAAACTTCCGCAGTTGTTAAGTCCCATGCGATTACACGATACCCGGGAGGGGCTACTACACAACCCTTGATAATAGATTCATCACGAGGTAGCTGTTGCAGGTTCAGTTTACCAGAAGAACTCAGACGACCAGAAGTAGTCATATGTTCGTGGAAGCCAGTACGAATGCAACCATCTGCATCAATGCTCAGAAGAATTTTCTCAACGTAAGTAGAGATCAGCTTAGTCAGCTTACGAATCTCTAGTAGAGTCTTAGCAATTGGATGCTGCGTAGACAATTCGTTCAGAGCTTCTGCATCTGTAGAGTCTGCTCCAGTATCCGTCAATTTACCTGTTGGAGTTAAGCCAACATAGTCAAACAGAAGAACACGGAGTTGTTTAACAGAGTTTGGGTTAAACGCTTCGTTCTGATCTTTCTCTAACTGAACGACTTCTGGGTAAGTATACAGCTTTTCACGAGCTTTATTCAGATTATGAGTTAACTGGTACTGAGCTTCTTTTAAACGATCAATAGAAATAGGTACACCACGATCCTCAACACGTTGCAAGAATACGCAACCAGGCATCAAAACATCATAGTACAGACTGCAAAGTTTTTCATTCTTCTCAATTTTTGGTAAGAAGAAGTTGTGCAAACGTATGGTGGCATCTGTATCTTTCGCAGCGTAAGGCCACATAATATCAAACGGAATTAAATCATAGGTGAAATCTTCTTTCTTGATTTTATGTGCTTTGCAGTAATCATCTTTGAACTTATCTAGTTCGAAGTCATAGTCACCCATATCGGTATACTTCATTGCTAGAGATTTCAAGCCATGAGTACCACGACGTTCATCCAGAACATAATGCTGCAGCATAGTATCATGGAGCCTACGTTCTTTATGTGCTTTATCAAAAGTAAGTCCCAGATGGTACTTATAAAAGTGCATATCAAACTTCAGGTTGTGAAAAACAATAATGTGATTTTCACTATCCAGAATTTTCTGGAGATAATATACTGCAACCTCTGTAAGACAATCAGAATCGATATATACACCCTGATACTCTTGGTGAGACATAGAAACACCGAGCAGATAACCATCTCGACAGTATAGTGCTGAGGTTTCGGAGTCGAATGCGACAGGTCCGATAACCATATTATACACCATCTTGATATACTCTTCCGCCTCATCCGGGTCAGTAATAGGACGGTAATCACCAGCTTTTGCAATCTTCTCACGACCATTGATAATATCGTGGATATTCTCTACTGTTGCATCAAAAACTGGTTTCATTTCAGGCTTAAAGTGTAACTGGGCTGGGCTGATACTCGCAATCCAGTTAGCATATCCATTATACTCTACACGTTTACCAGTATAGTCACCAATGCCTTTCTTACCTGCGAAATACAGGAAAGGTTCAGCACCTACTAGTATAACAAAATCATAATCATTCGGATCAAATGGGTTTTCTGGTGTTCCAATAGTAATGTGCTTTTTAAGCAAACGACCAGATAACTTCTCGTTACACATATGGAATACATCAACTTCCTCGCCGTATAGCTGGAAATGTTTATCGTAACGAGTGTTATTTAGAGCTTTATCAACTACTGCGATTTTCAAATTTAATCTCCTCTTGGTAAGTAAGTATAACTTCAGTGTTTCTTCTCTAACTTACCAATATATTATACCAAATCTTTAAGCGATTCAGCAACTAAAATTTCAATACGTTTTGCTAACATATCAATTTCATCTTTGTTTAAATCACCTGGATCTTTGCCTTCAGGCAGGAGAAAGTTAGCAACTACAGGTGTTAAACGCGTTTTTGTACGAATTAGCTTAGCCAATGCTTGTGCAGCTTTATTACCAGAAGCATCATTATCTAGTAAGATAACAACAACTTTTACACCAGCAATAATATAAGGACTGAACTTATCTGCAATGTTATCCGAAGTAAACTGATGTGTACCAAAGCAGCAAGAAGCATAGTCTATACCATTATCCTCTAGGTTCAGCATATCAAAGATACCTTCAACTAGAATAAGAACTGGAGTATTATATCGTACAGGGAAAATCGGTGGTGAAACTTGTTTTGGTTTTACTAAGTATTTAGGAGGGGCAGAACTGTTTATAGAACGACCCAAAAATAGGATATTGCGTCCAACAGCATCTGTGATTGGGAATACAATTCTGCCTTCCCAGTCTGCTTGGTGTTGGAAAGCAAAATATTTCTTCAAGGTCTTAGAACTTATACCTCGGAAATCACCTTCGAAAAGGTAAGCAGATTCAGGAATTGCAAGATTCGTAGATCCATTCCTAATCTCTGAAATCTTTTTGCGTACTTGCGATAGCCTTGGGGACTGTCGGTACTGAGTCTCATTAAAATAATGGTAAATGCTCGGTATACCTTTACCGAAGCCACAACTCAAGCAGTGCATAATACCTGTTTCAGGATCAATACGCAAACTTGGGTGTTTATCGTCATGATCTGGATTGAGACAACAGATGAGGATGTCCCCACCTGTGTCTTTATATTCAATGCCTTTCAGATCAAGTAGTTCTGTTATTCTACTCATATATCGCTGGCCTGTTCACCTGTTGAATTTTCAGTTTTGTCTTTCTTAGCACGTTTAGGTTGAGCCGGCTTATCCTTCTCAATAGGGATAACGAACTCAGCTTCCATTTGAGATATATCTTCCATTGCTAGGTTAGTTGTATTATCCATTCGCAGAGTTTCCCAGTTCATCTTAGGCATAAACTTCACGCTATCAGAAGAACGAGTCTTAACGAAGTCAAACATAATAGCACCTTGACCATTATCAGCTTTTGCAGCGTTAAGATTAGCAGCCATGTCAGCGGAATCAAGAATCCCCTTTGACATACGTGTTCTACCATCTTGATCGATCTGGTAAGGAGCTACACCAGCCACGTTATGTTTCTGGCAGATAGATTTGAAAGACGAGCTAACAACCATCTGTTCTTTCCAGTCATACATATCAATGGTTTTAGAATCTGGAAGTCGGGTTTGGTTAATATAGTCCAGTAAAGCTACTGTAACTTTATCACCATATCTAGCAACTAATTTATTTAATTCTACGTCAACTGTTGTAATGGACAGTTCAGGGTCATAAACAATAATCATAGGAGTATGTAGCTCATACCCTTCTATTAGCTTACTTTCCATATCGTAGAAATCACTCATCTTAGCCATTGTGTACTGTTTAACAAAGTTATCGAAAAGCTCTTCACCACCGTTAAACATCCTAGCTCTAGTTCTGGCTAATCTCAGCAGAGCTGCACCTTCTAGAGTATTATTACGCATTGCTAGTGCGGATACACCAGCTAACATGGCTAGATTACGTCTAAATACTTCATGTTCTTTCATCTCAATTGAGAAGTATGGAGCAATATCTCCATTCAAATATTGCTGAACCTGTATGTTTGAACAGATAATGGATTTACCAGTACCACGCCAACCACCAAGCAGTAACGTTTCTGTGCGAGCTAAACCAATTTGAGCGTCGAACTCATTACAAATACCAAGAGCGATTAAGTTCAGTTTGGTATCTTCTTCTCTCTGGAAAATACGCATGTTATCTGCGTTGAATACTTTTCCAGTATTCGTTACTTTCTCTTCTAATTTTAAGTGAAGGGAGGCAACTCGGTTGAGAATTTCTCCCTGATCCAGCATTGTTAAATCTTGAAGCACGTCTGTTTCTAGAAGCTTCAGGAATAAATCCTGTGTATACTCGGCCTCTAGGACTTCAAGTGCCTGTTCCATGCTCACTTCTGGAATTTGAGTGTTAGCTAAGACGACTAGAGCTTGAGAAAGGCGGGCGTTCCTATTAGCTTCAAGCATAAGTGCGTCAATGGACGGCATTGTGTTATATTTTTTATAATAATTCTGGACGGCTTGGTAAATTGAGGAGAAAGCGTCATTAAAATGATCTTTATGCAGTTTTGAGAATGTTTCCAATGCTATTTGCTTCTGTTCGGAAGCTAGAAGCATCTTCAACACTACAGCTTGCACGTTAAACAAGGTCATTCTCCTTTGCACGCTTTCGTGCCTTCTAAATGCAAAAAGGGGAAGGAGCATAGCCCCCTCCCCTTAGGTTTAATTTACCAGATTATTCAGCAGCCGCAGCTTTTGCATCCAGTTTAGCACGCTTAGCGGCACCATCATAGTCCTTAGCAACCAGACCACGACGAGACAGCATAGATTTAACACCGCGCTCAGATTTACCAGTTTTCTCAGCGATCTCAGCAACAGTCATGTTAACCAGATCCAGACCTTCTAACAGATCTTCACGAGTTTTAGCACTTGAGGTCTCCTGTACCGGCATAGCAGCGATACGACCTTCACGAAGCAGGCTCAGAGCTTTACCACGGATCTGCTTGATATTACGACCGAAGTGAGCAGCGATAGCTTCAATAGTAGCACCAGCAACAACCTGATTAACAAAATCAGTTTCTTCATCCGGAGTGAAGGAACGAACAGCAGCAGCTTTTTCGGTTGGTTTAACAGAAGCGGTCATTTCCAGACTCAGGATCTTACCCTGTACCTGTTTAGCACCGAACTGACCACCAGCTACAGCAGCAGCGATTTCAGCATAGGTATACTGACCAGCATGAGCGTTTAGGAAATCAACCAGTTCAGCTTCCTGCTCAGGAGTCCACGGGGATTTCTGTACTTCGTTAGCTTTCTGTACTTCAAAACCTTCTTTACGCAGTTTAGAGCCAACAGAGCGAGCAGTAACATCTTTGCCAGTTTCAGCAGCCAGTTCAGCGGCGATAGCAGCTACTTGTTCTTGAGAGATTACAGAAACACCCAGAGCAGTGGCTTTTGCTTTCAGAGACTCGGTTACACCTTCTACGTTCCAGTTCAGTTTAGACATTATTATTTTTCTCCAATAGTTCTTTAATCGACAGGATTTCTATCCCATTCGTTTCGGCTTTCTTATAAGATGAGGAAGAACGCTTCGATTCATCCTCACAGATTAGGTATTTGACGTCTTTGGTAACGGATTTCTTAACCGTATATCCTAGACCTTCTAAATAGTTTGTTGCATCCGTTCGATTTGCAAAATCTTGCAAAGATCCGGTAATACATACCGCGATTCCATTTGGCTGGGCAACTAATTCATCTGTAATGATGACGTCAGCTTTAGTGCCCTTAATACCAGTTGAAAATTTCCACGGTAGTTCAATAACATCCTTGCCTTGTGGGGAATTTAGCCAGGCTTTGTAATTTTCTCCAGCCTTGCCGTCAGCCTTCACATTGTGAAAGCTAGTGCAATTTTGGGATAATTTCTTTGCTGCAACCTCTCCAATTAGAGGGATTCCTAAAGAACCGAGAACTGAACCAAAGTCAATGTCTCCGCGAACTTTAGTATTTAATTCGCTAATTAACTTAGCGGCAACCTTGCTACCCACGGCTCTAACCAAATCTTCTTCGGTTAGGTAAAATAGTTCTGAAATCTTCGTCAGCTCCAGCTTCTCAATAGTTTTTGGGCCAAAGCCCTTTAACTTCATTTTTGAACAGAAGTTCTCAATTAACTTACTTGATTGCGCTGGACAGTTGGACTTACTCCGACAGAATAATTGTCCGTTGACAAGATCTAGCTTAGAACCACAAGAGGGACATTGTGTTGGAATTTCGATTTTCATCAAATTTCTTCCTTATCAATTTATATAAATATTATAGCAAGTATTTAAGCATTTAGCAACTACAATTTTAACTAACTTTGCTTACCCTCGCCATAACTTTCTATCCCTCAACTGAATGATAATAGTATATACCTAAGCGGCGAAAATGTCAATAACCACTTTATAATTCCGATATGGTAGATGGGTAGCAAAGGGTTATGTATTAATCGTATACTCGCTCTACTATACACGGGATTACACCACCAGCACGAATCACTCGAATCTGGCAACCGATCTCTAGATCAAGAGAGTTAATATAATCAACGTTATTAAGAGTCGCTTTAACAATTGTAGCATCATCAATAATTACCGGTTCGAAATAACCAACTGGAGTTACTTTACCAGAAGCCCCTACCTGCCATTCAACTTTAGTAAGAGTTGTAATCTCGCCTTCTTCATCCTCTTTAATAGCGAATGCTCCACGAGGGAATTTATTAGTCCAGCCTTCCCGGAAGAATTTGTTGTTGTCATTAATACGAACAACTTTACCATCCGTCGGAATCCATTTAAAGAGGGAACGTACATTAACAACTGTTAAGAAGTTCTCATTCTCTAGCCAAAGCATATCTTTTAAATATGCTTCTGTAATACCTACAGATTCAGCAGAACACTGAATACCATATGCAACGAAGATTAAACCACCTTCCCCGATACGCTGTACGAAATCATCACTATCTTTGAGGTTAATAGCACCAGAGGCAAAGTTACGTTTATTTTCTACTTCTTTTGTAATTAGAACTTCACCAGTGATTTGAGTAGGTACTTTTTGGGAAATCTTTTTAGGGATATTCAGCAATCTTACGTTGCTTGTGACATCATTCCCTAGAATACCATTACCACGAGTTAGTGCTTGAACAAATTCTCCATTAATATATAACAGAGAAATCGCACAACCATCTAACTTATCAGTTTCTACCTGACCTAATGGGTTAAATGGAGGTTTATCCCCACGATTATAATAAACTTTCTGTAAAGAATACATACGATACAGATGTGGAATATCACCCCTAGGCCCGATCTCTTCTTCTAACGGAAATCTTTTAATCAGACGATCATATTCTTCGTCAGAGATTAAAGACATTCCCTGGTAATATGCTTCTTGGCAACGTTTAATAAAGTCTTTTACATTAGTCATTTATTTATATCTCTCATTAATTTATATAAATATTATATAACAAAACTGAGTTGAAAGCAAATACATTTATAAAGAAAAAGCCAAGAACTAGGCATTCTTGGCTTTGAGTTCTTCAGCTCGTTTCTGTACTTCATGTAAAACCTCAGATTCACTAAGAATCTGTGTAAACGCGTAGAAAAGCTGTGATGTTGTTTCTAGGGTGTAAGGAAAAGAGAAGCCAGATTTCGTTGGAAACCATTCATCATTAATATCAAGAAGCCAGTAACGAATACCCATGTATAGATTCCCACGAAATTCAGATACTGTTAATCTTACTTGTTCTCCCTCCTTCTCCCAAAGTATGATGGACTGGTCATCAACGTGTCCTTCATAGTTTTGATTTACCTGTTCGCTCATTTACATATCCCAAATACACAAAAAGCCCCATATAGGGGCTAATTGGTTTCTTATCGGCCTACTGGAGAAGCACGATCTAACTCTGATTGGAGGCTAGTCACACGACGGACTTTCTCAACAGGAATAAAACGGAAGCTATCATTAGTACGAGAGAAGACAAGGATCTCATCATCTTTCGCTTTACGAATACGTTCACGTTTAATACGCTCAGCCAGATATTTATCTTGGGCTGGATCAAATTCCATTGTACCCTGAAGGTACGTGGTTCCTTTCTGACGAAGTTTCTCGTAATGAAGATAAAACTCACCAAATTTTTCGCACTGTGCAATAATTTCAGCTTTAGTCATAGCTATAGTTCCTTTTGTTGGTGGATTTATCTAAATATTACTTAGTAATAGCTCGGATTGCTTCTGCCAGATGAGCAGCCGCTTTACCGGTCAGTTTGTCGATAATTGCATCATCCAGAAAATCTGGTGCTAAGCCAGCGTCAGAGAATGCTGCGCGAAGGTCGGCATGGGCTTGAGCTTTGGAGGTACGAGAACCACCAGAAGCTTTTTCTCCAGTAGATGCGCTAGATTTAGAAGTAGAACCAGCAGCTTTCTTAATATACAAACCTGCTTTAGTCAGCTTCATACGAAAACCGTTCGGAGTTACACCGTTTTTCTGGGCAATTTCGCTAACAATTTCCATGCTAACACCCGGACGTTCATCCTCTGGGAATTGCTCCATACGAGCAACGTATTCGGAAGACATTTTTTCGAACAGTTCATCAGTCCACTGAGTTGGAGTAGTCATATTTTATATTTCCTTAATTAAGAATTAAACAGAATAGTTCTTTCAAACTATGAGAATATTATATCAAGAATTGTAGGATTAAGCAACTGAAATTTTTAAGTAGTTACTCCACCAGGCCAACAGCGAGCATATCCTCGATGCTGGCAATCTCCCAATCATCTGCAATAGCTTCGCATACTGTTAATGAAACAACCTCGCTATATGGATAGTTACCGGCTACCCAGGTATGCTGAGTAGCTACATCCGAGTCAGCATCTAAAGTTAGTAACACTAAGCCGTTATTATCGTTATCCCAGCTTCTACGATATAGTGTTTTTACTTCCCCATCTTTAAGTAAATCAGTTAGTCTACTCACGGCGTTTTCCTTTTTCTTTATCAAGTTTCAAGGCAGCCTTAACAGCTTCGTTAATCAACGTAATAACTTCTTCACGAGTCCACTTATACCCTAGAGATTTTACATCAACCCCTAGCTTTTCCAGATGTTTAACAGAAGCCAACTCATAATTCATATAATGAACGTTCTGTTGTTTGCCTTCTGATAGAAGCCATACACGGTAACAACCAACAGGGTTATCCATTGCTTTTTTGATTTCACCGATACACTGGTATCCAGGAACCCAAACAAGCTCACCTACCTCAAATTCTTCTGCTACAGCATCATCAGGAATAATTGGTGGGTTCAATGGGTCTACAATATCGTTCAAACGAAGCAGAGCACCATAGCGTTCCAGAACAGATTTAACCATTGCTACAGAGCGGTAATTACGATCGGCAATCTCTTCAAAAGAATCACCAGATAGATACTGCTCAATAACGTTGGCTAACTCAATGCCTTCAATGAGTGTGCCACGTTTCTTTTTCTTCATTTCGGCAACTTGAATCTGGCGGTCTTGCCATTCTTCAATCATCCTTTCCATAGTTGGGTTGGATGATACCCCGAGCATTTCACATGCTGCTTTCTTAGTACCACCGTTCTCCAGATGCTCTATAACCTTTTTAAAGACTTCATCAGGGATTTCATGGATATGTTTCTTTCTGCGAGAACCAGCCATATTTAAACTCCTCTCTCAAATTTATGAATCTATTATACAGAAAAATTTTCCTGAAAGCAAATAAATTTTTACGATTCCTTGAGCAAAGAAGCAAGTTCAGCATAGACTTTATCTAACTCAAAGCCGATGCGAAGAGACACGTTTGTTTTCCGTTGTTTAAGTAACCACTCGGATATGTTAGGGATGCCAGCTAATCTGTGTGGTACCACCCTACATAGCTTTTCCGAAGTGTCGTAAACAGGAATTTTACGTTCTTTTACTGGAAACTTCCTTGTTTCCCATTTTTTATTCTTCACTGTCATTTCTAGCACCTAGCTCTGACATTGCTTCATCATGCATATGTTTTTCCTCGTCAGTCATGAACTTATAAGGAATTGGCATACACTCGATTTTACAATAGGTTCTGTACCAGTCTACAATATTTTCAGTGTTCATATCCTTACCAATACCCATCATACCAAGATACATTCTAGCATATTTTGGGTTAGCACTCTGACCTGTTTTAAGGAAGAAGTCTTTCTTCTTACCTTTCAGAGCCTCTATGAATGGTTTAATGGTCACATTTGAACACTTCTTAATATCTTCCCAGAACATCTCGTGCATTTTATGGAAGAATGCAGCTCGATCATTCGGTTTATCCTTAATATACTGTTCAACATGCTCAACTGTTACATCTTTAATAGACTCAAGATGATAATAACGAACAAGAAGTAGTTTAGCTTCATACGCATCCGCATGACGTGGAGCACAATAATCCGGAGTTGAATGTAGAATAGCTTTAATTCGCTCTTCTGTGTACTCTTTACCAGCACCTTCAATAGTTCCCCAGCTTTCGCTGAAAATATCAATAGTTGCACCCTGATCAAGCAAGTAATAACGTAAAGTACTAGTATAGTTTCTAGATTCCAACTCTCTACGACGTGCGTATAATTGCTGTGCTAACTCCAGCCAACCTTCATCAATATTATATTGTTCAGAACCTGCGGAGAATCCACTAGTGGATTTATCAATAAAATAATAGATATTTTGAGCACCACGGTCGCGCCTGATTGCTTGGAAACGCATGTTTGGCGCTTGATTACTGGTTCTAGTAATAACAAATACATTATCGAAATAGTTAAAGTCAACACCACTCGTTACGGATGGGCTACATAATAAGCAATCAATTTGTTGATCAATTAGCTCATTAGTTGTATAATCCAGAATACGTCGAATATCCACATCTGAGGTAGAGTTTGAATGGATTTCCTTAACTAACGCACCCGTATTACGACGCAGTGCCATACCCTTCTCATTCAGCTCATCAGGACCACAATCAGATACTAGAATAGATTTCTCACCCATCTCTAGAGAAGTCTGAAGTGCAACCCAAATACTGGATTCATCAGGGAACTCATAAGCATGAGCTTTTGACAGCATCTTACGATGATGATTATAAAATGCGACAGGTTTATCAAACTCAATCAAAGAACCATATGCTTCAATTGTTTCTGCACTAATATCACCATCAGATAATATAATTATTTTCGCAGTTGCAAGAATATCCCGAAGAACCTGAATACATTCGCGACGTTGCTTAACAACCGGGGCGAATAATAGGTCATTCATTACTGCATCACATTCATCGATAAAGATTGCATCAATTTGACCAATAAAACTCTTGAATTTATGCAAAGAGTGAATAGTTGTGGACATACGGTCAATAGCACCGCGCTTAAAATTAAGCATATCTACAGACTTATCATATTGTCCTGCACTAAATTTCTTAGCATTTGAAGATACCAGTGCTCGAGTATTGGTAATTGCTAAGAAATTACCCTTAATAACTCCCGAATCTAACCAACGCACAACCGCCGTAGTTTTACCTGTACCTAGACTTGCTTTTACAAAAGTCATATAACCTTCTGGTGGTACAGTATTTAATTTCAAGAAGTTATCAGTCTCTAGAGAGTTAGTTTCTAGCTTTTTAAGTGGAATACCTTTTAAAACATCCGGTATATCACGTTTAGAATTATTAACAAACGCTTTCAGAGCCTGCTTACGACCGTTGTTAAAGTAGTCTTGAATATTACGACTATTATCTTTAGTTGCAATATACTCTGATAAGGCTGGGCGGATTTCTTTTTCTAGCCATGCAAAATCAACACCATCCTCTAAAGCCCTGTGATAGAGTTTAGGAATAATACGTAGATACACTCCATCCTCAGCTTCTTCTAGTTCGCTGATAGTTTCCTCTACTTTATCAGAGGCAGCCTTTTTACCTTTAATTTGATCGAGTAAGGAGTAAAATTCCTCTTTAAACTCTCCTCTAGTTGTTTCATAGTCAACTAGATTATTAGGTAAATTTACCTTCGAACCTTTAACAAATACCAGACGTGAAGCACCCTCCGCCTTAAACGGATCGACTATACCATCAGTAAATAAAGGATCAGCAAAGTAATGGAGCTGTACGGAAGAGTAATAAGCTAAGTCGGCAATATCAAAGCCATACTTTTGTCTACTACTTTCGTTGATAGATGTAAATAAGAACTTGATTTGACCCTGAGTTACTTTAACATTAGATTCTAGTATTAAGTGCATTCGGATACCTGGTTTTAGGCCAGCCGAAGATGATGCATGAGCGATAAACCCTGCATCAAGAGGAAACATATCCTCACTAATACTATTTAACATTCTAATAATATGTCGAGCCATGCCAACAAGATCAAACTTGTTACAACCACCTGTATCTACAATACCATCCACGTCCATTGCAATTATATGACTTGGGTTAGATACATTAAAGTTGCCCTTCTTACGTCGCACATTATTTTTAGGTGCAAGACATCGACCTCGTACCGCAACGATATGAGGGTCAGACGTTAAACGTCTCATAAGAGGGAGCATTTCTACTAGGGTTTGAGGATCAACTTCATCAATTACATCAAACTTGAAGGGCATTGAAGCTGGTTTACCTTCAGGATGCTTTGAGGAAAATCTTTTAGCAAAAAGATAGTCTTCTGCTTTAACTTCTCGCCAATTGCCTGTGGCTAAATCGCGATGAAATCCTGCATGACCTTGTAGGATTGAAAACACAACAATACTCCTGTGTTGGAAATGAAATAAGTTTTCTTTAGGACTATTCAGAAAGAATAGAACAACTGTTACTGTCAATTTCTCAACAATTAATCGCAAATACTGAAGGGGGGTGGCAACTTCCCCTTTCACGCTACACTGCCGCTTCACTATACCGCACAAATCCTTGAGGATGGCCGCTAAGCCAGATTTGCTCACCTAATGCTTCATGTACTAGCTCATACTAGATGTAGTATACCTTACGTCATCACTTCTCAGAGTTTTTCACTCTTCCCGTCTCACTTCACAACCACCTCACACTAGGTTGCTTCGAGGCCTTACCAGGGTTCCTACGGGATGTAGATCGCTAAGTATTCTATTAACTATTTGTTTAAAAACTAACACGTAACAGTTAAAACAACCCTTAATGGGGCAGCCTAACTGTTCCGTATCGCGGATTGTAAACAAGAAAAATTAGCAAAATCAATTTTTACTAATGTCTCTCAATTCAATATAAATATTATACCAAGATTTTGGGCATCATGCAAGTAAAATTTTCCGGATGGTGCTATCATTGGTCTTGAGTACGGATAAAACCGAGCCAAAATGACTCGGTTATGTGGATTAGACACTTAAAATACTTCTAATCTCTTCTATATACTTATCTACTTTTTTAGCATCTACTTTACTTAGTTTTCCTATATCAAAACTAGAATCAGTAAACATTCTAGCTATCTCTATCTCTAGAGACTTACTAATTTTCCCTGTAGTATTCCACTTAGAAATCTTACCTTTTATTTTCCAAAATTCCTTATTCATCATTTAATCCCGGAACATAAATCCCAACACGATTTAATTGTTCTTTAGCTTCTGTGAGAGTATCTGGAGTGTACTCCCAAATATCACCTTCCACCTGTAAAAGATGGGGCGAACAACCATCATCAGGCACACGACATATGGCCAAACCACGTGGATGGAACAAAGAGAAATTTAGTGCAACAATTAAACCCATAGCAGACAACTCATTCCAATCCAATTCCCATTCCCTAGCGTAGCCTGATAGGAAAACACCAATACAGGGATCGTCTATTTGCTGCTCCGGAAAAGTGAAGGAGGCTTGTCTTACCCCCAACCAACGTTGTAGCAGCTTCTCCGCACGCTTCACCAAACTAGGATCAATCTGACGCCAGTATACTTGTTCCATTATGCCTCCTTAGGCAGTTAAACCTGGAATTTGATAACCAAAACGGCGAAGTTTTTGGATACCATCATTTACTTCTTCCGGTGAGTAAGACCAACCATAACGTTCATTAACCTGAAAACCAGGAGATTCACTAGTTTTATAGTTAACAACGAGGCGATGCTTAGCAGGCATAAACAGCTTATAGTTTAACGCAAAAACTAAGCCCATTTCATCTAACTCTTTCCAGCCGACAATTTCTTCAAGACCATCCTCTACCTGCACAATTAAACCAATACAGGGAGCCTCATCAATATCATCTTTAAAAGCAAAGGAGATTTCGTTATTCTCACACCATATTTTCAAAGAGTTAATAGCCTCATTATACAGGCTGGCTGGGAGAGTACGCCAAAAGTTAACCAAAATTGGGTTAGCTTCTTTAGAGAGTACATTATTGAACATATTTACACCTTAAATTGTTGTAAGGATTTACACATTTCAAGATCTGGGCTAAATTCTAGCATATAGCTAACAGCTTTTAAATCTTGAAGATTTATCCCAGTCCTACCGTTGACTATAACTGTTGGATACTGATACATCATAGCACCCGCATCATCAAGTACACACCAATGTTTGAGCTTATACTTTTCAACGAAACGAAGAACAGAATTACCCCTAGATAATCCACCTCCAGTAAAATCCGTTGTACCAAGAAAACGATCGATAAGACCTAATCTGGTCATAATCTGAACGTTCTCCATCTCATTTCTAACAGAGAACCAAGATGATACTCCAACAATCATTATCGGAGAAGGATGAATAAAGTCCTGAAAAGCTTTGAGAAGCGGTTTGAAAACCCAGTCACTTCCAAAGAAAATCTTTTCATCGTCAGGTGCATGGTGGTGGGAGATGCTCGAATTGAGCACCCCATCAATGTCTAGAAAAATAATCGGAGTATTACTTATTTCCACTTTTGTCCCTTTCTAAGAACGTATCATACTCAACCGTATCAACATATATGACACCATAGTCATCGGATTTATAGTCCATTTCCCACAGCTCACAGCGATAGCACCAACTACCGTCCGCCCATACAAATATATCATCGGGGTGTGTATATACAGATTTAACTATGGACATATTTGTTTCCCCGGCATATAAGGCCTACCCTCTAGATGAGCTTCTACACGAGCAATAAAATCAGGGTCACTGAAGGCATCTACAGCCCCTTTACTCCAGTAAGGGATACCACGTTCTTCCAACTGGTACATCTCACTACGAGTCATGCCTTGATAGCCCGGTTCCGCTGCTAGGGCACTATCATAGTAGTTAACAACCATTAGCTTGGCAGCAGTACGGTTAAGAATAGGAAATAGTTCCCAGTAGAAGTTAATTACTTGGTTAGAGCAACCAACCACAATGATCATATCTTGACTGGTAATACCATCAAAAACATTGTACATTTCTGCATACTCTGGAGCATGTTCCCCAAAGAAGATTACATTAGGTTTAACCCATTTATAATCATCTGGGTCAATAGAATTGTACCCTACATCAATAACTCGTTTATTGCTACTATTGTAGCTGTCAGCTACAACAACCTCTTTTAAATATCCGTGAATGTGCAGAATGTCACTATGTGAAACGCCAGCACGCTCAATAAGGTCATCAACGTTGGTAGTCAAATTTACTACCTGACCGGGGTATTGTTTATACCACTCACCAATACGAAGATGCGCAAGATTGGGTTCAACAGTTTTTAGCTCTTCACGTCGCTTGTTGTAAAACATATGGGTTTTATGATAAAAATTACCACGAAAGGCATGAATATTACATACTTCTTCTAGATCATAATCATCCCACAATGCTTTACCACTAGCAGTATCAGTACGAAAGGCTCGTACACCACTTTCAACGCTCAAACCCGCACCGCTAATAATAATTAATCTACGCATTTTTCACCTGTTCTCTGAAGTTTTGCCCAATACTGTCTAATAACTCAGCTAATTCTTTATTGCCTTTCTCCATTAAGGTATTAGCAATAACTTCTAGCATAGTAGCGCAGGATTCAACACCATTCTTATAGCCAGTTTCCCAATGCTGCATTAATGCGTTTTCCAAAGCGGAGTTTAAACCCTTATCTGGTAGCATCGGCTTCGAGAATACCATAAAGTTTCTCCTCTAATTCCATAACACGATTTTCATAAGAAGCACGCAACTTTTCAATTGCCAGCGCACGCACCGTAACCTCATTAGAATTAATAGCTAATTGGGCCAGATCTTCTGTTTCCATACGTCCGTTGTAAATTAAGCGATATTTAAGGTGTTTCACATTCTTAGTCATTATTAAACTCCACTGCAACGGTTTCTAGGTCTTCGTCAGAAAAACTAGAGTATATATCTTTAAGATACTGTTTAATACTCCAAGTAATATCTTCGTACCCATTGGGGCTACGTTGGTATACTTTTAACACTCTATTATACACAAATTCAAGATTACATTTTACTTCATCTCTGTCTTCATCAAACAAGCAATATGGGTTATAAGGCGATACATCTAGATTTGTTCCCACCCAATCGCCAATAATGGTAGGGTATGCAACACCCTCTATATGCGAGTAATCACCTGTGGCAGCAAAGACAGCCTCAGCAATATCATCCACACCCAGATGGAAATCACCACATGTAGATTCAACTATATAGGGCTTTAATTCCATATCTTTCTCCTCTCAAATTTATAAATCTATTATATATAAATTTTTGGCTGAAAGCAAATAAAATAAAAGCCAGGTCGACTAGCAACCCGGCTGATTAGCTTACTTAGCTCGAATATCCTGATGCTTCACTCTACCCATCACCTCGTGCTGTTTGCCAGGGTTAAATGGACGAGCACCCGGATTTCCAAGATACCCACAAACTCGACGAGTTACTTCAAGAGTTTCGGGGTCATGGTTACCACAGATAGGGCACTTAAACCCATCTTCGGATGCTATTGTTTCGCCTAAGAATCCACATTTACCACAAGAATCCACTGGAGTATTAATACCGAAGTAATGAACTTTACTAGCAGCATAATTAATAACCCATTCCAGTGCATCTGGGAATCGTTTCATATCTGGTAGTTCTACATAGGAAATGCACCCACCAGAAGCAATAGGCGTAAAGTTAGATTCATAATCAAATTTCACATTGGGAGCAACCTTACGTTCTACATCAAGGTGGTGCGAGTTAGTGTAGTATCCTTTAGACAGAATATCTTCATGCTCAGGGAAATATTCGCGGTCTAGACGACAAAAACGGTCACATAGGGATTCTGATGGTGTAGCATACAGGCTATAACCTAACTTAGTTTCTTCCTTCTTCTGATCGACTCTATCCCGCATGTACTGCAATACACGCTGAACAAACTTGATGCAGGTCTCGGACATTGTGTCTACATCTTTGCCAAACATGAACTGTAGCATTTCATGGCAACCAATATACCCTAGAGATACAGAAGCACGGTTATAGAAATGATCGAATACATATTCATCAGGTCCTAAGCGTAATCCAAAGGCTCCTGACATATAGAGGATGGGCGCGGCTTTAGCTTGAATGTATTTTAAGCGATCAACTCTCCACTCCAATGCTTTTAACGCTGTATCCACACGTAGCTCAAGCAAATCAAAGAATAGATCAATATTCCCTTCAGCTTCGATAGCAATTCTAGGCAAGTTTACAGAAACAACACCTAAGTTATTACGACCTGCAGTTTCACCATCTTCTGTAGCAGCTAGGAATGAACGGCAGCCCATAGAAACTTTGTAGTCTCCAGTAACTTCTACAACTTTGTCATAGCTGATATAATCTGGATACATACGTTCAGCAGTACATTTCATAGCTAACTTCTTGATGTCATAATTAACATCTCCTGGTTTCATATTTACTCCATCACGAAGTACAAATACCAGTTTCGGGAAGATAGCTGTACGTTTATTGATACCTAAACCATCCATACGTACTTTCAGTATTGCTTTCTGTACTAGACGAGCTTCCCAAGAAGTTCCTAGACCAAAACCAAAGGTAATAAATGGACTCTGGCCATTAGAGTTGAACATCGTATTGATCTCATACTCTAGACCCTGACAAGCATCATAGACTTCTTTTTCAGTCATCTCCGTAGCCATTACGGATGCTTTGGCCTCATCCTTAGTCCAACGTTTTGCAAACGCATGATTTTTGTCATAGGATTTACGAACATAAGGGGCTAATACTTCATCTAATCGGTCTACAGAAGTACCACCATACTGATGGGAGCTAACCTGAGTGATAATCTGAGCAGTAATAGCCGCCGCAGTAGTGATAGAGTTTGGAGTGCTAATTTCAGCATTACCAACCTTCATACCATTCTTCAACATATCTTCCAGAGCTACCAGGCAACAGTTAGTCATGCCTAATGCAGCATAATCAGCATCATGGAAATGAATATCTCCAATCATATGAGCATTTCGAATCTGAATTGGCATTTCTTCTAGAATTAGATACTTACTCAATTCACCTGCAAGCATATCCCTTTGTGTAGGGAAACGTTCTGAGGGTTTATTAGCATTATTGAACAGCAGCTCTTCATCTGCTGACCCTTCGATAATCTCTTTGCAGTTTCTAATTAACGCCTGCATTTCTTTATATTTTAGTTCTTCATTACGATTCATTACACCCTCCTTCTCTAACTAAGACTACTATTATAACTCATTCGAGGGCGGATGTCAACAATATTTTACTATAAAGTTCTGTAACATGATCTGAGTCAAAAAATTTTATTTGCCAATCTCTATTAAAAATTGTATAATCACGCACTCGTGCACGCGATATAAAATGATTATCTAGTATCACACATCTCACGTTAAAAGCAAGCAAATTTTTTATTTAAATGCAATATCATAGGCTTATTTAAAATTGTAGTTGCTTTTTACTGTATATATTGGTATAATATATTTGTAAGTTGATAAACAAGATCTTTTTGTTGATCCTCTGTTAGCGAAGTACACTATAGGAGTGTTATTTATGGGAAAAGCACGTCAAAAAAGAGAGAACCGCAATGGTTCAAGAAAGCGTGGCAACAAATATGAGAATAACGTAATTCAGGCTGATTTTTCTAATGATTACGCTAACCCAGTTGCTAAATCCCTAGTAGGTAAAAACCGCGAGCAAAAATCATATATCAATATGATCAAGAACAACACAGTGACTGTGGGTATCGGTGAGCCAGGTACTGGTAAAACCTTTATTCCGTCCGTTCTTGCAGCTCAGGAACTCGTAGACATTCACTCAGATATTGAGCAAGTGATTCTCGTACGTCCTAATGAACCTCTAGGTAAGTCTCTTGGTATGCTTCCTGGTGATCTAGCGGAAAAGCTAGAGCCTTGGTTGGAGCCAATAGCTGATGGTATGAAATGGGCCATTGGTGATCATGCATATAAAGGATATGTCGAACGTCAGAAAATTAAATTTTTGGCTGTCGAACATGCTCGTGGCAGAACTTTCAACAACTCCTATGTAATTGTCGATGAAGCTCAGAATATTTCCGTTGAGGCAATGATTTGTCTCCTAACCCGTGTAGGACAAGACTGCCGTTTAATTATCTGCGGAGATATAGCTCAGAAAGACATTAAAGGTGACTCAGGTCTAGCACTCCTTATGGAAGTCTATGAGAAATACGAAAATGCCCCATTCTCAATGATTGAATTGATTGATAATGTTCGTTCTGTTGAGTCTAAAGCATTCTATGATATTTTTAAAGACATGGGGAAGGTGTAATATGGGAAACGTCGTTCATCTGAGCCGTAAAACTAAAATACATCGTACCTCACTGAGTGCTGCTAATATGATTACACGTAAGGAAGGGGAAGAAAGTCCTAAGACAACCCTAGCGTGGAAAATTGTAACCTCAAACCCAAATAAACCATTCAATTATAACGAGCTGAGCACCTCCATAGATATTCTATTAAAAGAAGTAGCTAAAGCTAAAGTAATTGAATAAGCTAAAAAGCTAGACTGGTAATATACAGGCCTGGGTATGAAAATACTCGGGCCTTTTCTATCAGAAAATTTTATTTGCCTAATGACCGATAATAAAGTAGAATATTCCTTAAATCCTGATAACTATAAAAAGGAAAGCCAAATGAGCCATCGCATTGAAAAAGTAATTAAACGTGACGGTACTATAGAAGACTTTGCTCCTGAAAAACTCAATGGTTGGGCAGAGTATGGTTGCAAAACAGTTGATGTAAGTTGGTCAGCCATTACTATGGCTGCTCAAAAAACTCTACCTAAAGGGGTTGTAGATTCCGACACTCTGATGGACGCATTAATTAAAGCTGCTGAAAGTCTTATCAAAGATAACCCAGCATACGATGTGCCAGCAAAGGAATTACGTCTTGCGCAAATGCGTAAGCGCCTTTATGACTCTTTCGAACCACCTTCTCTACGCTTCTTCCATGACCACATGGTTAGCGTAGGTGCATGGGAAGACATGAGTGCATGGATTACCGATGAGCAATTTGAAGCTCTGAATCAGGTTATCGACCATGATCGTGACCGTCTTTTTACTAGTGGTGGGCTGAAGCAGTTCTTTGATAAGTATTCCCGTCGTAACATAGCCACTGGTGAAATTTACGAAACCCCGCAGTTTGCCTACATGGGTATGGCAATGGCGATGTTATCTCAACCTAACTGGACAATTCTAGATGCAATCGACCTCTACAACGCAATGTCGCTCCACAAAATCAACGTTCCTACGCCGCCACTGGTTGGTCTGCGCTCTAGTGACCGTGGATTTGCTAGTTGCTGCCTCGTGGATTCCACTGACACGTTGGATTCAATCGACACCGCCGAGCACATCGTCTTCAAAATGGTCGCAGCCAGAGCGGGAATCGGGTATCATCTTGAAAGCCGATCAATTGCTGATCCGGTGCGAAATGGGGCATTCCCGCATTCCGGAAAACTGCCATATTATCGACACATTGACCGCTCAGTAAAGGCCAATACTCAGCAAACTCGTGGTGGTTCTGCTACAGTGTCTTATCCATACTTCGACCCTGAAATCATTCAATTGATGCAGGTTAAGCAACAACGTGCTACAGATGAGAATAAAATCGATAAGATGGATTATTCTCTGAGCTTCAACAATCTTTTGTTAAAACGTTATCTGAAAAATGAAGATATTACGCTAATGTCATACTTCTATGCTCCAGAAGTTCATGAAGCGTTTTATAGTGATGACGAGGCTAAATTTGAAGAAATCTATGTGGCAGCGGAGAAACGTGTGGCATCTCTTACAAAGATCGACCACGAAGGAAAAACAGTTCCAGCAGCTCCTAAAGTCTCTGCAAAAGAAATCCTAGATACTTGGCTACGTATCCGAATGGAAACAGGACGTATGTATGCTCATCACATTGGGGAATCTAATCGTCATGGTAATTTCCTTGATCCGATCCGTATGACAAACCTTTGTGTTGAGATTACTCAGCCTACTCGCCCGTTCCATCATATCACAGAGCTGTATAAGACAAAAGAGCAGCTTGATCAAATGAAGCCGGAGGATATTGGTGAAGTATCTCTGTGTAACTTAGGTGGTGTTGTACTTGGACGCATGGAATCTCTAGCTGAGTGGGAAAAAACTTGCTACATCCTCCTGAAATTCGTTGATACAATTATTGAAATTCAGGATTATCCGTTCCCAACTATGGAATATACGGCTAAGAAACGTCGTAATGTTGGTATTGGCCTAATGAACGCAGCAGGTGCAATGGCAGCAGAAGGTCTGGCTTACGAAGGTATTGAAGCCCGTAACTGGATTCACCGTGAGGCTGAAAAACTGTCCTACTTCCTGCATAAAGCCTCTGTACGCCTAGCTAAAGAACAGGGTGCATGTGAGTGGTTTGATCGTACTAAACCATCTAAAGGAATTCTAGTAACCGACACGTACAAGAAAACTGTTGATGAACTGGTATCCGTAGGCCTAGAAATGGATTGGGAGTCTCTACGTGCAGATATTCTGAAATATGGTATGCGTAACTCTGTTCTGACTGCTCAGATGCCGGGAGAAAGTTCCTCTGTTCTGCTAGGAGTTACTAACTCTATTGAACCACCTCGTAAGATTGTATCTATCAAGGGTAGTGCAGTAAATAAAGTAATTGCAATTGCTCCAGGTGCAACCGATTGGGAAACGTTAATGAGCTATAAATTGGCTTATGATGTAGATCGTATCGAGTGGATCAAATGGGTAGCAACTATGCAGAAATTCTTCAGCCAGTCTATCAGTACTAATATGTACTACGACTACACCAAGTTTGAGAATGAAATTATTCCTGGCCCAGTAGTAGTTCGTGATTTCATGACTGCTGTTAAGTATGGGTGGAAGACTTTCTACTACGCAAACTTCAACACCGCAAATGGTGGGGGTGCTGGAGAAGAAGCAGCCGGTTGTGCATCAGGCGGTTGTACTATTTAATAAAAACAAGGAGATCTTCGGGTCTCCTTTTTCTTTGAAATTTTACTTGCTAATCGCTACCAGATTTGCTATAATATTCCTGAAATAGTGAGAAAGAGGAAAATCAATGACTACTTTACTAAACCTGAATTGGGATCATACTAACGCTGACCTTTTCCTGGGAGATTCTCTAGGTATCGCAGATTATGTACGTGTAGCACATCCAGAACTAGAACGTCTGGCACTTCTGCAACGCTCTCAATTTTGGACTGAAACTGAAATCAGTCTGGAAGCAGATAAGAAACAATGGCCTAATCTCCCGCGTGAAATTCAGGAAATTACACTCCTGAACTTAGCATGGCAGACTCAAACTGATTCCTTTATCAGTCGTGCCCCTGAAGCAGCTATTATGCCGCTTGTAAGTCGTCCAGAATTGGAAGGTATGCTCAAACAGTGGAGCTATTTTGAAGACCTGCATAGTCGTGCTTATAGCAATATTATTCGTAATGTTCTGACTGATCCAGCAGAATTTATTGATTCTGTAACCAAAAACCAAGAAGCATTCGCACGAATCGCTGATTCTGTTGAACTATTCGATGAACTGTACCAGTTAGGTCAGTATTTCATCGCAGTACGCGATCATCGTGGCGACAATACATATCCAGAAACTGAGTTCCCTGAAGTTAAACGTGAAACTCAGGCTAAACTATTAGACGCTTACTTTGCTATCTATGGTCTGGAAGCAATGCAGTTTTACGCATCCTTTGCATGTACCTTTGCATTAGCAGAGAACGATATTCTGCAAGGTATTGCTAAAAATCTGCAATTAATCGCTAAAGATGAAGCTCTGCACACTCAGATGTCTAAAGCAATCATCCAGATTATGTTCCAGCAGTTTGACAAAGATCTGGTAGATGAAGCAGTGGCTAAAGCACCAGCACAGCTCCTGAAAACTCTGAAAACTGAAATTGAATGGGGTCATTTCATTTTCAAAGGTCGTAGTCTGATTGGCTTGAATGCAGAACTTCTAGAAGAATATCTGTACTTTGTGGGGCGTAATGCATTTATGCACATCGGTGTAGAATGGCCTAGTCACTTACCAGTAATCACCAAAAACCCTATTCCATGGATCATGAACTGGTTGGATACTACTTCTCTACAGCCTGCTCCGCAAGAAATCCAGATTGGTGCAGCTTACCGTGTAGGTCAGGTAACTGAGACCTCTGCTGATACTCTGAAAGATCTAGGTAATGAATTTGGAGATTTCTTATGATTACAGCAATGTATGCAGTTGGGCCGAATGGGGAGTTCGGCCTCCGAGGTAAACTTCCCTGGGGCTCCTTCAAAGAAGAACTAGATGCTTTCTATTCTCAACTGGACGTGTTGAATCCAGATAACATCATCATTGGTGCGGGTACTTATTTAGCTCTTCCATACGCCGTTAGAGAACGTATGATTGGAGCTTCTGACCTATTTATTCGTGCTGATCGTCCACTGCCAGACGATATTACACATGATATTTACACTCCCATATCAATGATAGGTGATACATTACCTACTTTTCTAAAAGATCAGCAAACAGTAGTTCTAGGTGGAGCTAATCTTCTTCTAGAAATGTACCAACATGGGCATATTGAAAGTGCTTTTGTATCCACAATCTTTAGTGATCAAAAACTAGAGGCAGATGTACATCTGGATAATACGATTCTAGATTACAACTATGAATCTACTCGCTTAGTTTATGCAACCGGCGCAAACAGTGATAACAGCCTGAGATTTGTACAGGAATTGGTTACTTATTAATGCAACAATATTTAAAAATTCTAACAGATGTAATTTTACTAGGTGAACCACGTAACGATCGTACAGGAACAGGCACAGTTTCGATTTTTGATTCCTATGCTAAGTTCGACCTACGTGAGGGATTCCCGGCTGTAACTACTAAACGCCTGGCCTGGAAATCAGTAGTAGGAGAACTCTTATGGTTCTTGTCTGGTTCCACAAACCTCCATGATCTACGTGTATTCACATTTGGTCGTGACGAAGGACAGTGGACCATCTGGACTCCAAATTATGAAGACCAAGCTATAAGTATGGGGTATGATAAGGGTAATCTAGGACCAGTATATGGTAAACAGTGGCGCAACTTTGGTGGGAGAGATCAGATTATAGAACTTATTGAAGGACTCAAGAATAATCCTCATGGCCGCAGACATCTAGTTTCTGCATGGAACGTAGCTGAACTTGATAAAATGGCATTACCACCATGTCACTACGGCTTCCAGTGCTATGTAAGTAACGATGGATACCTAGATCTTAAATGGACCCAACGTTCTGTAGATTGTTTCCTCGGTTTACCTTTCAATATTGCTAGTTATGCTTTATTAACGCACATATTAGCAAAACTGACAGGATTAAAACCTCGCTACCTTATCTTTAGTGGCGGTGATACTCATATCTATAATGACCATATGGAACAGGTAGAAGAACAGGTAAAACGTAAACCTCGTTCTTTACCAACTCTAGTAATGCCAGAATTTGTAGATCTCTACGATTTACTGGAGAATAATACTGCAGCTTGGTCATTCCATTTAGAGGGGTACGATCCTCACCCAGCTCTTAAAGCTAAGATGTCTTCTTAACTCAAATAGCCCTTCGGGGCTATTATATTTGAAATTGTATTTGCTTATTAAGTACAATTTCAAATATAATATACTCAATAAGTACAAAAAGGATAATAAAATGAGTAAAGAAATTGAATTAGAACAAGCCCTTCTGAGTTACTCCAATTACTTGCAGAGTGATAAAGAAACTATTACTAAGGAACAGGTATTATTAATACTAGACTCTATCACTTCTAAATTCAGGACTTTAGAAGACTACTACTCTGTAGGCAATGGAGATGAGAAGGTAGAGTTACGTCTAAATCTTCTAGAAGATATGGGTTGGGACGAGGGAGATCAATTAGGATATTTAGGTATATCTACAGAAATTCTAGAAAATACAGAGCATGAAAATATACTTGAAGTAAAGAGCAGAAGTGCTATTCGATATAATACTTATGGTACAGGTATTACAGGAATAAAAGCATTACTTAGTATAGACATAGGATGGTTAGATGAGTAAAAAGTTACCTAGCCAAGAAAGATTAAAAGAAATACTAATCTATGATCCAGATACTGGTATATTTACTAATAAGGTAAGTCGTGGTAGGGGAGGAAAAGCAGGTTCGCCAGCTGGATACCTAAGAAAAGACGGCTATATAACTATTAAGATAGATAAAATAGATTATTTAGCGCATAGGTTAGCCTTTCTATACATGACAGGATCAATACCTGATTTAATAGACCACAAAAATAGAATTAGGTCAGATAATAGGTGGATAAATCTAAGAGAAGCTACAAGCCAGTCTAATAACAGAAATTGTACCGCATCGAGTAAATCTGGATATCTAGGTGTACACTGGAACAAACAACTACAGAAATGGCAAGTACAGGTGATTGATAATAATGGTAAAAATATTTACGGGGGTGTTTTTGACTACTTAGACCTAGAAAGTGCGGTCATAAAGGCTAATGAACTAAGAAAAACACTTCATGGTAACGAAGCAGTTATAGAAGATTTCTATACCAACTATTACCCACCAATAGAGGAACTTAATAAGTGAGCGTTTTCCACATTTACACAGATGGTGCTTGTAAGTCTAACCCAGGTCCAGGTGCTTGGGGTTTTATTGTCTATGATGATAACGACGATCGTTTAGGTTCTAAATCTGGATATAGTCCTAAAACTACAAATAATGAGATGGAACTCACGGCTATTGTAGAGGCTCTACGTTGGTCAGTTAAAAAAGATAATAGACCAATTGTTATCTATACTGATTCTGCTTATTGCAAAAATGGTATGGAAAGTTGGATGTTTTCTTGGCAAAGGAAAGGCTGGAAGAAAGCAGATGGTGAAGTCCCTCTTAATCTAGAACTTTGGCAGGAAGCATTTAAATTAACACAGCAGTATATCAACTTTCACAATACTAATCCTACCTTTATTAAGGTTAAAGGACATTCTGGTATTAGTGGTAATGAAGCTGTAGATGCATTGTGTAACACAGTTATTACTGAAGCTGAAATGGCCGAGATGTGATAAATAAATTAAAAATCTTCTTGCTTAAAGCCCTCTAATTTAGTATAATATTCGTATTGAAAGTGGGGAGGGCTTTATGCGAATTTATAACTCAAATTCATTAGGATTTAAACCGTTGAGAAAACGTGCACAATCACCTCGTCAAATAAGAAAGGCTAATATTGGTGAGCCAGAAACACGTCTTCCACCTCCTCCAGAACAACGTTTAGTTTATCTGGATGAAGAGTTAGCTGAACGCGAAAGAAAAGCTCAAGAAGAGATTGAGCGTAAGAAAATGTGTACTGCTCCAGCGTATAATAAAGGAGCGTATCAATATGTTTCCGATGCAGAACAAGCCAAGATGGTTGGTAGATAATTTTTAAAAAATTCATTTGCTAAACTCTTCAAATTACCGTATAATATACTTCATAAATTGATAAACAAAAAGGAAAACAAATAATGGCTAAGCAGAAAAACGCAAAAACTCAAGCAGCTACTACAGTTAAAACTTTCCCTCAGACTGAGGCTAACCGCAAAGCTCGTCTGGAACGCCACCTGCGCAAGCACCCTACTGATGCTCAAGCTGCACAGGCACTGAATCGTCCGGCTCCGATTCGTCAAAAGCCGAAGGCTAAGAACGCAACTCGTTCTGTAGCCCGCCTTGTGACCTATGTACAGGGTTACGGTCACAAATCTGTTCCAGTAGCACTGAGTTTCAATGCTGGAGCAGAATTGTTCCCTCGTAATGGCATGGCCATGAAAGATTACGAGAAAGCAGTTAACCAGAAACGCAAACCAACGGCAGATGTATTGCGTGATACTCGTGGACAGTTTGGTTCTGTTAAGCCAAATATCTTCGGTGTAGAGTATAGCAAAGATAACGTTCGTGCTCTGTGTTACGGTGTAGGCATTAAGTTCACGGGTGATTCTGCTCGTAAATCTGCTAAACCAGCTCGCAAGCGTAAAGCGAAGTAATAGATAAATAGGGGCAGAAGCCCCTACAATCTACTAATTCTCTAACTAATCAAGGATATTTTTATGTTCTCTAAGAAACCACGTTCTGTTACTGAAATCGTTGCTTCCTTTACCACTATCACTGATGAGCTTCAAGCTCGTATTGAGGCTGATCAAAAAATTGCTGCGGATATTCAGAAACAGCAGGAAGAACTCGCTTTAAAGTTGGCTGAAACCAACAAGAGTGAAAAATCTGCCCAAACTATTATGGAAAATATCCTTAAACTGCTGGGCAAGTGATTTAAATCAGGGGGCGAAAGCCCCTCTTATTTGGAGAAACTATGCGTAATTTTGTAGCAAAGAATGATTTTAACCGTGCTAGCACCCATAAGTCAGCTAGGGATTATACACGACTTTCTAGTCATGAGGTAATGGATGCCTGTTATGAAGAGCTGGAAGGTAGCTGGAATGAATGGCCCGACTTCTCTATGGAAGAGAACTGGGATGTCAGTGAGGATATGCTTCCTGGTTTTAAAGACCCCAAGAAGTGGGAGTCTATTAAAGAGACAGCTCTTTAATAGTTTTCTACACAATAAAGGATAAGTTATGAAAGTAAAACCATTTGGTATGCTAGATATTGAATCTCTAGGAACTCCAGGAGATTGTGGTACTACTCATATCGCAATGCCTTCTTTCGCTTTTGTGGCTATGCATGGGATTGACAAAGACCCTGACTTAGTATTTGTTACTTTGGATGTGCAGGATCAGCTTAATTCTGGTGCCAAAGTTACAGCATCTACTCTAGCATTCTGGATGGATCAAGCTAAAAATAGCCCCTCTGCTATTCACATAATGGAAGCTATGAAGGAACGTAATCCAAAACTGATTGCCTTCCAAAATGGTAAACATCACTGTACTAATAAGCTCGGCTCTAACTATGCTGCCTTCTCTATGGCTCAAAATATTATGGAGTTGGCTCTAGGCGAAAATGCTTTGTATTATGGCAATGGCCCAGAGTTTGATATGACTATCTACTCTGCAAACACGTTCCATGCTGGAACCAATGAAGAGGTAGTCCCGTGGAAATTCTGGAATTTGGGTAATGTTCGATCTCTTCGTAATCTCTGGATGCAAGCTGGATACAGTTATAAGGCTCTAGAGACCGAAGCTATTAGCTGGGCAATAGCTAAAATGGAGAGGATGGACACTATTCGTTATGGGATCTATCCGGTTAAGCATGATCCTGCATTTGATGCCTTAGTTGAAAGCTATTGTGTTGCAGCTATGATCGAAAAAATGAAAATTTGATTTGCTTCCGGCCCCAAAATTCTGTATAATATATTCATAAATTTGAGAAAACAATAAAAGGAAAACAAATATGCCAGTATCTAAAAATGTTCGTAAAAATGGTAAGAAAGCTACTCGTAATCTGGGTATCCGTCGTATGGCTGAACGTCAATCAGGTGTCCAGAAAATCTTTGATCTGCTAAATCGTGCTAATCCTAAAATTGATAACAGTAACGATACTGTTCTGCGCACTCTGCTGGCAATTGGTCTGTAATAGACCAACTTTAAACAAATTCAAATCTCAAACTTCATATAAGGAAGCAAATAATGACTACTCGTATCTCTAAAACTCGCGCTCTGGCAACTATCAAATCTCTGGAAGCTAAAATCCGTAAAGCTACTGAACAACAGCTTCTGATCGCTGTTGGTGAAGGTAAGGATAAAAATAAGGTTGTAGTTGGCGCTGCAATCGAAGTAGACGATCTATCTGCTCGTATTAAGGCAGATTTCCAGTCTCTGCTGGATATGATGTCCCAGCGTGATCGTATCAAAGCTGCTCTGATTAAGAGCAATGCGGAAACAATCGTTGAGATTGGCTCTCGTAAGATGACTGTTGCGGAAGCAATTGAAGCTAAGCGTTCTATGGAACTTAAAGCTCAACTGCTGGCTAACATGCGTAAGCAGTTCCATGCTGCTACGGTTAAGTTTAACACGCAGAAAGCACAGTTTGATGCTAAATATGAGCGTTTGCAGGATAGCATGGCTACCCGCGATAAGAAAACTTCCGAAGATGAAGTTAAAATGCAGCTCAACCTGCTGGAACTCAAGAATACTCCATTCTTGATTGATCCGCTGGAACTGGAGAAGCTGATTAAGCAGCATGACGAGGAATATCAGGACTTTGCAACAAATGTTGACTTTGTTCTGTCCGAGTCTAACGCCTCTACCTTCATTGAAGTAGAGTAATAATTTAAAAGCTAGTAAATCGGTAGACGAAAGCCCAAGCATCTTACCTCGCAGCAGCGGTTGAAATACGAGGTTAAATAAGACCGCTGACCATACTATAAAGTATAATCTATTGGAGATTATGTTTATTACATCAGACATTTAATCTGACACGTAAAAACAAAGCGTCGTTGATATTACCGACACAACTTCAAAGATCAACATTTAAGTATGAAAGCTGAAAAGTTTAAAGAACTCAAACTTCTAAACTTCTAAAGCTAAAAGATGCAAAGTATTCGTTGATGATTCAAACCCTAGATCAAAGGTACATGGCTCATAAGATATGGCCTGTGGCGCCTCTAGGCTGTTTATCGGTTTACTAGTTTCACAATTTAAAAATGTATTTGCTAATTTACTAAATTATGTGTATAATATATTTTTAAATTGATGAAACGAGGCTATTATGACTTTTCATATTTTGATTGATGATGTGCGTAATCTTCACGGAATGGACATTATCATTCGAACCCCAGAAGCCGCTGTAGAGTTTCTGAATAAAACTGATACCACAGGCCATTTCGTTTATATGGATAATGACTTGGCTGTAGATGGTATGGAAGGTTATCAAATTCTTCGTTTACTCTTAGAATTTGGGCAGAGACCAAAGAAAGTGGTACTAGTAACCTCGAACCCAGTAGCTAAGCAAAATATGCGTAATGATTTGCTTGACTTAGGGTATAAAGAAAATCCCAATCGTGTTGAATATGATTGGCAGGAGTAAAAAGAATGAAGGCAGCTTTGCTTTTAGTAGCTGCCCTTACCTTCAGCTTTAGTAGTCAGGCATCGCACGATGCAAAAGAAATAGATTGCATTGCTAAAAATATCTATTTCGAAAGTCGTGGTGAGGGCATAAAGGGAATGACGGCGATTGCACATGTTACTAAAAACCGTGTAAACTCCGGTAAATTCCCAGATTCCTACTGTAAAGTAGTATATCAGTCTAACCAGTTCTCTTGGGTATCTAAGAGACCAAAAGTTGATAAAACTGATGAGGCTTGGCAAACCGCTAAGAATTTAGCTAGAGTGATATACTACGTTGATTTACCACAAGATCCTACATATGGAGCACTATACTTCCATAGTGGTAAAGATAAACCTTACTGGACAAAGAAGTTTAAGAAAACAACTAAGATTAAGGGACATACATTTTATAAACCTGTTGTCACTAAAACTTAAAAATTTACTTGCTTAAATACTTAAATTTCCGTATAATACTTCCATAAATTAATGAGAGGAAGCGAAATATGAAATCAGTTGTAATTATTGGTGTTAACACTCGCGGTATTCGTACTACGAAAACTGTTAAAACTTCTAACGTTGCTGAAATCACTACGAACCCTAAAAAGTTTGATTTCGCCAAAGTCTCAGCAGTTATGACAGAACAATCTTTTAACCAAGCGTTAGGAATGAAATAATGGAAGAGAATATTTTAGATGTTTTGCGTAGAGCTTTGCAGGATTCTAAGTTTAATGGTTCTGATAAAGAAGTCGCTAAAAGCTATCAGACTATAATCGGGGATCTTCAGCGTATTGATAAAGATTTCATCACTTCTGAACAATTTGTGTCTTATCTCAAAGCTCAACTAAAAAGCATTAACCAGATGAAAGCTAAACTTCATGGTCAAGATCTTGATAGTTATAGCTTGCAGTCCGCTCAGTATGAATACATTCTAAATAAGTGGTTGCAGGAGTATCTGCCTCCTCAGTTATCTGATACTGAGATTCGTAAATACTTTGCAGAATTAGTTAAGCTAAACCCTGGAATTACAAAAGGTATGCTGATGAAAGCGATTAAGGAAGAATTTCCTGGGCGTTATGATGGTGGTACTGCTGCTCAGATTGCTGGCGAATTTAATTAAAAATTTATTTGCTAAATGCTTATAAATTCTGTATAATATATTCATAAATTAGAGAACAGCGAGCCGATTACGCTGAACTTGTCTTAATGTAAGATGCGTCGAGCACTAAGATTCGTTGAATAGAGTCGGTGGGTTAGTTGTAAAACTAGTACACAGGGGGCGGCAATCCCGGTTAGTGGCTAGAACGTGTAAAATGAGGCGTCTGAAACCTCTCCCCTAAACTCTTCTCTAATTTATAAATAGTGGGGTGTGGAAATCACTTATGTAGTAACACTGCCGTCCTAGTATAATTGGTATTATCAAGCCGTAACTGGTGGAAGATGTAGGTTCGAATCCTACGGTCGGTAAGAACTGGATAACTGATGCTTTTAACGTAAAAGCTTCCGAGGTTAGTTGCGCACTGCCTAAACCACGCGGTAGTTGGTTCCAGACTAACCAACCAGTCTGCTGAATAGTTTTATTACGATTTAACTATGTCCAGACTAAAGAAGAACTTTAGAAGGTATTCTAGGATAGTGAAGTTCTTTCTCCATATCGGAGTAGTTTTTCAGGCTATCCATAAAGTGGGAAATGCTGACATGAGAGATGTCACTAATGGTGCACAATAGCACAGGTAATTCGCGATAACTCCTGTTGAGTAGCAGCAAAAGGCGGGAAGTCATGACCCCAAGCCTAACCGAGTCCTCAATATACCGCAGGACATAACCACTAAGTCACCCTGACTTAAACTGGAAAATAATAGACGTTACTGTATTTTGTCTTGAAATACTTAATGAGTGAGACTTATGACTCTCCCGGTATCGTCTGTATTTTTAAGAGTTTTTACGAGAGTTCTTAAAAATACTTAAACGGGGTGTAGTCTAAGGGAGAGGCAGGAGTCTTCTAAATTCCTTTATGCAGGTTCGAATCCTGTCACCTCGGCCAATTTTATTAACTGTAACTAAAACAAAGGAAATATATGTTTGCTACTAAAAATATGAAAGAACTGACTTCTGAGCAGAAAGTAATTCGTACTATTAAACGTTGGGGTATTGGTGCTGTAGTTGGTTTAGCAGGTTTAATCCTAGCTCTTAATTCATATACTATTGTTTCTGATGGTACGGTTAAAACCCAAACATTCCTGGGTAAAGTAGACCCTAATCCAGTATTGCCGGGTTTCCATCTTGTAAACCCGTTTGCATCTTTCGATACTTTTAGTACAAAAGATATTGCTGTAAAATTAGATAAACTTCAGGTTCCTAGTCAGGATAAATTTAAATCCACTGTTGACCTGACTGTTATGTTGCAGTTTGATGGTTCTAAGGCACCAATTAACCGTATTAACGCAGGTACTCAGGATCAGGCGCTAGACAAGTATGTAACTGAAAAATTACTGTCTACTATTCGTGAGTTTGGTAAGTCTGTACCTAAAGCACAAGATTTGTTTGATGCTAAAATTCAGGCTCAATTGCAAACTGCAATTCAACAGGAAGTTGAAGAGTATGCACGCCCATATGGTTATACAGTTAAGCAGGTATTCCTTCAGGATATTACTTTGCCACCAGTAATCATGGAACAGGTACAGAATACCAAAGTTCGTGAAGAGCAAGTTAATGCTGCGAAAGCTGAACTGGTTCGTGTTGAACAAGAAGCACAGCAGAAGGTTAAACAAGCAGAAGCAGATCGCGAAGCTCGTAATAACCAAGCTATTGCTAACGAACGTGACGCAGATGCTAAACTATATGCAGCTAAGAAAGAAGCTGAAGCTAACGCCGCATTGCAACGTACCATTACTCCTGAGATGATTCGCTGGAAGCAACTGGAAGTTGAAATGATTCGTGCTCAGAAATACCAAGGTGGTGTACCTCAAACTGTGGTTGGTACTGGCTACGATGGCCAAATGATCATGGATATGCGTAATAAATAATATCCGTACGTAACATCTGAAGTAAGCCCTGCGTTCCCTGGAGAGCGCAGGGCTTTTCTGTATTTAAGATAAAAGAAAAGCCCCTAAGTCTTTCGACTAGGGGCTTTATTGTTTGGTTCCTTAGAACCATATACTCTTGTTACAGCAACCACCCATACGGGAGGCCAATCTTGACTGAAAATCTACTCTAGGGGGCAGGATAAGAGTAGGCTTAAAGGCAAACGGATTGAACGCCGGTATTTGCGTAAACATTGCTGGAGAGCAACAACGTGCTACAGGCATTGGGCAGCACGAAACAGATTTTCTGCAACACATAATTTCTCCTTAGGAGTTATTACCACCATTTTGAGCTTTTGCAACTTGGCTTTGGCAGAAGCTATTAAACTTACCCATAAGTGATACAAGCTGTTTCCCATCCTCTGTCTTTGCGAAGTCTTCGAAAAGGGCTAGTACTGCCTGTCCTTCCGCAGAAACCTGCGGTTGTTGGGTTTGCTGCTGAACTTGCTGCTGAACTTGCTGCTGCGGCATCTGTTGCTGCATTTGTTGAGGCATTTGCGACTGCCCGCTCATTTGCTGCACCATTTGCATAGGACTCACACTCCCAGGGTTTTGCTGGAGTTGTTGCTGCATCTGTTGCGCTTCTGCTAAACGCTGTTGCAATTGTTGTAGGTAGGGGTTATCCAGACCAGGCATGGGCTGCTGGGAGCCCATGCTTTGATTAAGTCCGTTATTTACAAAACCATATTTACTCATAATGGGCTCCTCCCCTTAATATTAAGCCGGCAGTTTAGCCTGCAGACCAGCCAGAGTCTGAGTGATAGCACCAAGACTTACAGCGATTTGATTAATTACCTGACCGTTAGCACCGTTACCCGCAGCGATTGCTTCACGTAGACGACATGCATCTAACTCATCCTGAATACGAGCAGTAGTTACACCAGCGATCGCAGTCTGAAGTTCACAGCAACATTCAGCGATCTGACGTTCCAGAGAGTTCTGGTTAGCACACATCTGAGCCTGAACAGCGGCAAACTGATTATTAGTTTGTAAAGTCTGCTGGAAAGCGATCTGTGCAGAATCAAACTTATCTTGTGCACGAGCTATCTGATTAGCTGCGAAAGATTGATCAATCTGGCGAGAAAGATCGAACTGACCCTGAATAACATTGCGAGTTTCCTGGCAGATCTGATTAGACAGATTAGCACCTGTACCATAGATCGTAGTTAGTACAGACTGAGTATCACGGCTCTGGTTTTGGGATGTCTGGCTAAAACCATTGTTAACTGCGCTTAAAACAGCTCCAGTACCCTGGTTAGCTTCTGTACGAGTAGTGTTAATAGCTGCTAGAATACTAGCGGTATCTTGGTTCTGAAGTACTGCATCAACTGCGGTACCATCACCAACTACACCACGTCCACCGAATCCACCGAATCCACCGAATCCGCCTGTTAGTAGAGCACCGATTAGGATAGCTCCGAATAGTCCCATACCTTCACCACCGAAAGCACCTGCGTTTGCTGGGTAACCACCCAGTAGGCCAGGGAAGCCACTAGTGAATACGTTTACTGGTTCTTGCATTTTATGTTTTCCATATTTATGACAATGTTCATCATCATCTTCTTCTTCATCATCGTGTTCACGATGTTTCTCTTCGTAGGCTCTGACCTTCTCCCACTTTTTCTTATCTGATTCCTCGTGACGGTGCAGTTCTGCTGCAACGCTAGCGACGGTCTCAGGACTCTTAGCTACTTCTTCTGTCATTTTTGACACCTCCTAGTATGTAGAAAATGTGTGTCTCTTTGATCACTCATCCATAACATATACTTTATACTACTCCAGCGAAAATGTCAAGGGGTCTTTAAAAATTGCCCCCGGATTTTTAGTGGGGTCACAAATTTTGGTCCTCACCACTTATCTGCTACCCTTAAGCGCCCTATGATTTTCCTCTAAAAAGTTAAAAAATTTGATTGCTTGAATGCTAAATTCTCTGTATAATATATCTATAAATTTGAGAGAGGAACCAAATATGAATGTTGATGAGCTAACACAGCACCTCTTATCTATGGGATTTGATACTGATAAATATCATTGCTGGTTAAGTCCGGAAGGATGGCTAACAGTCCCGTTGTATGATTTCTCTGGGATGTTGAGGGGCTATCAAACTTATAATCCTTCTGCTCCAAAAGGTCATGGTAAGTGCCCCTTTGAAGCTAAATACTTTACTTATTCTACCACCCAGTGTGTATGGGGACTAGAAACTCTCAATGGAGATGAAAAAGTAGTATTGATCGCTGAATCTGTATTTAAGGCAGTTGCGTTACATAACGCTGGGTATCCAGCCCTGGCAATGTTGGGTTCTTCTCCAGGAAAAGCGTTATTAAAGCAACTGAAATTACTACCTTTTAAATTGGTAGCTGTCGGAGATAATGATCCTGCGGGTGAAAAATTTGCTAGAAAATTAAACGGCTTTGTTTCTCCTGTAGATGTGGATGAGATGTCTACCGAAAACTTGAAAAATTTTCTTGCTATGAAGCTAAATTTCTAATATAATATATCTTATAAATTCGGAAGAATAGCATAACGGTATTGCAGCAGATTGCTAATCTGTCGGTTTGAAATATAGCCTTGTGGGTTCGATTCCCACTTCTTCCGCCAGATTTTGGTTCTCAAGCTCATATGGTATGAGCACCCGGCTCATAACCGGAAGGTACGTAGGTTCGAATCCTCGGGGAGCCACCAAATTAAATAAGGACAATTAATGGAATTATTCATAGTTTCTGTTAAATTTGCACAAGATAGAGAACGTTCGGACGAGTTTAAACAAGGGTACAGACTAGTAAAGGCTACATCCGAACTCCATGCTATGGACAAAGTAGTAGACTATATGTATAATGTAGAAGATGTTTACTACGTCAATGCTTTAGAAGCCTCAAAAGTAATTGACTAAGGAGACTATATGTCCAAGTTTCAAGAACTCAAGCAAGAGCTAGAAGAGTGTGCCTGCCCTGAGTGTAGGGGAATTGGTGAAAGTTCTGATGCAGAAGCAGGAGATACTTTTTGCAATATCTGGGTTTGCCCAAATTGCAATGGTACAGGTATTAATCCTAACTGTGGTATTTCTCTAGATATTGAAAGAGGATAATACCTGTGAAACTAAAAGATTATTATATTGGTTGGTTTGTGGGACTAGTAGTAGGATTTTCACTAGGCTATAATATGTATCAACTAATAAACTGATTACACGGGGGGTGTAATCGAATTGGCATAGGTACTGGACTTAAAATTCAGGTTTTGTGGGTTCGAATCCCACCACCCCTACCAAATTAAGGAAATAAGATGTATAGACATCCACCTCCGCCAACACGTCGTTCTAGGGAAGTCATCCTTATGGAATTGACTAAAAACTTCAAGGCAACTCTTGAAGATAGAGATCTAGGCACGGATGAAGATATTGATTTTATTTGTAGACTATTAAAGATGAAACTGGAGAAACAACATGGCTAATCCTGAAATTACCGCACAACGTTTCATGCTTAAAGGCATGATTGCTGAGGCAGGTATAACTCAAGAGGTTGCAGATTTTCATAAGCAATTTCTTGACATTATAACTCTAGCTAAAGAGACTGGAGAAAAAGAACATGGAGCGGCAATTATGGCTATATCTCTTATTAGTCTAGACTTGGCTGAAGAATCTGGAGTTTAGCTCCTCCAAACAGAATTTTTAAAAATGTACTTGCCTTTTGCTTTAAATTTCTGATATAATAGTTATATAAATTGATGAAGGAGTTAACTAATGCAAAATCGTGTTATAGCAGCTGGTATTGAAAGTGCAATCTGTAAATCCTGGGAAGGCTGGGAAGGTGAGATTGAATGGCTTTATTTCTATGATGTAGAACTTCTGCCGGAAGTTAAAGCTAAATGTGTTGAAGCTGGCATGGCTCCGGATGCAAAAGCTGATATTGATATTTCAATGTCTGAACTTAAAGGTCGTGTAGTTACCGTTAGTAATGAGGGGGAAGAAGTTTTCGAACTTCCATTCTCCTTAACTGTCACTCCTAAGTTCGACTAACTAATACAGCACTGAGCAAGTTCTTTAAAATTTGACTTGCTCAGTGCCTTAAAACTTGGTATAATAGTTATCTAATTTGGAAACATATTTAAAAGTGTTTAAATTAGAATATTTTGAATACTTCTAAATATGGGGAAATATTCTGTAAGTGGTAGCAGAGCTGACTGTAAATCAGTTGTCATTGCGACTCGGGTGGTTCGACTCCATCTTTCCCCACCAATTTAAGTCCTGTTAGACAAACTGGTAAAGTCACTACCCTTTCAAGGTAGGATTTGCGGGTTCGATCCCCGCACAGGACGCCAATTCCTGCATTCCTAGAGTGTTACTGGACAGCATGTCGGTCTCCAAAACCGTACGGTCTAGGTTCGAGTCCTAGTAGGTTTGCCAAAAATTTGCACCTTTAGCTGAGATGGATTAGCGCTTGCCTGAAGAGCTTGAGAGGTTCGTTCGATACGAACAGGGTGCACCAAATTGAAGGAGCTGCTGATGCATCCTGAAAACTTCTTTATTTACTGCGCGGATAAGTCGCTGAAACGTAGAATTAACAAAGTCTATCATTATCGTGCTAGTCAACAGCCTTATGTATATGCTTTTGATGATGATCACATTCCACTAGAACAATTATCTTGTGATTACATGATATTGAAGAACTTTGACGAGACAAAGATCTCAAGCGTTCATAATCGACAGAATCCATTAACGTGGAAATATAAGAAGAAAAAGAAAGGCATCAAATTTTTAAAAATGTAGTTGCTTAGTTTCCAAAAGTTCTGTATAATAATTACATAAATTGAACTGGAGAAGCAACATGACAGAACAAGAGTTGAATGAACGTAAGCTGGTAATGCTTCGCTTACTAAATATTTTCTCTGGTATGGACGGTGGAATTGACTTTGTTCATCTACGTTCCTTCGTAGAAGAAGCTGAAGGCGAATCTATCACTAAAATCCTTAAACACATGGGATTACTTTTAGATGCTGCTAATGTGGCTACTGAATATAAACTAGAAGATCTACCGGAGCGTGTTAAATGAAACGTTTAGTTAGATTTAAGTGTTGTGGTTCTGAACATGTTTTCACACATCTTCGTGAATTTAAAATGTGTGATTGTGGTAAATCAGGCTATGACTTAGGAGATGGGTTCTACACCCGTACTCTAGGGAACTTCAATGATCTAGAATTTGAAGATCTCGAAAAACAAGATAAATCGACCGTTGGCTGAATGGCTTAGGCGAAGGATTGCAAATCCTTTTTATGTGAGTTCAAATCTCATGCGGTCGTCCAATTTGCTGAAAGAATTGTTAAATCAATTCAGGCACGCGTAGGAACACTGTCTCCGTAATTGAAAGATGAGGCACGGTTTGGAGAGGTATGCCGCTACACGCTACGGTGCTAACTCCGTCTAGGTGAAAATCCTAGTCAGCAATATAAATTTAGGGTCGTTAGCCAAGCGGTTTGGCGGTGGACTGTTAATCCATGTCGAAAGACAACGTAGGTTCGAATCCTACACGGCCCGCCAAATTCTGTGTAGAGTTAAGTAAACCGGTAGCCAACCAGCTATCATTGCTGATATCGAATTCAGCCACAGATACCATTTTCATTAATAACTGAGGAAACAAGCATGTCCAAGAATGTAATTGCGCAGCTAGAAGTTCATCGTGATAGCACTATCAACAATATTGAAGTTGAGAAGAAATACATCGAAGAACTTAAACATGATATACTAGTAAGTCTTAATCGTCTTAATGTACGAAAAGAGTTTCTTAAGGAACTTAATGCAGCTATTGAAAAACTCAAAGCTGAGTAAATGAATTATGCGACCGGGGCTGGCTTGGTAATGGTACTCCCCTGTCACGGGAGAGAATGTGGGTTCGAATCCCATCGGTCGCGCCAAACAATTAGGGTACAGAGTAGGTAAAGGTAGGGGAGGTCACATATGGTCTTTAGACGGATATGCTCTGGGGCTTCCGACTAGAAAGCTGCTTTACCGCGCCCTAGCCACAATAATTAAGCAAATCCCTCTTTTTCACAGGAGAGGGTATTTGAAGAAATTCTTACGAGAGATTCTTCAAATATACATCCATAGCTCAATGGTTAGAGCTACCGCCTCTTAAGCGGAGGGTTCTAGGTTCAAGTCCTAGTGGGTGTACCAAACTAAACTAGTACGAGAAATACGCTATGATTAATGCTAAAGAAGAGTTGTTACTTGCCCTAAAGAATACTAAGTCTGAAGTTAAGTGTATTAAGATAGAATTCGGTTATTATGGGGACAAAGAAGTCTGGGTATTACCAGTAGGTTATACAGAAAAAGATATTGAAGATTTTCTAAATAATCTAGACTTTAAATATGATTCTGGTTTCGGTGGACAATTGCTTTATGGTAACGTATGGTTTACTGATGGAACTTGGTTAGAACGTGGTGAATATGATGGTTCTGAATGGTGGGAATATAAGACTACACCAGCAATCCCTGAGGAATGCCGAACAATTAATGGTGAAGTAGATAATACTTTACGGTTAAACTAATAAAATTTCAGTGCAGAACACGGAGCTAGCAATTCGGAAGTGCTGACTCATGATAAGCTGCCTATGTACTTGCGAAGCGGTCGTGTCCAAGACTCGGACTCTTGCACTGAAAACAATCAAACATTCTAGCGTGGTTGATGGGGAAACCAGCTTGGCGAGGGCAGAAGCTCGTTCGATTCGAGTGAAAGAATGGTTCTCGTAAGTCCGCACAAGTGATAACAGGTTCGAGTCCTGTCTAGAATGACACTATAAAGTTTACTTATTATGTAGGTTCCGGTAGACCGGCGGGTCTATTCTGGCATTTAAGAGAGGTCTCGCAAGCCTCTTTGTCAGCCGTGGGGTTCATAGCCTCCAGGTGGCCTACACAATAAGTAAATTTATTAAAAATTCATTTGCTATTCTGCTTAATTCTCTGTATAATATATCTTATAAAGTGAAGAGAAGGAAAGCTAAATGAAGAAAGTTTTATTACTATCTGTATTCCTACTTACTGGTTGTTTTAAATTTGACTCAACCATTAATAAAGAGTATGAATTTGCTAAAAATTTCTGTGGCGGGGAGAGTAATATAAAGAATTTCTACATATATAGTACAATTCCTAGTACCGTTTATTGTGTAGACGGACGAATTATTAATATTCCTCCACAATAAAAGAATTAACAGTGCGTAGCGCAGTTGGTAGCGTGGGAGCTTTGGATGCTTCGGGTCGCAGGTTCGAGTCCTGCCGCACTGACCAAACAATTGCGGGTTAGATCTCTGGTAGAGATCACTAGTCTCATAAGCTAGAAAGAGGTAGGTTCGATTCCTGCACCCGCTTCCATTTTAATAGAGGATTTCGAAATGAAAGTATTTCGATTAGTAGTAAGTGACAAACGTTTAGGTAAGAATACATCAAAATCCTTACTTGCTCATTACGGTAAAAATTGGGATGAAGTAATGGTAGAGTTTAGTACTAATCACCCCTACTTAAAAGTCCACTCTATTAAAGAAGTATACAATGGTTACTAATAGATCGCTAGCTCAATAGGTTTAGTAGCATCCGACTTTTAATCGGAAGGTTCTGGGTTCGAGTCCCAGGCGATCTACCAATTTCAAGAAAAATGCAGTTGCTTAATGCTTAATTTCTTGTTATAATATTTATATAAATTGATGAGAAGAGATCCTCATCATAGTTCACTAAGGTATTAGCTCGACCTAGGACTGGCTGCCAAAAAGCACGATCCCTACGATTCGGGAGAAGTTCTAGATTAGTCCACTAGATTCAGCGGCAACTGAATAGTGTATCGGGTTTGCGAGATGACGCGGTTCCTTCCGCTTGAAGCGAAGGTGCTGTAGTTACGCCGAGCTAATAGCCTTAGTAAACTTACAGGGGTTAACGCAGTGTGTACAAAAACATGTAGAGCCTGTGGGAATGAATATCCGTTAACAACCGAATATTTTTATTCGAATGGATTTACTCCTAATGGCACAAAGAAGTGGAAGCCAACATGTAAAGCATGTGAAAAAGCTGAACGAGTAGCTGGACATGAAGAATTAATTAAAGAAGTATTTCCTGTATTAGAATGTAGTATTTGTGGATATAATAGGTGTAAACAAGCCCTAGATTTCCACCATACTAATCCAGAAGAAAAGGAATACTCCATTGCAAGGTTTAGAACTTCTCGTAGAAACAGAGAAGTAGTAATAGCAGAACTTAAAAAGTGCGTACTATTATGCTCTAACTGCCATAGAGAAGTACATGCTGGATTAATAAATTTGGGCGAATAGTGTCAGCGGGAGCACACCAGACTTGCAATCTGGTAGGGAGGGTTCGAGTCCCTCTTTGTCCACCAAACATGCGTGATTGATGGAATTGGCATACATACCGTCCTTAGAAGTCGGGTTTTGAGGGTTCGAATCCCTTGTCACGCACCAAATTTGATGGTCAGAGTAAATTAAACCTACTATCTCGGTTGAGCTGTTTTAATGGGTTCGAATCCCAGCGAGGCGTAACTGCCTGGCGTGATAGAGGCATCATCTTATTATTGGAAGAGCAAATCGAATTGGCGACGAAAACCGCTTGGAAAGTGGCTGACTGGTAAAACGGCTTGAGAGTTCAAATCTCTCCTCTTCCGCCAAACAAATGGAAGGTAGGGCGTAGTGGTACGCAACTAGTCTTGAAAACTAGCCCGCTGTAGTGATACGGTGATGGTTCGACTCCATTACCTTCCTCCAATTAACTATAAGGAATCATTATGAGCAAAACAGTTACTGTAACAATGAAGGACGGTAAAAAATTTAAAGCATGCCTTCATGAAACAGATAAGGGATGGATGGCTTATTTGCCACACCTAGATTCCACTGGGTATGGAATGACCCAACGTGAAGCTATTGTTGATGCTTTAAATGAGGCTTCTGCTGGTTTATAAAAATTCTTGAAGTATGCCGGAATCGGTAGACGGGGCTGCCTAAAAGGTTTATAGGGAACATCCACTCCCTGCAATATACCTCATAAAGCGGCTGAGATAAATGGTCTATCTCGTGAAGGTTCAAGTCCTTCTGCTTCTTGATATATCTATGGCTCAAAGTGTAACGGTGCTATTTGATGCTCTTAGTAAGACTTTCCCGACATGCGTTCGGGAGTAAGCTGCTAAGACTAGAGTAGAAGAGTTTCTGAGAGCCGCCACAATTGAAAATTCGTACTCGTCTTGAGCTGCGTGCAACAGGAGATAACTTGATTAGTATTCTAGAACATGCTAATTGAGGATGGTTTCGCTAACCCTGCGAGTTTTCAATTGTGGCTATATCATAATTGGTTAATGATCCTGATTGTGAATCAGGCCTATGTGGATTCGAATTCCACTAGCCACCCCAGATTAACTTAAATAGGAAATAAAATATGGCTGAGTTCTGCAAACAATGCTCCATTGATATGTGGGGCAGAGATACTGGTGACTTATCTGGTTTGATTACAGAAGCTGAGGTCAAAGAAGGTTATGGTGCAGTTGTGGTTTGCGAAGGATGCGGAGTTATTCGAGTAGATCATGAAGGCAAACGTTTAGAAGAACCGGAAAACTTAGGAGAAACAAATGAGTAATGCTTTAATTAGTGAAATTATGTTAACACGTCTTGCAGAACTGCAAACTCTTCGAGATGAATCTCAGAATAACTTATCCTACCATAAACAGATGGTAGATACTCTTACTACTCGTATTGAAACTTACGAGCGTGATATTGCAGCATTACAAGCTCTTTTCTCTGTATCAGCACCAGATACACTAGAACAGCCTGTCGTATCTCAGCCGGTAGAAACAGCATCTAGTTAATAGCATTCTTGGGGTGTAGATCAATTGGCAGATCGTCGGCCTCTGACTCCGAAGGTTCCTGGTTCGATCCCAGGCACTCCAGCCAAACAATTGGAGAGTAGTGTAACGGTTAGCACAACGGCCTTTGACTCCGTTAATGGTAGGTTCGATTCCTCCTTCTCCAGCCAAATAATAAGCGGTTAAGCACACGGGTTGTGTCGCAGGCCTTCCAAGCCTCGCTGAGTAGGGTTCGATTCCCTCTAGCCGCTCCAACTTTAAGGAAACATTATGCACGTTTTTGAGTTTCGTAATAAAAGTACCGATAAACGAGTTATTGTTATTGGAGAAACATACCGAGCATACGAACAAACTGACGGCTCTGTTATCCTGAATGATGAGAAAGGAGGTTTTAGCTTTTATCCAGAAGAACCTTATGAAGAGTTTCGAAAACAATTTAACCTAGACTGGAGAAAGCATTTAAACACTGTTGCTTCATCTGTAGTATTGCCAACTACCAGTACTGTACTCTCTAATGGCTGACAACCTAAAAGTCAAGATTGATAAACAAAAGAAACGTGTAGAAGTAGAGATTGGTGAAGAACGTGTAGCCTTCACCTTTGAATTTCTTCAGCAGTTGGCAATGGCAGTTATGACTGATAAGTCTCCTGTTATTGAAAAAGAAATCCCGTTAAAATAACGGGATCATCGCTCCTAAAGCATTGCTGGCGATGCAGTTGCCTTGTAAGCATCTGAACCGGGTTCGATTCCTGGTGGGAGCACCAAATTTAAAAATTCATTTGCCTTCTCTCTTATTTCTTGTTATAATATCTAATTAAATTAATGAGAGGGAAACCAAATGAAACGTTATCTTTCTATTGTATTCCAAACTGGTGGCCAAAGATATACCTATGAATTTCCATCTTCTTGGAAAATCAAAGAAGGTGATCAAGTAGTTGTGCTAACTCCGCGTGAGGGATATAAAGTAGTAACGGTTAAACAAGTATTTCCAAAAGATCATGAGCCTGCTAGAGGCATCCGATATAAGATGATTCATGGTGTGGTTCGTCAAGTACCACGAACTGAGGTAGAAGTAGGTAAGAATGGAGAAACTAAATTCCATTATACTTCTTACCTAGATAGTGTGTGATGTAAATATTTTAATGCTTCGGTAGCTTAGCGATCTAAAGCACTCGGCTGATAACCGAGAGATCGGGGGTTTAAATCCCTCCCGGAGTACCAAATTTAGGAATTAAGACTATGCGTCCAGGAAAGTTTAAAAAAGCTAATTGGTCTAAAGAGTATAAAGAATACTTACTTAGTCTAGTAAAATATAGCAGTTAGTTGGCAGAGTGGTTATGCACCTCCTTCATACGGAGCGACTACAGTGGTTCAAATCCACTACTAACTACCAAATTCTAACATCGGGGAGATCTAATGAAAGCATATCAAAATCTTAAATCTGGAGTAATTAACCTTGTTCATGAAAATCAGATTATTCAGCTATACTCCGACAACGGTGAACTTAAACAGAAAGTTCTAGTTGAAGATCTAGAAGGTATTACACCACAATTCGATCCCGAAGCCTTCCGTGAAGTTAAGGTGGAAGTCGCCCCTCAAATCGAAGGTGGTCAGCACCTAAATGTCAATGTATTAAGCCGTGATCAGCTTTTGGATGCGCAGAAACATCCTGAAAAATATCCTCAGTTGACCATCCGTGTCTCTGGCTACGCTGTTCGATTTAATGCACTGACTCGTGAACAACAGAACGACGTTATTAGTCGTACATTTACTCAGGCGATGTAATGGGGTTTGGATACGATTTCTCCCAGCTACGCAAGGTAGTCGAGCAAACTCCGTTTATCTCCCAAGTTTTAGGAGAAATGTGTGGATCGAGCATTAAGACGCCATCACCGGCAACGTGTGAAGAACAACCGCAAGAAGTATTGGACAGTCTTTCCACATGAAGAAAGCCCTAAGCGGTTAGGTATTATCACTACTACTCCTTGCATCTGTTCTTGCTGGATGTGTGGGAACCCTCGCAAATATTATAAGAATAGTAAAGCAGGTATGAAAACCTCGGAGATCAGAAAAATGGAAGCAATGATTATGGGCATCTCAAATGATGAATTTGATGGCTTTGTAGGATTCGGAGAAGGAATCAGCTCAGGCTGTTTCGAAGATGAACGCCCCGATCTGTAATTAATAACAAACCCCAGCTATTGAATAAGTAGTCTGGGGTTTTTCTGTATAAAGGTACATAATATATGTATAATAAAATTCATCCACATTAGGTTAATTTAAAAGACTTAATGGAGGTAATATGAGCCGTACTTATCGTAAACAATCTGGTGATCAGTGGTGGAAGTCTAAAGAACAATTCTCCCAAGAATATTCTTTCCTCAAAGAAAATGGCTACTGGATTCGTGTTATTTATGCCAAATCCTGGGACGACATCAAAAAAGAAATGAAGGAAGCAACCATTCGTAATGAGAAAAAGGATGGTTATAACTGGAATTCTATTAGTAAGAATGTTAAGTGGCATTCTAATAAAATGGTTCGTCAAGGGAATCGTCAAGAACTCCACCGCGTGATGAAAGATCCAGAAAATTATGATTATAATCGCGATCATGACATGCGTAAACGTGGGTTATGGTGGTGCTATGACTAAATTCTGAAATAATTCATTTGCTAAACCTCTCTTTTCTTGCTATAATATGTTTATAAATTGATGAGAGAGGTTTGAAATGAAAACTCGTCTAGACTGTGCTGTTCATGTTCTTGAACACGATGTTGAGGGAACCTGTATGTCTTACCACGAAGCAGGTCGTTTAATTAAAGAACGTGTGGCAGATGTGTGCGGATTGAAGATTACTGCTGAGGAGGCTGACGATCTTTTAGGTCAAGCACTGGAGAAAACCGAAATGTTTCTCTGCGATTCTTGTTCTTGGTGGTGTGAAGCCCACGAACGTTCTTTCAACGATTATGATGTATGTCGTGATTGTAGTGGGGAGGATGAAGATGAATAAGTTTATTATTGCACTGATGATCTCCGCAGTTAGTTTCGGTTCTCTGGCATCTACCAAAGTTTCAATGAAAAATGGTAATGTTAAAGTCCAACAGAACGGCATTATTACCGAGTATGGTAAAGTTCGTGATGTTAAGGAACGTAATGGTAAAGTAGAAATATATACTAATAAAAACTTCTCTACTCCAGCCGTTACTATTAGCAAACATGGTGAAATAACCACTCAACGTACTAATAGTTCTGATTCTTTTACTTGTCGTTATGATTGCGACTTTGAAGGTGAAGATGAATAATTTAGACCCTAGAATTAAATTTGCAATTACAGAAATCCAAGATCAAATTGACGAGGACTTCACCGTTTGGTCAAGGTCTGGTAATGGAGAATATTGCCAGCTTTATAGCATGAAAATGGGTATCTCAATTGAGCTTAATATCAACCCTGAGGGTAGAGTAGAAGCTCAACCCATGTTCAGTGTTCCAGGCTTCTCTGGATTTGTTGCAGGTATAAAATTGTGTCTACCAAATAACCATCTTCATCGAGTTATTTGTCAGCTAGAAACTATTAAGCATTTCTTGCCAGAAGATAACATTAATGACTACTACCATGAAGTTGTAGCAGCTCATATGATGAAAGAAAGTAAACGTCGGAGAGAAGAACGTGAAAAGACTAAACATCAACAGCACGGTGCAGATTCCAGCAACTAAGGATGTTTTAACCTTCCTACGTAGTGAGAATACCCAGTTTTGGCATGACTATATTCAGGAAAATAAAAATAATCCAGACATAGTTGCTTTTGCCAAAAAACGTATTGGGGAATATAAAGATCCAGAGATTAAAGATGGGATGATTACTATGCAGTTATGGATAGCTATGAAAACCTTTGGACCCACTATGAGTCTAGGATTTACTCCACTGTTTACTAATATTCTAGTCAATGAAAAGGATCTGAAATGATTATCTCTCCATTTGCTCTTTGGTTCGTCATAGGATCTGTGGTTGCTATTTATAGCCTGGTTGATGATCTGTATATTTCTAAGAATAAAGATGTGATCTTATATGTTGTACATAAAACACGTCCATCAGACCTAGCACCTCTTGATGATAAAACGTTGCTCAGGTGTGCTAGATCTGCAATATTTATTATAGACATTCTTCTAGGCCCAACATCTGTATTTTTCTATTACCGAAAAACTCGTAATATGAAAAAATTTAAAGCAGAAATGCAGAATAATTAAAGAACTCGCGTAGGACCGAGTTGCGTCACCTGCAACTGTTACGGATAAGGGAGTCGTGCCCCTTAGTGCGGTAAGTGGTGAGTTGGTCGCTGACCTTAACTGGAGATTATATGACTATAGTACTAATTCTTGTTACCACTTGGTTTTTAATTGGCGCTGGGTATGCAGTAGCTATACTTAGACACTTAGATGAATACTCTGCTGAATGGTTCATTAAACACCTTCGTATAGACAACAAGGAGCACGAGTTTGAAAACGAAAAACAAAGAAAAGCAGTTGAAGAAATGACAGGCGAAGAATGCTTATTCTATATGCGTGCAATAGGATTCTTAGGGTTATTTAGTGCTGGTCCACTAGGTTTTACCATAGCTCCTTATAAAGAAACAGTAGACGATATTAAGTTATGGAGAAATGCAGGGGTACTACGCAAAGCTAGAGAAACTAAAATTACATAAGATTGACACTAAGTTAGCTTACTAGCAAAAGCAAATAATGACAAAGCCCAGCCTGCACTTTTGCGACTGGGCTATTTTTATAATAAAATTTTAGTTGCTTAGATGCCCAAACTTTTGTATAATATGTTTATAGATTGAGGCAAGAGGATTAAATATGAGGATTATTTCTAAGTTCGCCGATGTGTATGATTTGCAGAACAGTTTGTTCGACCCAGATCGTGTGTGGGAACGTAAAACTGAGGAGTTGCTGGTTAAAGTAACCGATGATGCAGAAAAGAACATTGTGCATACTCGCCAGGTATTTCGTGATGGTTCGCTATCTTTCCGGGGTGATTTCGAATATTTTGTAAACCCACTATTTGTTGCAGGTGAAGTTTACTGGTTACACGAGCTGTACTGCTGGCATCCAGCATTTAGCTTCAAAACGTTCAACCTAGACACTATGTTTGATAAAATGGAAGAGATGGGATTACATGCTCGCTCTTACTTAATGGATAAGAGTCGCGGAGATGTTCGTGAAACAATGCGTGATTTGCTCGCTGAAGCAAAACCTAAAGCAGAACGTATCTTATCCGAACTGCGTGTACCTATTGCATATGTGAAAGGTATTAAAAAGAACGATAACGATGATGTTCGTAACTTCGTGATTCAGACTAACATTCGTTTCCATCAGTCAGGTATTCCGTGGCAGGAAATTGAAAGTAACTTATACCGTTTACACCAAGTTCTCGAACAGTATATCTTCGGTGTACTAGGAACTGGTGAGCCTGATATGATTAAAGTATCAGATAAAGACAGGTTAGCAGCGCATGGATTTGATACAAAAACTTCTTTCAGGAATATGGCACGGTAAGTGGTACATCCTGGGAGCAGGTCTAGCGATAGGCATCGGGTTCGGTGCTTATCACTTAGTAGATAAAGTGGAGACTTTAGCAGGAGATCTTGCGGTAGCTACTAAAAAGATTTCTTCTCTAGAGACTTCCCTTAATAAGGTGAAAGCTGAAAGCGAACTTCGTGAGACTAGAATGAATCAGTATTTCACAATGAATAATATTTCGCAAGCAGATCTAGACAAAAAGATTAAGCAGTTAGATAAAGCTCTTAGTCGCCAAGATATTATAGCTGCAAAGCCTGGATTGGTAACATTAATTGCTAAAAAGCAGAGTAAAGAGTTCGAGGAAAGATTAGCGTGTTTAACTGGAAACTTGGAATACTGCTCGCAGCCACAATCACAATCACAGGCTGTGCAGAAGAAATAAAACCAGAGCCATCCCATGAGTTAAAGCAAGCTCATGTAGACTGGCCTAAAGGACTTCAACCTTGTAGCTTTGACTTTAAGTTTGAAAAGAAATTAGCTACAAATGGAGAAGATGGCGTAGTAGTTGTTGTACCATATAAAGATTGGAATGCAAAAGCAAAATGTGAGGAAGCAGTTTACTCTTACATTTCACGACTGACTGGTATGGTTTGCTTCTATCGCCAAGATTTACAAGAAAAACGTTGCTTAGTTTACTATCCACCAATTAACAATAGGAAAGATTAATGTCAGTATTAGTCGGTTTACATGGTGAAGCTGGTTCGGGAAAAGATACCGTTGCAAAATTAATTATCGATTGGTGTAATGACACGTATCCAACGTGTTTATCCAGTCGTTATAGTTTTGCTAAGCCCGTTTATGAACTTGCATCCGTAATCCTCGGTGTAACTCCAGAGTTTCTAGGAGAGCGCAGAGGAAAAGAGATTGACCAATGGTTTACGGTCACACAATCTCAATTGGAGCGAGCCAGAGATGTGTGGTTTAAGTACGGTATCGATAAGTTTGAAGACTTCTCGTACGTTTGGCCTATTTTTGAGGAAAAATATCTTAATCCTCAACAACTTATCTCAGAGAATAAAGAAGACGGACTTTATAGTTTATTTATTTCTCCGAGAAAAATGTTACAGCTCGTAGGGACAGAGCTAGGAAGGCAGCTGGTGCATGAACGCATTTGGCTCATAATTCTGGAGCAATCCATCGCTAAAGACGACCCAGATGTCGCCGTAATAACAGATGTTAGATTCCCCAATGAAGGAGAGTTACTCAGAGAAACAAATCATTTAGATATGGATTCTTTGATAGTAAATGTAGTACCCGCTGAGCAGAAGTTCACTATTAAATCAGATCATCCATCTGAAAGTGGTATTCCTGCAAAATATATTACTCACGAATTAGTTAATAAATTCGATGGTATCAATAACCTTAAACTAGAAGTTTATAACTTCTGTGACTTAGAGCTAGAACCACTAGTTGGATAATCAAGGATCGCTATGACTAATAAAAAAGAAGAAAAGACTAACCTGTTTCACTCCATTCACCAATCTAACGAGTATACCTTTTTCTTTGATGAAGAATTAGGCCCGCCAGATGAATACCGTGATTTATCAATGGTACTTATGCAGGCAAATGAGGACGACGAAATTAATCTGATGATTAATGGTCCAGGTGGTTATGTTGATACTGCTGCACAGTTATCTAACTTAATTGCTAATTGCCGTGGAACAGTTATAGGGCATCTGATTGGTCCTAGTGCTTCTGCTTACTGTACAATTTTCCTATCCTGTCATGGATGGGTAGTACATCCACATGCTACGCTAATGGGACACACGTTCTCTGGTGGATTCTGTGAGAAAGGTCAAGAAATCAAGAAAGCCTATGAATCTTACAACAAGTTCGTAGAAGATATGATGCTAGACGTCTACTATCCGTTCTTCTCAATAGACGAAATCGACGAGATGGTAAAAGACAACAAAAATATCTATCTAGATAGCAAAGAAATCCATAAGCGTATTGAAATCTTGGCAAAATATCGGTCTGAGCAATATAATAAAGCCCAGTTACCTCAATCCAAGGAGCATAACGAAGAGTAAGTAATTTTAAGCCAGGGTTTAACGACCCTGGCTTTTCTTTTATCTAAAATTCTTCTTGACAACGACAAAATTTTATGCTCCAGAAGTGATCTTTAAAAACACATTGTAATTTTCCTCCAAAATTAGTATAATGGTACTGGTTAGAGGAGGTTACAATTGGAAAAGTTCTTACAATTATTAACGGTACTGCTCCAAGAAGCGAAAGATCCAGCATCGCTTCTTAAACGTCTGCTAACTATCTTAGTTGCTGTCATTATTTTCTTATTTGTTAGTAATACTAGCGAGGTGATGTCATTCTTAAAGACTTTCTCCACGTCTGCGGTTCTACAAGATGTTCAAACTCAAAGGATAGATAACTTTCCTAATGTAGCTAGAGAAAAGAGCATGGTACTCTTTTCTCAAACGGGTGCGGATGCTGTTTTTGTCGTCAAGTATAAACCCGATGCCATTAATGATTATTCTAACATTATTGCATGGGAAAGCAATGCGCAATTAGATAGGGCTGACTTGGCCGATAAAGCGGTAAATAAAACGTCTGAGCTATATAGACGTCACTTGGAAGGCTTTAACTACGCATCGGATTTAAGTGTAAAAGTAAATAAATACATGGGGTTAAATATACCTGCGTTTAAGAACGTTACTTTTAATTACATATACACTTGTCCGTATTTCAATCTAAACAATATCTATGCTGGGTATATTGGTATTGCTTGGAAAGATAATCCTGTAGATGCAGCCGATTCTGAGAAATTTAAGGAATATTTAACAAAGCTCTGTTCACCACAACAGAGATCTTTAGGTAGATCAATATGAGTTTTAAATTTGGTAAAAATAGTGAAAAACAATTAGCTACCGTTAAGCCAGAGCTACAAAAAGTAGCTCGTAGAGCTTTAGAATTATCTCCATATGATTTCACGATCGTACAGGGTATTCGTACAGTAGCACAAAGTGCCCAGAATATTGCTAATGGTACTTCATTTTTAAAAGATCCTAGTAAAAGCAAGCATATTACTGGGGATGCTCTTGATTTTGCTCCATACATTAATGGTAAGATTGATTGGAATGATTTAGAAGCATTTTGGGCAGTTAAAAAGGCTTTTGAACAAGCAGGTAAAGAACTAGGCATTAAACTTCGTTTTGGTGCTGATTGGAATGCTTCGGGAGACTATCACGATGAAATAAAACGTGGTACCTATGATGGCGGTCATGTCGAACTAGTTTAATTAATAACTTAGGCGGGAATATTCCCGCCTTTTTAGGCAAAGGGGGCTTTAATAATTTTTGAAGATAGGAGAAAGCCATGTTTGCAGAACTATTCACTATGATGCTGCTAGGTATCTGGAAAATAAGTCTAGTAGTATTCGTTTTAATGATAGTCTTTACTATCATTGCACTAACTACCCGAAATAGCTTATTAATAAAGGTTATTCACGGACTAGAGTATATAATTATGGGCTCATTCGGCGTTTGTAAATGCAATTGCCATAGAGATACGAAATATTGTTGGTTATGGATGGAACTAGAGAATCCTATATCCGTAGCTTTGGCTGTTTCATTCGGCATGATTCTTATGGCCCTTACTCTAGCATTAATACCTTTGATGTTAGCTGGGGGAGTTACAGCGTATTTCACCCTTTTCTCCCCGATACTTATGTACTCAATTTACCCAATAACTATGTATCTAGTTAGGAAAAGATTTATACATGCAGTAGATTAAGATAAAAAAGTAGTTGACTTTTAGCCCTAGTTATTATATAATATATACATAAATTAGTTAAGAGAGGTATATATTATGTCTGATCGTTTCTATACTCAAATGGCGGAACATTTTCGTATACCACATTACGAGCTAAACATTGCACTCCGTGATCATGACTCTCCTGAGTACAAAAAGCTCGAAAAGAAAGCGGAAAAATCTATTGATACAAAGGTAGGTGCATCTATGTCTAAGGGCAAAAAGTTAACTCGTCTTGATCTTAATAAAATTTTAACTGAACTTTTGGGTACTGATATTGAAGGTGCTAAATTACCACTTCTTGTACTAGAGACTATGATTAAAAAGGTCAAAAATAAAGAATATAAGAAGGTAGAAGTCCCAGAAGGCAGATTAAAGGCTCCTTATCAGGAAGCATTAACCGAGTGTTTGGGTGTAAATCTTGATCTGAGCACCGCAACCGTAAAAACTATGAAAAACTTCTTAGAGGCCATTAATAACTATGAGTAAATTAGTATATCTATTAAAAGGTTCCACTTGCAACCCGTGTAAACTTTTCGAACCAGTATTTGATAAAGTAGTCAATGAATATAATTTGGAAGTCCATAAAGAGACTGATAATACAGAATTAATGCAGAAATTTGGCGTACGCCAAGTTCCTGTAGTAGTTCTAGCGGATCGCTTACCTAATGGTCGAGTAGAAGCTAATCATATTTTGATTGGACGTCAGCTTCGTAAAGAAACTATGCACGAAGCTATTAAAAATTTCCTGGATGATAATCCAGAGGATTAATAAACCAAGCCTGATCTTAGCGGATCAGGCTTTTATTTTACTTGCTTTTTGCTAAAAATTTTGGTATAATATTTATATAGATTGATAGGAGGATTAAATGTTAGCAGAGCAAGCAAAACGTTTAGCTAGAGTTAATAGAGCTGCTCTTCTCAAGGGCAGAAAGAAGCCGTATAGATACGTTAAAAGACGGATTCTAGCCTCTGTAGAGGCTGGGGGTTCTTTTATACAATTTAATCGTGATGAAATTAGTTATGAAGCTATAAAAGCCCTCTATAAAGATGGTTATACTCTAAAACTATCAAATAATTATGGTACAACTATTTTAAATGTTATTTGGGAATAATTATGAAAAAAGAATTTAATGTGCATAAAACACTAGTAGTACCTGATGATGTTAACTTATTCTTTGTTGGTGATATTCATGGATGCAACGATTTACTAGAAGATGCACTACAATTAGCTGGCTATAACGGCAAGAAAGACTGCGTTGTATGCGTGGGGGATTTAATTGATCGAGGCACGCAGAACCTACAAGTTTTAGCCAAATTCCTGTATAATCCACGCTTTATCAGTGTCCGTGGTAATCATGACCAATTTATGATTGTGGGAGATTGGACTAACTGGATGTATAACGGTGGTATGTGGGCCATGAATGAACTAGATGCAGATACCATTAAAAATATTGCTGAAGACATGGCTGAAAAAATGCCAGTATTTCTGACTGTATTGCATCGTGGTAAAAAGTATGGTGTTGTTCATGGTGGTGTACCTTTTATGTACAAAGAATGTGGTAACGAAGTAGAAACCCCAGTATGGGATAACCTTATTGCACAAGTAGAAGCAGCTAAGGAAGACCCACATGACCATCCTGGATACCATGTTGAGCCATACTTATGGGATCGAGATGTAATCCAAGAAATAGGTTTTCACTTATCTAAAAATGGTGAAGAACACTCATATTTCCAGCGTTATGCAGGGTTTAAAGAGAAATACATGGTAGAAGTACCTCCAGTTAATGGAGTAGACTTTGTATTTCATGGGCATACTGGAGTGCCTTACCCGATTTTACACCAGAACCGTGTTTACCTAGATACTGGCGGTGTTTTCAACGGGCAGTTGACGGTTGCGCAGGTTAACGATGAAACGGGCAAAATCACCACATTTACCACAGACAAAAATGATAGCTGCGGTGTACAGAGGATCCTTTAATGAATGATAGAATGAAAGAAGTACAAGAAGAATTACGAGCAATGCGTATTGATGCCCTTCGTTGGAGGGCATTAGTTAATGCTTTCGTCAAAGGAGACACCGGAGTAATATATTCTGGAATAGCAGTCAATTTTTGTTTTAATTCTCCTGCTGAAATAGAGATAGAAACAAGGCTTACTACCTACCTTAATGAGGTAGACCTTAAGGAAGGAGAGACTCCCGAGGAGTTTAAAACTAGAGTATTAACTACCTGGGTTGATAATTTAATACAAAAAAGGAGTAAGTGATGAAGGTTAAATTCTGGTCAGACTTGCACTTAGACCACCCTGGAGCACTACGTTTCCGTCCGTGGTTTAAGAACATGAAAGAGCACGATGAGTATATTCTAGATACTTTGTCCAAGCATATTGGTAAACGAACAAAACTTATTTTGCTAGGAGATATTGCAGTAGGTCGTGAAGGTCTGGCCAAATTAAAGTCGGTTATCCACAATGTCCCTAATCAACTCATTATGGGTAATCATGATGCGGAGCGTCAAGGACTGAGTATTAAGGACTTAGCGGAAGTTTATGATGATATTCAGGCTCTAGGTAGACAGACTGGAGGTGGCAAAAAGTTTTGGCTATCTCACTGCCCTTTGCATCCCAATGAACTTCGTGGTAAACTAAATATTCACGGACACGTACATACTACTTCTTTACGTGATCCACGTTATATTAATGTCTCATTTGAAATGAGTAAAACTCCAATTCCGCTAGAGGATATTGTGTCTGGTAAGTTTACTAGCTATGATAGGGTAGTTAATTGTACTACCGGCGAGGTATTACAAATAGGAGAAGACGTAGCTGCTGTATTACGTGGTGATATAAATGTCTAAGTATATAGCTGAGGTTATTATTAAACGAATCATACAGGCGATAGCAATACTTATAATCATTTGTATTGCTATTGGCACAGGATTAGGCATTTTAATTGAAAGTTTTATTTGCTAAAATGCTTAAGTTTCTGTATAATTACTTTATAAATTGATGAGAAGGAATCAAAATGAACAAAGTTGATAAAGCTCTAGTTTTCGCAGCAGCAGATAAGTTTGAACAAGTTAAGGCAACTTTCCGAACCCTGTTTCAGTCTTACGTACAGGATAAGTCTAATCCTATTTCTGAACGCTTGATGGTTTGGGAGTGTCATGCTTGCAATGCCCTGCTAATTGCTGATTACCGTAGTGATATAGATAAAGATCTTTGTGAAATCCTTATCCCCGAGGAAGCAGAACGTTATCAGTTAATCTCTTTCCAAGATTTGGCGGAGCACATCATTCCTGATGATCTTTGGGACAAATATTACGGTGATCCTGAAGATGAAGGAATGACTCCAGAAGCCTGTATTGAGCTGATCTGCAAAGATCATCCTGAAATTGCAGAGAAATTTGAAAAAGTTTTTGCTTCTGAGTTCTCCGGCGTTGTTAACGATTGGTAAGTAATTAAAAAATTCAGTTGCTTTAAGCCTTAAAATTCTGTATAATAAGTTCATAAATTAATGAGAGAGGAAATTCTAATGGAAAACATGACTAAAAACGAAATGGCTAACGTTCTGGCAATTCTCCTCGACATGCAGGGTTTTGAGGGTCAGCTCATGAAGATGTCTATTCCGGCAATGAAAAAGATGTATGATTCTCTGAATAAGAACGCTATGGCGTTCAACCTTGCAAAACAGGAAGCACGTTTTGCTAAAGAGCATCAAGCGACTGCTGAACGTCGAGCAGCATCTTTTGAGCGTGAAGTTAAGCAACTGAAAGGTAAGAAATAATGGAAAGAGTATCAATTTCAATACTGTCATTCCTTATAGGAATACTAATATATAATATAGTTGCTCTTAATGTACACTTAACTGAGGTAGACAAATCTCTCCATGAGTTAAATGTAGAAATGTGTAAATTAGTCCCGGATAACGAAAAATGTAGGGGTATTTAATGTTAATTGAAATTCTCATTGGACTACTAGTTCTTATGACACTAGCAGCGATTGGTGGGGTTATTGGTATTGTAAGCATGCGAAAAAATATAGAGAGTATGCTTACTACTAATAGTGGACTTCACTGCCGCTTAATAGAACAAGAACAAGATATTGAACTAGCACAGAGACGCTCAGATATTCTAAAAGAAAAACTAAATAATATTGAAGCAATAGTTGGGAATAATAAATTACCTGCTAAAGTAATGCGTACACAGATAATCACGGAGATTAAAAAATGATGATGTTTATTCTAGCATTTTATATAATCGTGGTAGGGGTTCTAGTTACTAAGTATCATACATGGGCACCAAAGAATGTAGGTAAGGTAGCACTGTTTGTTATCCCAGTTCCACTTATCATACTTTCTATGTTACTGGTGATGTTAATAGGTAAAGTAACAAAAACCGATATTAAACGTATTGCTGATGAATTGCAACAGTCTTGTGATATGGTAGAGGATATTCTTAAAGATGAAGCTTAATTTTAATGAATTAAATACCTTACATGAGATATTACAGTTTGTGAATAATAATATTAGTATTCCAGATGATACACTAGAAGTTCTCACGGTAATCGAGAAAAAGGTAGGAATTGAGATTGAGGACTCCTGGAAACCGCTTTCTGTATTAACACCTCTTAATATGAAAGTGATAGTTAAAAATATCGATACTGGTGAAGAATGTAAGATGATTCGTAAAGAACTAGCTGATAGTTATTCACCAAAGTCTGTAGTAATGTATCATGATGACACACCTAAGGTTCTACAGACAGCTAATTATGTATGGCGTCTCCCATGATTGATTTAGTACCAATTACTGCGGGGCTAATAGCACTATTAGTGCTCGCAGTTTTCATTATTGTGGAGCAGGCCAAAGTAATAAGGAGACTTAAAAACAATGATAAAACGTCTTGTTTATCAGGCACCAAAGATTGTAACTGAGTATTTTGTATTACTGCCTCAGATTGTATTTCTAACAGCATTATTTAATATACTTTTTCGACATCTAGGAATAACGGAAAATATCTTCTACACTTCTGAACTACTTCCTTTTATGTACGAAGGCATCATCGTGGCAATTAACGGAGTTCGTAAATGACAGCACTACAACAACTACAGAATTACTGGTTTGATAACCAATTTAACGATCTCTTTATCCAGTTATTTGTCGAAACGAACGGACGCTTCAACTACCGATTCTTTAATAAGTTTCACGAAACAAAATTCTCCCATACAGAAATTAATGCAGCGATCCAAGACCTAACTGGTTCTAAAGTAATTCAGTATCGTGAAGTAGACTTTACGCCGGATTGTTTTGGGTTTGAATTGTTTAAGAAAGCGTATAAATTTGGTAAGTTTGAAGATGCTCGTCAATGGGTTCATGATTTCTGGTATAATACCGATATTGTCCCTAGTCGTGTGCTGATTCTTAACTGGATTGCTAAACAACATCCACCTAAAGCTCAATCGTCCTTCTTACCAACTGACACAGGAAACCTCTACCATGACAGAAAAGAAAAATCCATTGCTGGAGCAGATGAAGGAATGGGAGAGTAATATTGAATCTGGTCTAGTAGACGGAGAAGATATTGTTAACTCTATGCTAGAAGTAACAGTAGATAATATTAATCCTATTTTGGCCAAAGAAACCTCCGATCTTATAGGACTCTCTAGCACATTTGATTCTTTGGCTAAATTAGCTTTAGACGATGAAGAGATAACCAAAGAAGATCTCGCCTCAGCTATGAATATGGCTATTAACGCTTACATTGGTAAACGTACCGATGAACTTGGTAAACAGATCAATAAGCGTGATACTACGCTAGGTCTTATGGAAATGGCCACTATGTTACGAAGTGGTAAACAACTTCATTAATTCTAGAGGCCAGGACTTAATTGTTCTGGCCTTTTATGTTTTCAAGGAACTTCAAATGCAAGTATATGTCCTTACCAGAGATATAAATGAGTATAATCAGGATGGTGAGTATTTTGTAAAAGTATTCGCTGAAAATCCAAGTAAACAACAATTATTAGATGCTGGAGTACCGGAAGACCAAGCTAAGTGTTTACTACAAGATAAAGAGTTTACTGGAGATGCTTACGAATGTTTCTACCTTAACTGTGAGACTATTTAATATGAGAGAGAAAGTAAATGAATTATTAATCGAGGAAGCTAACAACTTTCCAATAAATAGATTCATTAAATCGGATGGATCTATTAATAGAACTAAGATTAAGCAGCTACATCCCGACTTCCAGCAAGAAGCACTAAACCTTATATTTATCAAGAAAGCCGTTGCAGCTCACGGGGCTTTCTTCGGATATGAGCGTGTAAATTATAAGACAATGCAACAGCAAGTCGAGATTTATTGTCCAGATCATGATGGTTATTACTGGCAGACTGCTAGATCTCATTTAGAAGGGCATGGTTGTCGACTGTGTGCACACAAGGTTGTGCAGCGTGTCACGGATTATGGAACTTATACCGTACCAGCATGTTACCATAAATTTGTAATTGACGATAATCATATAGTTTGGTATAATAAGTTTTCAAAGCTAAGAATGGAGATAAGTAGTGAGTAGCTATATTGTATGGTCAAACCCACTAGCAGCACTTAGTAACAAACTATTTAAAACAACGTGGGGGTATAATGAGATAGACTTAGGTAGTCGTCCAATACCAAATAAACACCCTTTAGTTCCAGAGCTGTATAGGGTAGTGATAAATGGCACAGAGTATTTGGTTGATAAATTTGACAGAAAACGTTTACTAGAGGGTATCTACGATAATTCTACATCGATAAATGAATTAGTAGAACATGCCCAAATATATGATAAAAGCTGGATGTTAATATGGAGATCATAGTAATTATTTTAGCAGTTATGTTATTTATTGTAACATTTGTATCATTTGCTATTATGCGCAGAGCTAGAGAACTAGCGGAAGATATAACAAAATTACGTGGTGAGTTGGCTGCTCTTAAATTACAGCGTGAGGCTTTAAAGTTGTTTGTGATTCAGGGTAGCGTAGAACATACAGCAGAAGACTTCATCACGTATCTCAAACGTTACATGGGAATTAAATAATGGAAACTCTTTTTCTTTTAATGCTCGTAGGTTCGTTAGTAGTTATATTAGCACTTCTACTAATCTGCAATATTCTTAATAATAAGAATTTAGAGTTAAAGTGTGAGAACCAAATCCTTAATCGTGAACTTAAACAATATAACCTAGCAGCGCACAAGCTACTAGACAAATTGGAGAATAAGTAATGACTTTATATGCACAACAACCTGTTCAAGTAGTACCAGACCATGAGTTAAATACATGGGATTATGATTTTAAAGACTTAACTGCCACTGTACAGTTCAAATCTATGAAATTAACCTTTGCACACACTGATATTAAAGCCTGTAAAGATCTTGAGCATAAATTAAAAGAAGCTCGTAAGATTTTTGGAAAAGCCCGTATCCCCGCTGATAATCTAATTAATACATTAATCGATGCTGGTTATAAACTCGTGAAGACTGAGGTGAACCGTCCTAGTACTCCTGTGACTGTTGGAGGTTCCTGGACCAAAAGTGGTATCGCATTTAATCCTAAAATAACGTCGGAAATGCACAATGTTCCATGTGGTGGCACTATAGAAAATAGTTCCACATATCGAGTTGGTGAAGATTATGGGCCTTCTGTACAGCTGAAACATACCCAAGAAGCTTTTGAATCTGATATGAAAAGCGTAGCGCCTGCGGATGCTGAAGGTTTTAAAAGTCCCATCTATGTTACTCACTTTAATAATCTTAGACCTGGGAGTATAAATGATGCTATTCTTGAAGCGTTGGGAGCTGCTCTTAATGAAGATAAAAGAGGTAATTAATGATACTTGGTAAAACAAAAATAACTTCTGCTGGTGACGATTTAATTACTCTTAGTCTTTACTATAAAGATGAAAATGTAGAAATAGAAACACTAGAGTATATTCTAATAACTACTAATAAGCCCAAAATAGGAGAGTTATTTGATATAATATCTAGAGTCTCTGCTAGGGAAGATGTTCCAAGTATAACACCAAAGAATATAGCTCACTTAGCACAACAACTAGGAATCCTGTGGTATAAAGTAGATCTTCCAGCTAAAGAAAGAACCAAAGGAACCTTTGCAGAGGTTGCAAGAAAACCTAAGACAGAAAATAAAGAAACAGGGGAGCAAGCGTCTGATATATGATTAAAGAAGCCGAAAAATTAAAACGTCTCATTCAGTTAGCGCGTGGTGCTACACAAAAGAGCCTTTCTCAGCTAACTGATGAAGAAAAATATGCAGTAATGTTTTTAGGAGATCATTATCCTGCTAAGTGGGATAAAGGTAAGATCAAATATGATCGTGATGCAAAACGAGTAGTTTGGTCAGGCTCATATGTGGAGGTGAATAAAGCGTTGAAAGCTTTAGATCCTGAAGCAAAGGGTTTCTCTTCTAATGCTATTCATATTCTAATCGATGAAGATCTCCCAAGATTTAAGGAAGCATCATTTAAAGAAGCATTAGCTAGCGAAGATCTTATCCCTTTCAAACATGGCAAATATGCCCACCTTCCTCCACTAGAAAAAGAGAAACCAACTCTAGTTAAAGATGAAGTTTATCGTGGGATTGGCACGATGTTAGCGAGTTTGACTGTAGCTCTCCATAAAGATCTAGAGTTAACGCCCTTAGAAAATGCTGTGCATTTCATGTGTCATAAATACGAAGATACATTTAAAGAGCTATGTAAGTCGCTAGGAATGCCAAGTTACACGATATTAAACTACGCTCCTGAGTATACTAGAGCAGCTCGCGGAACTATGGATTACGATGATACAGGATCCACTGCTTCCTATTTAGCAACTTATATCTACTTCGCATCCTTAGGTATCAAACTCAAATCCAAGAAGGAGGAATAAAAGTTAACAAAAAGTTCTTGCATTCTCATACCCAAACATGTTATAATAATCTCATAGATTAACAACTACTCTAGTTGATTAACTCTAGGGGCGATGATTATTACACGAATGTCTCGTATAGCTTGCGGCCTAGCAACAGCGGTATGACGGCATGAGTACTCACGTAATTAATCACGCGCCCCCAGGAGAGACTCTCATGAAATTGGGGGTCTCTTTTTCTTTATATTATTTAAATATTTTTAATGGCAATATCTGTGTTCAAGATGATACACCTGTTGCCGTTCATCTGCTAGGATGGCACAACACTTTCTTCTAGACTCCTAAGTTTCTAGGAATAGTTGAGCACAAATTCTAGAGATCACACTAAAATATTCATCGGATTTGCACATATTCTAGGGCAGTTTTCTTCTCATATTATATTCTTTAGGCCGGTTTTCCTATATAGGGCGGTTTTAGGGAGGGCGGTTATTTCTAGAAGACATTTTTCGAAAACACATTTCCAGAAATTACTGTCGGATTTGCACACTGATATTCTAGAAATTTATGGTCGGATTTGCACAAACGCCTAAGTTTTTAGGAACTCTTACTCTCCTGAAAATAGCAGCATTATTTCGGGCCGAAGGCCCATGATTGCCTGAGTTTTTAGAGCCACAGAAATTTTCACTTGTCAAGCTATTTTGCCCCATTTTGCTAATAAAATTTTACTTTATCTGCACCTATCCCAAATCTTCCCAAATTATCTCAACTCTTCCCCAAAATCCCCGCAAATCAGGTGCTCCGCACCAAACATGCGCCCCATCCTTCTAGCCCCCAAATTTCTCTCGCTCTCTCATCTTCTCCTCAAACCCACACAATCACACACCCTCCAATCGAAGTCACAAAAATCTTGTCGGATTCGCACAAATAAACTCATGTCGGATCTGCTCATACTCTAGCTAATTCCACAGGATTGATGCGCAGCATCGGATTGCTGGAGTTTTTAGGAAAATTCATTGTCGGATTTGCACACTATAAAAATTTTTCGGGTCGGATTTGCACACTACCAAAAATTGTCGGATTCGCACATACATGCCCGCACGTAACACCCGTGGAGCAATGTCGGATTTGCACAAAAGCGCAGGGCAATTGCCCTGCGCTAAATACGAATGATAATAAGAATCATTCTCATTTAAAAAGCGGAATGAGAATGATAATAATTCGCATTTAGAAAGTGAAATGAGAATCAATCTCATTTAAGAAAGGGAATGAGAACTATTCAAAAAGTGAAATGATTATCGGTTAGATAGTGGAATGTGAATGATAATAATTCGCATCTAAGAATGGAAGTGAGAAACACTGTTATTTAAGTTATCCACAGACTTATCAACAGCACGATTTGATTTGACAGAATCCTAGCCATTTTGAAGCGTTATTAACAGACTTATCCACAGCTTATCCTACTGTATAAATATACAGTATTCCTATGCAGTGAATAATTCTAATATACCGCTAAAACGTCCTGAATCGCATTCTAACGCGTTTAATTTTGGTGGGGATACTAAAACAAGGGCAAAATTGGAGGAGGCTTAAAAATTAGTTAGCCCGCTAACGATCACACAAGGCGACACGTAACACCCTAATCATTAGCAGGCTAACCATCGCGAGCGCGGTCAAATGAGAATCATTCTCATTTGAGAATTGGGGGCACTCCCTGGTAGTTGCGCCCCGTGATTATTAGTCTGGTAGTCGATGCGTGATTTTTTCCTCCTCCCCGTAGGAATCCACCAAATGCTGATAATAACCATCGTGATCATAAATCACTTTATCATACTCGCCACGCTCGACCGCTTGCCGGTTTTCCGGCGTATCGGGCACATAAAAAACGTCAACCATTGTGGTAGTTTTGGTTACAACAATTTTATTGCTCATAATAACCCCCGTTATTAATTATTTGCGTAAATATACGCTTGCCAATAGTCCAGCTAGAAAGCCCGCCGGTACACCAAATGAAGCCACACCGGGAACACTAGCACCATGAGCATATAAAGCCCAGCAAATTACATAAGGCAACAACGGAAACATGCCAGCTATTAAAAACTTTTTCATTGCGCCACCTTTCGAAACGCTGTTTCAATACTATCCGCAGTGGATTGAATATACGCGCCTTTCATTATCAGGCGCTCGGTGCATATCTTGCGGAAAATATTAATAAAATCATCTTCATTTTCTGCAATTAACGCTTCACCCATGACCTGAATATCACAAGATGCGAAAGTCAAAAATTGAAACGCTAGTTCACGGGCAACGACCGCATTGATTTTATAATGCGCGTTGCCTTCATAAATATTAATAACGCCCTTATAAGCTGGGGAAAGCTGGTTTAAATAGTTTGCTAATAATGCCGGACGGCAATTAGCAACAAAGCGATTGCCTTCATAAATTATCATTTGCATAGCTCCCAAATAGTTCCGCCGATGATCATTAGCTGACTAATAATTATCAGAATAAAACCAATTGAAGGCAGGACGCCCCAAAAACGAAAAGCCGTTTTAATTTGCTGAATCATTTGACAGCCTCCCGATTAGATAGCCAGATAAAAGCATAAAAATCCCCAGTAAAAGGGGATCATTCTTAAATAGGGTGGCGGTAAAACCGCCCACCATTGCAAGGAGAATAACAATAACGCTTTTCATAGTACCCCACGAAACGCAGCGTAAAAGGTGGCAAAATGTTTAACCGTTTCAGCGATCACGTTGCCACGCTTATCAAATTTCTTTTCTGTAACACGGAAGGCGTTTTTATTCCGCGCTACATAATTCGATTTTACAATCAGGACGCTCAAACGTGTTTACATCCACCAGCTTAAAGCCTTTCGAACGAGCAAGAGAAACGTTGCGGATCATTTTTATTCTCCTTTACTAGTCATGCAGCCCAGCAGATAAGAAAAAACGGCGATACCCGCGCCGACAATAACGGCGTGAACACCGAAAGCTATTGCAAACAACGATAAAATAGCGCCCAAGATACCCGCTAAAATAGCTCTAAAAATAACCATTTTCATCCTCCTAGTTAGCGGGGCGAAAATAACGCCCCGTTATTAATTACATTAAAACAATTTTAGCGGCTTGTTTTTTGGTGCAATGTTCCGCCTTCAGGGTATCCAGCAAAAAGCCAGCCGTTTGCTGATCGATTTTATCGGCGTTATACAATTCTTGGATGGTATTATAAGTTTTAGCAATGCCGTATTCTTGCACCATTTCGTGAATAATAACGCGATTAGATACCCAGCCTTGAGCGGTAAACAGATGACTAGCAGAAGAATAAGCAACCATTTTAAGCCTCCAAATTTTTGGGAAAATTTTCAACCGCCCTCAAACGGTGTAAAAGCATTATAACAAAAAAGGCCGCCATAAAAGGCGACCTTTACAAAACTTTACATTAGACTACTTGTAAGGATTCAATATTGAAACACCGTTTCAATTCATCATGCAAAACAGCATATTCATCCCATCGGGTATTATCAGGAATATAAACAAGCTGCTTTAATCGGTTTGCGTATATTACCGCTTTGTTACCAACTATCTCGACGCCGCCATATTTAATAATTAATTTCATGACGGAATTAATAGGATCGCCGCCGTTTACATATGTGCCGGATTTACTTAATTGATAATGATAAAGGCTTGCATATACGTTTTCATTTTCGTACCATTCGCCAGTTTCTTCGTCTTCGTAACCATCGCTACCAAAACGAGAAGCATTATCAATAGCCATTTCCTGAGCGAAAGCGTCCAGATTACAGCCAGCTGGAACAAAATGTTCCTCCGTCCAACCTTCTCCGCAATAGCCAGTATGACAATCGACCAAAATGATCATATCATGTTTTGCCGTGCTCACTTCTCCCAGTGAGAAGCCATATTTTTCATCAGCCATTTATTAGCCTCCTATTAATTAACAAGGGAATAGTAAAGCGGGGTAACAATCCCCGCTTAGTATTATTACTCGCTTTCGGTGTTAGTGGTAAAAGTAGAAATATCAATACCTTTTACCATTTCATCAATCATCTCAGCGATGTTAAAACTTTGCACCATTTCTAACATAGCCGCTTCCATAGCTGCCCCTGCTACCGCTTTCGCTTTCTGGTTGCTCGGGGCGTACTGGTCAACCGCTACGCTCAGCAGGTTGGCAATCACTACCCGACCAATCGGCGTATCAATATAACCTTTAATCATAAACGGCGCTTTTTTAGCCGCTACTTTCGTAATTTGAGTCAGTGCAATTTTACCAGCTTCCAGTTTTGCAGCATTTACAACGGCGGATTTATTAGCGGCAACGATGTTAGCGATCTTGGTCATGGCATTTTTTCCTTTGTTTTCAGTGATTTGAGTATTAACGCTTTGAGTGTTAGAATTTACAGCATGGTTTTCTACGCTGTCAATAATCTGATCTTCATCTTTCCAGAAAGAAAAACCAGCACTTTCGATGTCGCCATCATATACATACGGGTATAATTTCGAAGGTAACAAAAAATTACCGTCGCCATCAAAAGCCATTATAGCCGTATATTGAGATCCGTCATTATCCGGCTTATACCATCCAGCGGGTAAATACTTCCAGATAACATCTAAAAATCCCTCAATGCTAGAAAGTCCATTTATCAGATCAAGCCCAATAAGCTCAAAACCATTTATATTAAATGATTGACGGCCTGAATTGCTATGATACGCAACAATATTATTACCCTGCGCAACAATAAAATCGGTATCCGGCCCCGCTCCCCTGCCTGTAAAGATACGGCAATCCCGATTATATAAAACTAGCGTTGCCCCTTGCTTATATAAGGGTAGAAAACTATCCATATCATAGGCGTCATATTCATCAAAAAAGTTTTGATGAATAGTTTCAACCTTGTTAATAAAATGTTTAATGCTGGTTGACTTGCTACCGTCCAGCAGGTTACGCAGCGCACCTTTTAAGACGGTTGCGTTATCAGGTTTATATAGCCTCATTTGTTCGGCCTCCTCGTTAATTGGTAGGAGAATGATAAAGGTATTTTCTTTCTAGGGGCAAATATTATTTTACCTTTTTATTTTCCTTGCCTAGCGCCTAATTTTATGATAACCGCGCAGCGGTACAATAAAGAGCAAAACACGGCGAAGCCACCAGGGTGACGGGTGAAGGCTTTACTTTAATATTACCTTGTAGCGTTTAGCTCGTTAGAAAGCGTTTTAGACCGCTCAAAATTGATTGCAGTTGTTAACACTACCTTTTTACCCTGTATATTTATACAGTAGGATAACCTGTGGATAAGTCTGTGTAAAAGCCCTTATATCGCCGCCTATCGTGTCAAATCAAAAAGTGCTGTGGATAACGTTGTGGATAACTTAAATGATAGTGGTTCTCACTAACTAATTTATAAAGTTATTATATCGTAAAATATAGTTAGTTGGCTAATAGGATTTTACCGTGATTATGAGTCTGCTAATTAAACCTGAAAAACTCATTAGCTCGCTTGCTAACTATTTTGATATAATATAATAGAGATTAAATTAATAACATAAGGAAACAATTAGATGCCTAAATATAAAGATATAGATTATGACCTTTTTAATAGTTACTTTTATTATGATGAAACAGCGTTATCATTTTTACGTTGGCGGGAAGATCACGCCGTCGCAGGCGGTTTAAATGGTAATTATTGGCAAGTTGAATTATTAGATATGGGACAATTCAAAGTGCATAGAATTATCTTTTGTATAATGAATGGTGGTATAGATAGCGAGCTAATGATTGATCATATTGATCGTAACCCACGTAATAATAACATCTGGAATCTTCGCGCGGTTGATAGTTCGCAGAATAATTATAATCGTACTCCTAGTGAGTATGAAAACTGTAAGCGTGCTAATGGTATCCCTAGAAACATTTACGTTAATAAAGTTCGCCCCCGTGATAGTTACGGGCGTGACTATTTGACTGCTCAAATTAAGAATCCTATTACTAACAAACGTGTTAGTAAGTCTGGTTATGATTTACAAGAGTTATTATTATGGCTTGAAACTAAAAAAGCTGAATTTGGAATTGTCAATTAATTTATTTTATAAATTAACTCGTTTAGTCTTGATTTTTAAAAGTCAAGACCTTTTACAACTATTTTTCAATTTTGCGGTTGTTAATGATTTGTTAATTCGAAAATAAGCGGCCTAAAACGCCCTAGAACGCAGTAAAGTTTTTAGCCATCCCATCATAAGGGGATAAGCCGTTTATCGCTGCCACGAGCTTTTTAGGTTTTGTCAAGTAGGGCAAAACAAATATAAATGAAAAAATTACTTGCCTATCCGCTTTGTTTTGTGGTATTCGCGCGCCCGTTTCTTTTAATTTTAGGCCGCAGCGCCCAGCCCGCCGCATGGTGTCCGGTGGCGTTTGTCTTTACATTTCTTTACAAATATAAGGTTGCGCCTTTTTCGTTGTTTGTTATTATTTATCTCGTAGGGCGGCAATGACGAACTACACGGCGGGAAGTTTACCGCCGCGCTCTTTAAAAATTGGGTATATCTTAAAGCCTATCGGCGGTAAACTTATATAATATAAGGAATCGACGATATGAAACAAACTTTATTGATCACTGGCAAGCCTAGCAAGGCACTAGATAGCAAAACAAAAAATTTATTGACAGTAGCGCAAAGATCGGTAAAATATCGATTTGAGCAGTACAAGAAAGGCCGCCAGCAAGGACTAGAAATGATCTGGCGAAATATTATGATCGACCTGAAGGAAAATCATAAAAAACTGCAAAAAACTATTTGACAACCTAGCCGATAGGCTTTAAGATGTACCCAGTTCGATAAGAGCGATAACTTGATAAAATCTGACGGCCGGTACTTGCCATAATGTGCCCCGCCCCCTAACTGGGATATAGCGGCCCGCGTGGAGTTCCTTAAATTGATTTTATAATGGCGAGCGGATTTTTTCTTATTGTCTGCTAGTATTTTCTAGCAGATAATGCGGAACAATCCCCTAAATAACTTGGAGTTTATACTATGAAAAACGTTATTACCGCGCCTAAAATTGGTCAATCCGTTTTTATTCCTTTCGTTACTAAAACGGACGAATTAACCGGAAAAGCCGAACGTATTAAAGGCGCGGCGCTCATGCCGTTCGATACAATTGACGCGGTATACGCTGAAAATGAGCGCAGTAACAACGGAAAAACCGTTTTTAGCGTTCGCGTTAAATCTGGCGACGCTGTAAAAGTTATTCAACGCAACGAAAAATGGGAAGCCGTTTTATAATATAGTGTTAACTTTATATGCCCCAGTAGTTCGGGGCATATAACGATTAACATTAGTTAATCATTTAATCCCTTAAATTAAATTAATTGGAGTTTTTACCATGACTAACGTTAAAGCCGCAAAATTTTCCTGGAACGAAGAAAACACCCAGCAGGCTGTTTCCATGTATCAGCAGTTAATCAATGAAAACGGGCTAGAATTCGCAAATAGCGACGGCTTGAAAGAGATCGCGAAAGCAGTTGGTGCGGCTTCTCCCGTGTCAGTTCGTTCGAAATTGACCAGCGCGAAAGCCTATCAAAAAAGCGATAAGCCGCGCAAGGTTGGCGGCGGTAGTTCAATCCGTAAAGCTCACTATGTACGAGTAATTGCAAAACACGCTATCGATTCCGGCATTATCAAGGACGCCGATGATCTGGCAAGCCTTGAAAGCGCGAAGCTGGAAACGCTGGACGCCGTGGCGCAACTGTTAGGCGTTGCCGATGAGGTAAAACAAGCCGCAGGTGAATAAATTTAATTAGTGGGGATTATTCCCCACTATAATTTCCCTTTAATTGGAGTTATTAAAATGATCTTTTACCCCACTGAATCGCTCATTCTAGGCTTATTTATTATGGCGGCCTCGTTATTGTTCGCATATTTTCAAAATGATTTAGATTCGTATTATTTTAAACGCAAATCTAAGTTAGCGAAGCGTTTGGGCCTGATTTGTTTTATTGCCGCCGTTGTTTGTGGTGTTAGTTCTAGCCTGATGCCTATTAGTTGAATGTTGCAAATTATAACGCCTATTATTCGAGGCGTTATATTTGGCAATATTGCCGTTATTAACCTTATCCCTTTAATGGAGTTTTATTACTATGATTATTTCCGCAGAAAAACAATCCCAGATCATTAAACTAGCCGCTGACTTTAATTTCTATGGTAAACGTCTGCGCGCCACCAAGCTGGAGGTCTGTGACGATATTTCGAAAGCGGTCTACGATACTGCAAAGCATTCAACCGCTATCTGCGACTGGTTAGAAGCAAATAAACCAGCAAAACCAAAAGCGGCGAAAGCTGTAAAAGCTATCAAAAACGACGAGCGCCCCGAAGCGGCTGGAATTATTTCTAGCACGGTGGAACAGTGGGAAGTAAAACAAGGTAAACGCTTTATTATTACATCGATTCAGAATAATACTTTCCCGCATAAAAACTTTTTAGCCGCGTTGGAGCAATACGCCCAATTTATCGGCGCTGATTTGCTTGTTTCTAAGTATATTTATAACAAAAACGGATTCCAGAATGGGGAAGGCGCAGACGGAATCAAATATGATTCAGCGTTTGATAAATATATTTGCAGTAAAAACGTGTTTTTAAATAACCGCCGTTTTGCTTTCATGGCTGAGATTAACGTACTACCGACCGCAGACTATCCGCTGTCTGGATTCGCAGAAACTGCAACCGCGCTTAATCTGGAAGGTCTGGCAATTGGTCACGCTAAAATCACCGCCGAAAGCGTGCCAGCTCTCAAAGGTGAAGTAGTGCGCCGCATGTACTCAACCGGAACGGCAACGCTTAAAAACTACATTCAGCAGAAAGCAGGGCAAAAAGCGGAAGCATTGCATAATTACGGTGCGCTGATTGTTGAGTTCGACGAAGACGGTGAGTTTTTTGTGCGCCAGCTTGAAACAATGGACGAAAGCGGCATGTTTTACGATCTGAACGTTTGCGCTACTCCCACCGGATGCTTTGAAACAACGGGGCATGTTTTAGGCTTGCAATATGGCGATATTCACGCCGAAAAATTAGATGAGGAGTGCGCCGCAGCGTCATGGGGGCACGGTGATACTTATGGGCTAGTGGATATTCTCAAACCAAAATATCAATTCGTCCATGACGTGCATGATTTTACATCACGCAATCATCACAACCGCGCGTCTGGTGTATTTCTAGCGAAACAGTATGCAGCCGGACGTGATAAAGTTCTGGATGACCTTATCGATACCGGGCGCGTGCTGGAATCAATGGAACGCGATTTTAGTCAAACGATCATTGTCGAATCGAATCACGATTTGGCGCTATCTCGTTGGCTTGATGATCGCAATGCTAACATTAAAGACGATCCAGCCAATGCGGAACTATATCACCGCCTTAATGCTGCAATTTACGCGGCAATCGGTGATCATGATGATACTTTCAACGTGCTAGATTATGCGCTGCGTACGGTTGCAGGTTGCGAGTTTAACGCCATTTTCCTAACGACTGACCAATCATTTAAAATTGCAGGCATTGAATGCGGCGTACACGGTCACAATGGCATAAACGGCAGCCGTGGCAATCCGAAACAGTTTAAGAAATTGGGCAAATTAAACACGGGGCACACTCATACCGCCAGCATTTACGGCGGGGTATATACCGCTGGCGTGGCTGGTAGTCTGGACATGGGTTACAACGTTGGCGCGTCAAGCTGGACACAAACGCATTTAATTACCTATGCAAATGGTCAGCGTACTTTGATCGACTTTAAGAACGGTAAATTTTTTGCGTAAATAATTAATACCCTAGCGGCTTGAAATATAGCCGCTATTATAGGAGCTAAATTAGAATGAAAGTTACATTACCCAAAACGCTGGACGAAAAAGCATTTATTTCACCGGATGAAATGGAATCCGATAAAGTTTACAGCTTCGGGCCTATCCTAGCCGCCAAAACTAATACGGATGGGATTATTACGGTCGATTATCGTGATAATGATATTATCCCTTTTGACGATGATGACGCTTTTTATGAGTGGCTAAGCGATAATAATTTACCCGTAAATGGTGAATTAACGCCGTATCAAATGCAGATTATTATCAAGTAAATTAAATACCCTTTATTAAATTAATTGGAGTTTTATAAATATGAAAAAGCAAAATATCCCATTCGATCGCGCTCAGTCTTCTATTGTTCTAGTTTATTCTAATGGTGAACGTTACCACGTCGAGGCGGGGCACGTTATTGATGAATTATTAGATTTCAATGACGCTTTGCAGGTTACTACCTTTGCATATATGCAAGGTAAACTAACCAGCCATATTAAAGCAAAAGGTGTTTATGTTGATACGGTGAAACAAGAAACCATCATTATTGACGCGGTAAAATCCGGCCTAGCCTTTGCAGTTGTCGCGCCTTGCCCCGCTTGCCTCGATGATCAATTGATCAGCGCAAAAGTATATACTTGTGCGGGGATTCGTTCCAGCGTATCAGGTGAGGATGTTAGTTTTATTGCTGATGCGTTGGCGTATGGTCTTTAATAGTTAATTTATTATTACCCGCTTATAAATAGCGGGTAATGCTGAATTAATCTAATCCCTTAAATGGAGAACGTAACAAAATGAATCAAGTTAAAACGAATATTACCCGTAATTTCCCGCATATTTCCCGCGTTATGATTTGGGATCTGGACGGCACTATCATTAATTCTTTCCATCGTGTAGCGCCTTGCTTTGATAGCGAGGGCAATTTAGATTTAAATAAGTATAAAAATGAAGCCTGCAAACATGATTTAATAATGCAAGATACACTATTGCCCCTTGTTACATATATGCGCCAGTGTATGAATGACGCAAATACTTTAAACATTATTTGCACCGCTCGACTAATGAGCAAGTCGGACTATTATTACCTGCGCAAACAAGGATTGCGGGGGCGTGGGGATAGTAATATCCGTGTATTTTCCCGCGATACACTACACAAATATTTTGAGGCTGATAAAGTTAGCGAGATATACCACAGTAAAGACGCAGTATATAAATCTTATTACTTTGAATTATTTAAACAATTATATCCGAACGCTGATTTCACGATGATTGATGATCATAAAGGCGTGCTATCAGCGGCGGCGGCATACGGATTTAAAACGCTGGACGCGCAAGCTATTAACGATATTCTATCAATCGGTGTCACATTGATAGGTGAAACCTTTATTGATGAGTCTCTTGAGGATGATAATGATTATCAGTTCCTAGCCGATCGCTTGCAATTATGTTGGGAAAGTATGACCGAGGAAGAACGCGCAGAATATAGTTGCAGCCCGCAACAATATATTGAGAAATTAAAAGTTGCGTAATAATTAAAGTTGAAATAGTCACGGTGTGTAATGATAACATACCGTGACTATTAGCTTGCTAAGTACCGGGCGGTAATGAGACTCATTCTCATCCGGGGGGCCACTGGAC